AAATAATTTGCCGAAATTTTTTAAAGAGTAAAAGATGGGAGAAATCCCATCTTTTTTCAGAAAAGAAATTTAGACGAAATTCGTCTAAAAAATATTCTTCTTGACTTTTTAGAATTTATCTGTTATAATAAAACCATCAAAAGAAAGGAAGTAATAAAAATGAAAGCAACAGGTATTGTTCGCAGAGTTGATGATTTGGGGCGCATTGTTATTCCCAAAGAGATTCGACGAAATCTCGGTATTCGTGAGGGAGATCCTTTGGAAATTTTTGTTGACGATGGAGGCGTTTGTCTTATAAAGTATCAACCAGAAACATTCACAAAAATTCTTGATGATTTTAAGGAATTGAAAGATTATGCCTTTGAATGTGGCGGATCTGCGCAAGAACAGCGAGTTGAAAATCTTCGGTTACTAGTTGAAAAAGAACTAAATGAAATTTTTTAAAGAGTAAAAGATGGGAGAAATCCCATCTTTTCTTTATCTTATTAAAGCAATATGTTTTTAGACGAAATTCGTCTAAATAATTTTATACTTGACAAATAGAAAAATTTTTGTTATAATTTAGTTACAATAAAGGAAAGGAAAAAGACTTATGACTATTTATTTTGATATGGATGGCACAATCGCCGACCTGTACGGCGCAAAAGACTGGTTGCCCCGCTTGCGGGCTTATGACGCAAAAGTTTATGCGGAAGCTCGGCCTCTCTGTAATATGAATACGCTGGCCCGCAAGCTAAACAAAATTCAGCGAAAGGGTGTAAAGATTGGCGTGATTTCGTGGGGAAGTAAAGATAAAAACTCCGCTTTTCTTGAAGCTGTAAAAGCTGAAAAAATGCGCTGGTTGCGTCAGCATTTGAAAAGCGTTTCCTTTGATGAAATTCATATCGTAGAATATGGAACAAAGAAAACGAATTTCCGTTCTTCCTCTGACGATATTCTGTTTGATGATGAAACGGGAAACCTGATTGATTGGGGAATGGGTGGCTTTCATCCCGACGCAATGGAAAGCGTTCTTAAAGTTCTGGCGAGATAAAGGGGAAGAAATTCCCTTTTTCTCCAAAGAAAAATTTAGACGAATTTCGTCTAAATAATTTTATACTTGACAACAATTAAAAGATATGTTATAATGAGTACAACAAAACAAAGGAGAACAAAACAATGACAGCATTTGAAATTCGAGAAGAATTAGCGAATCGCTATAATTTTGAAATCCGCGATGTTTGTTGTTATCACTGTAAATACTGGGGATACAACTGTGGTAAGGTGTTGAACTCTTATTGTGAGAGTCGCTGTACCAAGAGAAAAAAAGACTGGACATGGGCAAGTCAATATTGTCGTGGCTTCGTTCCAAAATCAGAAAAGTAAAGGAAGTGGCGCGTTTGCGCCGTTTCTTTTTCACTTTTTTATTTAGACGAAGTTCGTCTAAAAAATATTTTCAAAAAAATTTTTGAAAAAAGTATTGACATTTTCGGAAAAACTGATATAATAGATAATGTCAAGAGGGAAAACCGAATGACAAATAAAAAATGGGTGGCGACCTATCCGCCATATGAAAGGAGAAAAATTATGACCAATCGTGAATTCTTCAATGCTATCATCAACGCTAATGTAAGCGACGAGCTGACCGCTCACGCCACCGCCGAGCTGGAGAAGCTGGACAAGCGGAACGCCCAGCGCAGTTCCAAGCCCAGCAAGACCCAGCTTGAGAATGAACCCATCAAGGCGCACCTGCTGGAGATTCTGGCTGTCAAGCCTATGACGGCAAGCGAAATTCATGAGGTTGACGCAAGCCTCTCCACGCAGAAGATTAGTTCCCTGTGTCGTCAGCTTGTAGAGGCTGGCAAGCTGGCGGTTGAGGAAGTGAAGATTCCCAAGAAGGGCAAGCAGAAGCAGTACAGTCTGGTGACTGAGTAAAAAGAATGGGGCGGTGAGAAATCACCGTCCCTTTTTTGGAAAAGATTATTTAGACGAAATTCGTCTAAATAATTTTATACTTGACATTTATATTTTTATATGTTATACTTTAGTTACAGTAAAGAAAGGAGATATTAAAAATGTGGTTTAATGAGATTAAAAATAATTTGATTTGCTGGTTGATTAAGCACACCTATATTAACAGTTGTGTTTGCTATGATGTTCTTACTCGACTTTCAAAAAAAGAAGTAGATAATTATATGTTTTTAATCGATAAAGAACGGGAAAGAACTGGAAAATTCGTTCTTGATTAAGGGAATGGCGCCGAGTGCGCCATTCTTTTTATTTTAGACGAAATTCGTCTAAATAATTTTATACTTGACGAATAAGAAAAATTGTATTATACTATAATTACAAAATAAGAAAGGAAATAAAACTTATGAAAACTATTAAAGACTGGTTTGAAGTTGTAAAAACTCTTTATCCTGATGCACATTTCAAGACATGGGTAAAAAATGGTGTCCGTAGTCCATATTATAGAGGACAGACAGCAACAGAATTTGAAGAAACTTATTCTCCATGGTTTGATAAAATTGTTATAAATGTTTTCTTTCAAACCTATTTTGGTAATGAAGATTTTGAAATTTGTGAGATAGTAACTGAAGATTAAAATAAAAGGATGGCGCCAAGTACGCCGTCTTTTTTCCAAAAAATAAAATTAGACGAATATCGTCTAAATAATTTTATACTTGACAAGTTGAAAGATTTATGTTATACTTTAGGTACAGTAAAGAAAGGAGAAAATAAAAATGGTTGCTTGGTACTGGGTTTTGATTGCTATTGTAATGTCAAATTTCTTGACAGTCCTTTTGTCCAACATAGTCAATTTTGAGAACCTCTGGGAAGATTTTTTGTTTACTTTGTTTTACCCCTTTGTCTGGATAGGAAAATTCCCTTATGTCTTTTTTAGGAACTTTTTCATTCCAGTAACACAGCAACGATTCGACAAAGCAATGACTATAGAGGCAGATAAAGAGACTATTTATAAATTGTCTAAAAATGTCTATCTTTGGCATGATAAAAAGGCAAAGAAAATCCATAATCATTGGTTTTTAGTAAGAATCAAATAAAGATTATTTATGACAGATAATAGGAACGGCGCATTTGGCGTCGTTTCTTTTTCACCTTTTTTATTTAGACGATTTTCGTCTAAAAAGTATTTCTCTTGACAAGTTAGAAATTTTATGATATAATTTATTTACAAAAAAGAAAGGAGACAAAAAATGAAAAAGTATTGTATTGATAATGAATGTATGCGGGATATCCTGATGTTATATTGTGAGGGAAAGTCTTATCTTTGGAACGCCTTTTTTGGCTGGAGACGAAGTCATTTTAAAGATGGAAAGTGGGAATATTCCATTTATATGATTCCTGAGAGAATCTATCGTATGACAATGAATATAGCAAAAAAATATGATGATTATGAAATTCTATAAAAAGTAATAAAAGAGTAATGGATTGTTCCATTACTTTTATTTTATTTTTAGACGAAGTTCGTCTAAATAAAATCGACCTCGCCACTTTACCACACTAAAGTATTAAAGAAAATTTGAAATTCAAAAAAATTTTTGTTATAATAATTTTAGAAAATAAGAAAAAAGGTATTGACAAAAAAACTAATCTGTGGTATACTTTAGTTACAATAAAGAAAGGAAGTGCTTTGAATGGCAAAGAAAAGTGAAGTTGTGAAGATGGATTTCATGCAGAAAGTCAAGAATTTCCTCGAAAGTGAAGGGGAAACCGTTCTTCAGATTAAGAGCGGGACATATTCGATTCCGTGGGCGCTGGATGGTGACGAAGGTTATCTGAATCTCACTTTTAGCGTTCCCAAGGGAACGAGAGACGGCGACCTTTTCGACGGTTACGAAGAAGCCGAAAATTATCGCCTTGAAAGTGAAGCAAAGGCAAAAGCCAAGGCGGAACGAGAGGAGAAGAAACAGAAGAAAATGGAGAAAGACCGCCTTGCACGAGAAAAGGCAAAGGCGAAGAAGTCCGAACGAGAAAACACAAATAACGAATAATCGAAAGGGTGGCGAGAAATCGTCACCCTTTTTTCAAGAGAAAAAATTTAGACGAATTTCGTCTAACAAATTTTCTTCTTGACAAATAGAAAAATCTGTTATACTATAAATACAAGCAAAAAGAAATAACGGCAGAAAGGAGTATTTTTCTATGAGAAAAGGAAAAATTTATTGCCCGGTAAATGGATGGGACTGCCCCTATTATAAAAAAGGTGAATGTGGTATTGAAAATCCATTGGAAGAATGCGACGACTTTGGATATTTTTGGGATGCAGATGACGACTATATTTGTGAAGATGAAGAAAGGACTGCTTTTGAAAAATAAGATTAGTTATTGAATAAAATTATTGGGGGTTGATATCTTATATCACCCCTTTTTATTTTTTAGACGAATGTCGTCTAATTTTTATTTTTTGAAAAAAGTCCTTGACATTTCCGGAAAATCTGATATAATAGAGAATGTAAAGGGAACGACTGGTAAACCTTTATAATAATTTTGAATGGAGATTGAAAAAAATGAATATTTGTGTTTTCGACACAGAAACGACTTCCCTTGAAAAGCCTTTTTGTTACAATATCGGTTATCTTGTCGCCGATAGCGAAAGCCGGAAAACGCTTGTCAAGCGGGAATTTGTCGTAGAGCAAGTATGGCATAATCCAATGGTCTTTGCGTCTGCTTACTATGCGGACAAGCGCCCCATTTATGTAAAGGCTATGCGCTCCCGTGAAATTATTATGGATAAATTCGGCTATATCACGCAAACAATGGTACGAGATTTCAAAGCGTTCAATGTTGAACGGGCTTTCGCTTACAATTCATCTTTTGATGAAAAAGTGTTCAATTTCAATTGCGACTGGTTCAAATGTATAAATCCCTTTGACACCATTCCTATTTCTGACATTCGCGGTTTTGTCCACCATTTTCTAATGGACGAAAAATTCTTCAAGTGGGCAGAAAAACATGGTGCATTTACTGAAAGCGGAAACTATTCTACCACCGCCGAAACCATCACGCAATACATTAGAAACAATCCCGACTTTTCCGAAAGTCACACCGCCCTTTCCGACACACTAATTGAAACCGAAATTCTGTTTCATTGTTTGGAAAAAGGGGCAGATATCAACGGAGACTATACCGCCCGCCGTTCCATTCCTCGAAAAGTCAAAAAGACTTTCACGATTGACACCAAGGACGGAAGATTCACTATCGAGGGCGAAAGCGCAACTTACTATAAAGCGAAAAATACTTTCAAAATTCGTTAAATTTAGAGGACTTCACCACTTTAGGGTGGTGAAGTTTTTTTTGGAGGAAAATTTAGACGAAGTTCGTCTAAGAAATTTTATACTTGACAAGTTAGAAATTTTGTGTTATACTTTATTCATAAAATGAAAGGAGACTAAAATGAAAATTCACATTGGTTTTATAAAAGAGGGTACAATCCTCCATTTCCCTAATTCCGTTTATGACTATATGAAAGTTTGTGATAGAAACGGAGTTGGCGGTGTGGTAAACCTTTCAACAGGTTTGTATATTTCAACTTCAGATTTGGAAAAGGAGGGGCTTCCTTCAATGATTGATTGCCCGATAGAAGATTCTTTCTATTATATTTGACGGCGCATTCCGCGCCGTCTCTTTTTATTTCTATTTTTTAGACGAATATCGTCTAATTTATTTAGGTGTTGACAAATTAGAAATTATATGGTATACTTTAGTCATACTAAAGAAAGGAGAATAAAAAAATGAAAGTAACGAAAATGGGAAAACTTACTCTCAATGAAGAAGACATTCAAATTATAGATAAATTTCATGGTCTACTTTATCAGTTAGCTGAAACATTAGGAGAGAATGAAGCCTCTAATTTTTATGATAGTTCATCTGGTGAAAAAATTATTTCTATTGATGAACTTAACAATCTTATAACGGAAATTGAATTCAAAACAAATTCTAAAGAGTTTTACTTTTATTTTGACTGATATGATGCATTTGCGTCATATCTTTTTTTATTTTTAGACGAATATCGTCTAAATTTTATTTTTTTCAAATTTTCTACGAAAAATTTTCTACGAAAAAATTTTCTCACTTTAACACACTAAATCGTTAAAGTCAAATTTTCTTACTCCCAAATCTTACTCGGCGCCGGCCACTGTCAAATTCTACACCGTGTCAAATTTTGGGCGCGCAAATAAGCTGGAACCTATAAGCTGCGAATAAGCTACAACTTATAAGCTGGAAGCTGGGTGTCAAACTTTCTTTTCGTATTATAAAATTTGAAAACTTCCTATTTTTACGCTATAATATATATAGAAAGTCAGAGAAGACTAAAAAAATAAAACGCTCCTAAGCTGGGAATAAGCTCCAAAAGAAAACGGCTACGGCGCATCAAGCCACCTGTCAAATTTTAGGTCGTAAATTCTTTTATCTTTATAAGGCTAAAAGGAGCAGAAAGAGGTATTTTATGACTAATCGTGAGTTCTACACTGCTATTTCCAATGGTGAGATGAATGATGAGCTGATGGCTAAGGCCACTGAGCTTATCGAGAAGATGAATGAGACCAACGCAAAGCGCGCCCAGAAGGTTCTGGAGAAGAAGCAGGCTGCTGAGGATGAGAAGGCTCCTATCCGTGAGGCTCTGCTGAATGCGATGGGCGATGAGGGCATGACCGCCGCCCAGCTCATTGAGGCAGCTGGTCTTACCGATGAGGTAAAGGTAGCGTCTGTTCCTTCCCTCCTGAAGCCCTTCGTACTGGACGGCACTGTGGAGAAGGTCGATGTAAAGGTTGAGGGCAAGAAGGGTCCTCAGCGTGGCTACGTCAAGGCCCACTAAGAAGAAAAGAGGAGTAGGATTTATTCCTACTCCTCTATTTTTTTATTATTCTGAAAATTTGACAACGCTCTGAAATTTTGGTAGAATAAAATCAAAGAAAAATTTGACAGCGCGCTAACTACGCTCTATAAGTACGCATAAAGTGTACACATTATAAGTACACATAAGGTGTACATATTTTATTTATATTTTTTATATATAAAATTTGCTTACCAATAAAATTTGCGACAGGCAACTATTAAGTTCTTCCTACTTCCATATATCCCTACCTATTTCTATATGTTGCTCTTGGACGTCCTTTGGCAATACCGTTTTTATGCAGATAGTCTCTTCCTATAACTACGAAAGACTTATACGCTCTATAAGTACACCTAATGTGTACGCATTATTCTTACTCATATTCATACTTCTATTCTTACTTATATTTCTACGCCCCTTTTATCTATCCCCTCTATTCGTACTCCCTCTTTTCTTACCCTCTATCTCTGCCCTCTCTACTTATACGCTCTATTCGTACTTATATTTGTACGCCTCTATTCTTACTCCCTCTCTTCCTACTCCCTATTACCCTCCCCTCTATATGTACACATAATATGTACGCCTTTTTTCGAAAAAATTTTTCCCAAAAAAATAGATACGCTCAAAGCGTACCCAAAAATTTTCCCAAAATTTTTACTTATTATAATTACTCCTCCCCTTTACTCTTCAATAGGAAAGTAAACTCCAGCTATTCTTTCTATAAAATTTTGAACACTAAATTTTGGAGGCTTTATGAAACAATCAAAACTAATGGAAAAAATTACTACGACTTTGGATGAACTAAAAATCCCCTACTCTCTAAATGTGTCCTATCGAGATTGTCTGTCTCCTTTAGGGTATCCATTACTGTGGAAGCTGAGGCTTACTTGGCGCGGGTCCGTCATTTTAGTTGAGGAACGGTACCATGATATTTCGCGCGTTCCTAATCCCCAACGCCTTCAGCAAGTCAACACCATAAAAGATAACTACGCCCTTTCCCATAAAATTCCTCTACTCCTAATCTGGGACACAGATTCCTCTCTCATAAATCCCGAATGGCTCTCGCGCCAATTAGACCTAATTACAACTCAAGACTTTTGAAAAAAGACCTACCTCAATCCGAAGTAGGTCTTTTCTTTATGAATACCAAATATGGGTCATACTGAACAAAATATCACATCCATCTTTATAACCCAAACTTTCAAGACATTCAACCATAAGACGGTCCATATCAATATGACCGTTTGCTTCTGCCTGGCCTTCATTCTTTTCATAAATTTCCTGTGCCTTTTTAGCAAATTCTTCAGGTGTCATAATTACTCCTCCTTAAGTCTCTCAGCAAGAACCTTTCCAATTCTTACTTAGCGCCAGTTCCTTCGCTTCTTCCAAGCTCCATAATAGCCCGCGCTACTGCTTCAACTTTATCCATAATATTTATTTCATTTTTAGAAACGGCCATACATAAAAGTCCCAAAAGCTCTATTGCGCAATCAAGTCTTGTCATCTATCTTAGACTCCTCTCCACGAAAAGATTTCCTCCTCAGCAATCCCATCCAACATTGGCTTTATTACTTCCTCGATTGCACGCGCGCAAGCTTCAATAGTCTTGAAAGAGGGTCCGAATCTTTGAGAAGCAGTATAAGAAACAAACCATCCGCGAGATGCTCTATCCAAAACAGGATAGTAATCTCCACTTCCACCATTCTCCATAGAAAAACGCCACAAACACCGTTCAAGCTTTTCGTAGAGAGCGCGCCGTCGAAGAAGCTCTGCATCAGTACAGTAATTAGAGCAATTATGATATTTCCCAGTGAAACACAAAGAATTCTCTTTGAGCGTCATTACATCTCCATTACCACCAATAAAATAAAAACTCTCTCCCTCTTTGACCCTCTCAAAAGGATTCCTCTTCTCCACCGATGGCTTCGACTTTAGAATAATATTCCCCTCATTATCAATTACAAAACTATCGGGAGCAAAATCATAAACCTTCCCATCAATCTCAAACTTTATATTTGCCATTAGTACAAATCCTCCGCTACATCATATTCCATATCATTATAATCTTCAGGAGCAATACCCTCGAGGTAATCTTTAATTTCTCTATCATCCCAATCATCTGGAACCTCTACCGTCTTTAGTACAGAATAAGATACATAAAGCGTCATTTTTTAAACTCCTTTCCTACTTTCTATATATATTATACACTAAAATATAAAAAATTTCAAATCTAAAAAGAAAACGACCATGCTTACTCGGCGCGGTCGCTCATCTTTTGTTTCAAATCCGCAATAATATCTTCAAGCCGAACCGGCGCGCAGTCATGTGCATCTACCTCGCAATGGTAAATCATTCCAAGTCCCCAATCTTCAAATGGGTCTTTTGTGTGAGTATGCCCGCACAAATTTATCAGACACTTCTTCAACGGCTTCCCAGCATCAGCGCGCGTCGTAATCGTAGGATAGTGAGTCAAATAAAACTTATAACCGTCATGACAAAGATAGAGACTATTATTCGCCTCTACTACATTTGGAAGCCATAGATAAAAATTCCAACGAGTATCCGTATCGTGATTCCCTCTTACAAGATGAAGCCGTCCTTTCAACCTCCGAAGCATTTGAAGATTTGCCTCCGGCCCCATCACCAAGTCTCCCAGTACATATACATCATCCTCGTAATCCACAATCTCATTCCACTTACGAATAATAGTCTCATTCATATCTTCAACATTTTTGAAACCTCGCGCGCCGTAGATGAAGTCTTTCGAATGCCCAAGATGGAGGTCACTTACGATGAAAATAGCCATTACTTACTATCTCCTAATCTATCAATAATTTCCTGCCGAAGCTGAAAAGCTTTCTGTTCTTCTTCTTTTAATTTTTTACATATATCGTCATGGTCTCTTTCAACTAAAATCTTCAAATTCTTTAGATTTTTATATCTACCTCTATCTCTTTCTTCTTTTTTCTCCTTCTTTTCTTTTTGTTTTACCCAAGAAAAAAGTTTTATAAAATCAATAAAACTCTTCATAGAAATTCGAGTTTCAATATATACGCAGTTAAAACCATTTTTCCTATTCCACTCTCTTCGGGAAAAAGAATAATCACTTCTTTCCCACTTATTAGGGGCAAGGCTATAAATTCTTTGAAAATCTTGAAAAGAAAGTCTTACATCGTCTTCATCATGAGAATCAAAATATTCCCAAAGAAGCCATATAAAATATCCAAGTCCAGCAGCTCCGCCTACAATTACTACCATCAAAAAAACTACTATTAAAACAACTTTCAATTAATCTCTCCTCTATTCTTCAATGAATTAGAGTTTTTGATTTCTCTTCCAGACTCTAATTGTTATCTTTCTTCTGAACATCTAATCTCTCTGAACTCTATCGAGGCTTCTCGTAAAGATTTTCCAATGGAATTAGAGGTCTTCTCTCTCGATACGATTCTTGAGAATCTTTAGCGCAGTAAGATAATCATTATCCAAGCATAGATTATCTAATTGTGTTTGAAGGGCTTCCTTATCATCAACCCCAAGACACAAAGTCTTTCTACTCTCGATATCATCCAGAACATCGTCAATCTCTTTATTGATAAGATTTTCCAGCCAGATTTTTACGGTTTCGTTCATCGAAGTTCTCCTTTCTTACTTCAAATCCTCCAAACCCTCAATACTTCTCAGTGCTTTACAGATGAGATCCCAACCCTCCTGATAGGTCTGCGCGCCATTTGCGAAGGGAGGGTAGGGAACCTTGGAGTTCCACTTAGCATAGGAAGTCTCGTAATGGCGATTCGTAGTAGTAGGGAGCATTGCCAGTCGATACTGGAGATACATAGCCTTCTTGATGTAATGATAACGAGTCATATTTTTATCTTCCTTTCTTACTTTCTATATATAGTATACTATAAATACCGGAAAATTTCAAATTATAAAAATAGACTACGCAGGCATCTGCGTAGTCGTTTCTTTTACTTATTTTTGGGAGTAGTTAGACGATAACCTCGCTTCTTACACCGCGCGGTAGCCTCATCAATCGTCTGACGATGAATAGAAGAAATCTTGGAAAGAGCTCCTGACTTCAAAAACTGATTCAGGTTCAAAGGAAGATAGTTATGACAATCAGCGCAAACATTATAGTGGCATTCGTCATTCTTATGACTGCGGGCATGGATATGACCATGGACATTATAAGCCCAGCCAGCGCAATCAATAGGTTCATGAGACAACATAAGCTTCGGAGAAATCATAACAGGGCCTTCATACACTTCATCAAAGAGTCTATTATCAGCGCGGACTTCCCAGCAAGGAGAATTGTCAATGGAATCATAACTATCAATAATGGAGTAGGCACAATTAGGATAGAGGCGCTTCATTTCATCTAATGCTTCGTGCTTCTGGAACAGGCCCTTATCAAACTTCTGCTTGAAAATATGACGCTGATAGTTAGATGCTCCAGAATCGTGGTTGCCCATAACCAAAACCTTATATCCCCTCAAGAAAGGGACATAAGAGAGCGCGCCGACATCGCCAAGACAAATAAGCGTATCACACTTTCCAACTTTGGAGTTGATACGGCGCACCAATTCATCCGCAGAGGGCCGATCGTCATATGCATTTACGAGGTCCTCATCATCAAAATGGGGGTCGCTAAAAATCCAAATTGCACCCTTTTCGCTCCACTTTTGGAACGGCTTATATAGACTTTCAATCATTACTTCACCAACCTCCATCCATTCTTTCTAATAATCCTCTCCATGTTTTCTCTTCCCACAGGATTCATTGTATGAAGATGGAAAAAATACCCAGTATCTACGATTCCTGCCTGTTCGAGCCAGTCCAAAACACGGATATAATCTCCTCCATCTGCCCCAAAATCGCCCGCATCATGGTCAAGACTAATGTAGATAGTGTCAGTGGCAAAGCTTCTCTCATAGGACTTGATAGCTGTAATAGCTTCACTTACAGAGCGCGCCCACAGCCAATCATCACAGGGTGGAGTCCTAATATCATCAACCCAAAGATACATCAATAATCCTCCTCTCGCGCCGGCTTCGCAATAACATCAGCGTCCCATACATCAATTGCAAAAGTTCGGTCTCGAATATCCTCATCTACATCAAATATATCGAGAAGTCGTGCCCAGTCATCAGCACAAAAATCAGTCTTGTGAAGCCAAGCACTACGAACTTTTTGAGTATCTACCATTGGAATTCTCCTTTCTTAGTTTTCATCTCCACAAATCTTATCGCTAATACCTTTCCAGCCATGTACTACAATAATAGGATCATTATCAAGCGTATCCGGCGCGGCCTCATAGATTTCACTAATTTTGAAAACACTTCCACAACACCCGCAGATAATTTCATCCTGATAAGCAATACCGCCAATATAATCTTCACTCCGAACGTCCCAAAACTTTACCTGGGTAGGAACCGCAAAATAGTTATACTTCTTCATAAGTTCTCCTTTCTCAATACAAGTCGATTCCATCTACAACTTCATCGGACTCCCAGAGAGTTTCAAAATCCTTTCTCTCTCACTTTCTATATATATTATATAGCTTTTTTGGGAAAATTTCAAATTTATTTTTTCCAGTGGAATAGAGGTAGATAAAATGAATAAAAACTACGAGTTATATTCGATTATATCCATCTCTAACTAAATTTTCTTCTCTAATCATTTTTCTTTCTAAAGCCAAAGCTTCTTTTTTGGTAAGTCCCTCTTTTATTATTTGATGCTCAATATTGCTCCATCCATATTTTACTATATCATTCCACATTTCAGTATTTTTCTCATAATTTTTCCCATCATTCCATCGTTGTTCTACATTCGAGGAAATCCCGACATACCTTTTTCCATTTGGAAAAATATGACAATAAACCGAATAGTCAGTTCTTTCTTCTTCAAATTGTTTCTTTAGCTTTTCTTCTTCAGTCGGAAATCTGGCTTCATATGTAGTTTTTGTTTTTTGAATTAGATAACCTTTCTCTATCAAAAGTTTTATTCCTTTTTCGCTCGCCGTTCTACCGAAAGACATCAAATTCTCCCAAAGTTCCAACGAGAAATATATTTCATCTCCCATCTTTTGAGAGGAAATATAAAAAAGTATTGATGCCGCAGGTGCGTGGCCGGTATCTTTCAACACCGATAAATACTCATCAATGTTCAATGGCCGACTAAAACAATTTTTTACTATTCTTTGATTCATAAAAAGACTCCTTTTTACATTGGATTTTTTGTCATAAAACGCAATCTGCGTTTTATCATTTCTTTATTCTATCTTTTTTCTTATTTCTTCTTTATTCTTTATTTACAAGCATATTCCGGAATATTCCGATAAGGAATAGAATATTCCGAATATTGGAATATTTTTGGAATATTATTCCTTCTTTTCATATTTAGTTCCTTTTAGCAAGTGAGGGTATTGTTTTCTCATAATATTTATCCACTTACTCACAGTACTTTGAGCTACCATCATATTTTGAGCGATTTGAGATTGTGTCAACCCTTCTTTTAGATAATTAGAAACTTCTTCAAATTTCAAAGAGTTATCAATCTCTGTTATTTCCTTCTTTATTTCATATCTCTCATGACTTTTATCTATCGCTGGACTCAAAAAAGTCATACACATTCTTACTTCTGGAATATCAGCAAAGCTATAAGTTCCTGTCAAAGAATATTCAATTGCTGAAATAGCCAACTGATTCGCCAGTTCTTCTCTTCCAGAATTATAGCAATCCCTTATTACTTCCAAGACTTTATTGTAAACTTGTCCATAGACATATGGTATTTCACCTGTCAAAAGCTGTCTTTTCTCCATTATGTTTCTCCTGTTGAATGTAATTAGATTTATAAATTTGAATTTCTTTTTGAAGATTTTCATTATCTTCAAAAAAGTATACATCGAAAAAAGGCTTATTCCTATTTGGGGCCGTATTTATTATTCTAAAACCTTTTTCTCGTAGATAAAGGGCCATTTTTTTATTATAAACAATATAAGCCATTGAACTCTCCTCTTTTATTTACTATGCTTCTCAAAAAACTCTTCCAGAGCTTCCCTCAAAATATCACTAACTTTCATATCATTTTCTTGCGCGAACTTTACTAACTTTTCCTTTTGTTCGTCAGTCAAATAAGTCCGCGCGGGATTAGTATACATAGGTTTCATTCTTTCACCTCCTAATTATAAGTAGGCTTACTCAGCCGTTTATCCTAAAAAATGAGCTAAAATGCTAAAAAGAAAAGACAGGACTCGCGCCCTGTCCTCTCCCTTACTGAATACTACCCGTCACATCTACGCCATTCAAACTTACATAAATCAAAGTTCCAGTAGCATCACAAATTCCAACTACCGCATCCATGCCAACAGCTTCTTTACAAGCAATGCTCAAATCATTATATCCCTCATCTAGTCCAATAAGATAAATTGTTTCAGTAGTTAGCCCAGGTTCGAGAATTACTACTTGATATCTACCATCAGCAATTTCAGTTAGAACTCGTTCTCCGTAAGTCTCTTCCAGAAGCTCATCGCACTTCTGTACCATTACGGCGGTAGCATCTGTCTCAGGAGGAGGCTCAACTTTAGTAGTTTCCTTTGACCCGCAACCTACCATAACTACAATCATCATAAGCGTCAGGACCGTACTAACAATCTTCTTCATTTCTTCTAATCCTTTCTTTGTTTTTTAGTCCATAAATGTCGATAAACTTTCCACTCTTCATCTCGGTATACCAATACTGGTCGTTATGGTAAAAAATTCTAACTCTAATGGGCGTCCCATCACTATCAAAAAGCTCCTTAGAAATTACCAGACGCCCATATCTCAAAAGGTCTCTTCCAATTTCTTCCATCTTAGACTTCTCCAAATGCGCTTGCCTCTGTGAGTTCATCTACTGCCTTTAGAAGAACTCCATTCATCTGCCGATGATGTTCAGTTGCCTTTAGGAGACTCTTGACGGTTGCTTGCAGACTGCGTAGCTGGCGGGCTCCCTCAAGTAGAGCAGTATTACACTCCTCCAACGAACCACCACAAGGACAAAACTGACACTCATTTCTATTCGCACAATATTCCAAAGTATCACAAATCAGCTTAGTATTCATCTATCTTACTTCTCCTTATTCAACCAATAAACTGTTTTCCCATGCTCGTTCTTTGAGGAACTTGCCTGACCTCTTGCAACCATCGCGCGCATTGTGCCCGAAACCTGCGCGGGACTTACTTTGAATTGATACATCTGCATTGCCATTCCAGCGATTCGTTCTGCTGTCTGACAACTAAGTCTTTCCAGAACTCCAACAATAGCTTCTTGCTTAGTCATTCTTATACACCGCCTTTGTAGTTCGAATTTCCTGGTCAGCAATCTCATCAATGGAATCAGCACCAAGGTCATTGCAATAGTCTTCATAACTATAACTATACCAGTTCCAATTATCTACTCCACCCCGTTCAAGTGCGCGATAGCAATTAGCCTCAAACACAAGAGACTTGAAGTAGTCAGTATTGAAAAATTCTTGAAGCGTCATCAAATATCCTCCTGGTCACTACCAAAGCCTTCAAAATATCCGTCCTCAATCAATTCGTCATTATAATTCTCATAAAGCGCGATAGTCATATTCAAGATATCATTGCCATAATACTTCTCAACAACCTGCGCGCCCTCTGCGAAAGTTGAGCCATTCGCCCAACCTTTGAAAATGCGCTCCTTTTTTTCATCTTCATCCCAATAGGTTACTTTATAACGAACCATTTGATTTCTCCTTTCTCACAAATCAATACCAAAGATACAAACGGCATGACGATCAGGTAGACCCCAGCCAAAACGACCAGTAAAAGGACCGACTCCTCCAAAAGTGCAATCATTGTATCGAGAGATTGTTCGAAGCCATGTGCCTGCAAGCCAGTTTTCACGGTTTTTAGGATTATCAGCGAAGAAAGGAATAGGGGTGTCATTTCCTTCAAAGATACACTCATCAGGAGCATCACATCCATATACCTCATAGGCAGAAAGAAGATAGCCTTTTACTGTTGTTTCAAAGTCAACTCCTCTTTTGCGCTGAGTGATATGACGGGGAACGATGGCTTGATAAACCTTTTTAGGCAAAAGTTCAACCAATCGATCTACTTCAGAAAGAATATCACTATCAGAATAACGAACAAATTTTCTAAGCTTCCGAACTCTATTCAAATGAGAAGTAGAATACATAGCCTTATTGGAGCAATAATTTCCGCCAATACTAAAAACGCAACGGATTCCATCTTCCCATTTTTCTACCACCAAAAAGACACCTTTCGTGCCATCTTTGAGAGTAAAACCGACCGTATCCCCTACCTCAACCTTATGAGCAACCAAATCATCAATAGTAGGCTTATTGTTCTTCTGCAAGGGACTTCCACAATAGGGACAGTAATTGAAATTAGTAGCCATAATTATATTTCTCCTTTCTCAATAAACCATCTCGGCCGGCACATAGCCCTCTTTGAGAATCGTTCCCATCGCCTTATAGTGCATAAGGCCCGACTTACCCTTGCTCTTTACCACAAGACCCTTATCAACTAGCTCGTTCAAAATTCGAGCCATCTTTTGAGGAGTAACATCAACCAAATCTAAATCGCCTTGCTGAATTTCTTTACTGGTCATATCTCTCTGCGCTTCTGCTAGCACAATCATTGCTTTTGCAGTCCAGCGCTGAGTTAGCTCCTTACTATATTTGGAACGAGTATAGGACATTACTGGCGCGCCTCCTTTACTCCACAAAGTTGAAGCGATACTGTTTCACAATAGTCAGAACGATTAAATTCAGAAATCTCGTCATTGATTTCATCAGTGTTCCAGCTACAATCGTCTCCAATATATGTAATATAATTGATTCCTGCCTGTTTTGCCTCATCATAATCTTCATATACTTCAACAGTACCAGCAATACGATAACTTAAAACCCAAACCTGCCTCACTCTCAGCATACTCAAATCCCCTTTCTCATTTTCTATATATATTATATCCTATATTTAGAAAATTTTCAAGTTCTCTTCTGAAAATACTGTTCAAAATCTTCCTGAGAAGCGTCGGAATAGTTTAGTGGGCAGGAGTCTTTCCATTGAAATTCTTCCGAAGTCATAAGTTCACTTCTTTTTGCCTTGAAGAAAACTCCACTCCGATTTTCTCTACCAGTCATTTGAGAGAATAAATGAAAAGCGTTATCATAGTAATCATGAGGGTCTACGGCATAAAAAGTCAGCTTATATACCTTAGCCATTACTCATTATCCTCCCACACTTTCCACAAACCTGAGTTCCTTCTGGAACAGAAGCCCCGCAAACTACACAGGTATCAGTATTACTGGTTCGCTTCATCTCACAACCAATGAAATCAACTTTGTTACTCCAATAACAGCAATCTCTCAGTAGGCAATCATCACAAATCATTATTATTCTCCTTTCGATGGCTGTTGGAGCCATTCGAGCGCTTTCTCGCTTCCATACTCATACGGGCATTCGTCCATTCCATACATCACTTTGTGGAGGAAGTAATCAAGTTCCTCGTCGCTCATAGCCCGTATGCGGTCGGCGTTTGTCTGCGGCTTGCCATCCACCGTACTGTTAAACGCTACGCACTTGCTTAAATCGGTAATGGTAGGAGCCTCTTGCAATATAAGCGTTGCGTATCTTGTCAGGTGATGTGCGTTTGGATGCGCGATACCTTGATCACGAACAATTTCCAACGCTCTATCAGCGTCAATCAGTCTCATACTAATCCTCCTCTATTCTCATGTATGCTCCGCAATTAGGGCATCTATTAAACCACGCGTCGTACTGATGGGCAAAGCCACAGCATGAACATACCAACGCATGGTCTGTACCAAGCGGCGAAGATTGAAAGTCGACAAGTTTCCACTCGCCATTCTTTCGCACTACATACTTAGAGCGGTCAGCAAAGTCAGAACATATAGGAAGGTCTGGCTTTATGTACGCACACACTTCACTGTGTAAGCAATCCTTACAAGTTATCATCATTCACCCTCCTTCGGCGGATTGGGAAGTGGCATCCAGTGTGTGACAGAGTCAGTTGAAATATATCCATATTCGCTATCGTAGCGGTACCACACATTTTTTTCTCCAGCTAAGTCGTATTCATTAACCGTCTCGCCAGCTTTAGCAAAAGAACGGACATTGATACTTTGGTGATTACCAAAGTAATTGATGACTACGAGATAACCCCCGTCTTCTTCTGGCAACCTATCATCAACCGAAATCCACTTTGTCTTTTCAAGCGCAGAAATTGCCATCGCCAAAGCATCAAGACCTACTTCTTCGGCGGGATCACCCTTTCCACCGTGCGCCAAATATGCGGTATAACTATCTGTCCGCTGTCGATGTTCTTCTCGCAAGATAAGAAGCGCGTCCTCAATAGGTAGCTCAATCAGCTTTTCCCTAACATCCATCAATCAGCACCTCCGTCCATCCTCGCACCGCACTTTGGGCAGTAGACAAAGCGTATCTCCACGCCAGACGCCAGTCTGCCGCAGTTGCTGCAGTGCCACCAGTCCACGCCGCCAGAAAACCTCGGCCCGTCATGTACAAAGCTCCCATGCACCACCGGGGCAACGTCGGCTGCGGGAATATAACGAATACAATCTGCGGCATCTTCTCTGGAGTAGCCAACCTGTTCAGGGGCATCATTCAGCAAGGCTCTGATTGCCGCATCCCTCTCAATATACTCAGCCATTGTCAGCACCCCTAACACCAATTTCCAATACCATAGTCTTTATCTCCACTTCTCAGTGCGGTCAGCATTGCTAGTTTGTCATCGGTCAATGTCCGATTGCTTGTAATGAAAAAGTCACTATTGCTTCTGTTTGGGCAGGCCACGCACTCACACCTGTTGGCATTGCTGGTTTCATTTACTCGAAACGGGCATGAATGATTAAAGCAGTCCATCACTCAGCACCTTCTTTCTCAAGCGGAACCCAGTGTGGGCAGTCCATGCACATCTCGGACAAATAATCCGTTTCCTTGCTACCTCCAACAACACCGCAACATAAGCCCATAGTAGCTACCCCATCCTCCTCCATTCTGTCGTAGCACCACTCATGTGACAGGTGGTATTTGATGCGTTCTGCCATCTTTCTAAGGTGCTCCACCAGCTTTTCCATAATATCCATTATGATACCTAATTGATTATCAAATAATTTATTATTCATATTTTTCATAATTTATACGTCCTGTCGCCACTCAAAAATATCATATTCATAAATTTTAAAGCCTGTATTCTTTTCATAAAATGCTTCGTTATCGCTATCCCATATAGCTTTTACTATAGTCTCTTTACATATGTTTTCCCTGCCATAAAATTGTGTTATAAATACTAATTTAAGCGTAAATTCCTTGCCATGTTGGCCGTATGTATATATTGGATTCTCACGATAATTATGCCACATAGTCTATTTATCTCTCCTTTTTTTCTATATATATATTATACTAAAAATTTAGAAAAATTTCAAATAAAAAAATCCCATAGGGCGCAGACCCTATGGGAAATTTATATATTACTTTAGTAGATAGGTCCAGCTAGCCTTACCTAGTAGGCCATCCGCGCCAAGACCATTCTCTTTTTGCATACGAAGTAGTCCCTCTTCCATCTTGGGGCCAAAGAGCTTATCACCACTCCAAATATCATAAGGATAATATCCCTTATCCTTCATCAATAGCATGGCTGCACGAACATCATTACCTTCCATACCCTTCTTTAACATACGTAGTTCCATTTCAATATATTCCTCCTTAGATTCAGGTTTGGGTTGAGGAGTTGGAGCAGGTTGGGGTTTGCTTCCAGCTTCCTTAAAAGAAATCCCAAAGTATTTACAGATACCCTTTGCAATAGTTTCACCGATAAGGGTGGTATTGTTAACAATAAACTTAGCTCCCTCTATTGTATCATGAAATTCACACTCACAATAAGCGGTGGGCGCGCTAGGTACTCTTATTTCATAAAGACTACTATCTGCACGGATACTCTCACTAGTACCTGGCGTAACTGGCGCGAGCACACTAAAAATTGCCTTACAAGCCTTTTGGCCTTCTCCCCCATCAGCATAATAAAACATACGAGTACCCATTACCCTACCATTACAGGCGTTAGTATGGATAGGCACATGAAGGTCAGCACCAAAAGCATTAGACTTCTGGCATTTTTCCTGCATTGATTCGTCGTGCATTAGCATAACGTCAACACCATTACGGATTAGAGCCTTTTTACAAGCCTCTGCAATCTTACCACACTGAACGGCCTCGGTAGTGTTGCCGTAGGCATAGTGATTATCATACTGGTTTGAGGGACTTAGAAATACTTTTTTAGACATTTTGAGTCCTCCTTTTTATTTGAAAATAATTATTAATTTTGATTTACTATTTGCAATAGCTATATCTGTCATGTTATATTCCAAGAACTATATTTCCATCCGCTTTTATAGATGAACGGAATTGCATATAAAAACCTGTTCCCGCTCCCGTTATAAATCTTAGCTGGTTCAGTATGCTTAGTTGAAACTTGTGTCTGACTGGCCGAAGTCCCTACTCGAAACTCGCACTTATTAGTCGTTGCTTTTCCACCTGTTGAATCAGTAACAACACAATAAGCATAGGTATTGTCATAGTCACTATGGGAAAGTGTTCCGGTCAAACTTTTAGAAGTTCCAACAGCAGTAGCTCCTTTATACCATTTATAGGTATATCCAGTTCCTCCTGATGGATTACAAGTTAGCGTAAATTTATCACCATCATAACCAGCTATGAATTCTGGAATATGCTGAACAGATATAATATTTACGCTTGGAGAAGGCGGAGCAATTTGAGGGAAGGTTATTGTTCCTGAAACTGAAAGAGAATATGGAGTATAAGTAGTCTCATTATTAGAACACCACATAGCTGATACATTGAGTGAAGTAGCAGAAGTATTGGTTACTTTTACAGTTTTACTTCCAATAGTATACCAACCAGCTGAGCTAAAATTATACGTTTTATAAACTTTTTGTCCTTGAATAACGTAATAAGCACTATTTGTATTTCCATTATGGGAGTATCCTGTTGCATCATATACTTTTAGGGTCAAATTAATTGTAGTAGCTGAAACTGATTGACTATATGAATATTCAAGCCTTGCGTACCAATTTTTTGAGGATTTTGGACCATCAAAATAAGCCATTTACTCACCTCTTACGCAATTCTCTTCCAAATATATATACTTAGATAAGGAGGCATATTGTTGTGAGATTTTCCCCCGCCGGTAGTACCCGTCAGGGTATTACGGCTGATATCAAACGCAGCCGATGCGTAGGGGTAATATCTTCCGCTTCCACTCTGCGACCCCATATCGCCTATGCTGAACGCCTTCTTGCTGTTGGTGATAAATCCGTAGTATCCTGCCTCATTAGCCGGATTGTGTCCGTGGCTGGGCATCTCCTCTGTCGTCAGGGTATGGCTAGCCTCACCGCCCTGGCTCCCCGCAGGATAGCTACTACTCATTCCAAGTAAGAATTTGCCTTGAATCTGCTCCCAAGTTCCTCCAAAGAGCGTCCCAGGATTTGTACTATTTACATTCATATAAATAGAACCAATTGGATAGATATTATCCAAAACAAAGTTAGTCCCAGCCGTATGGAAGAATAATTGGTTGGCTGCTGGATTACTGGGTAAAGTGTCGCCATAATCTGTTCCCGAAGTTAGCTTGATTCCCTTCGTAGTTAGTGCGCCTGTCATAGTTCCACCGGAGAGAGATAGCTTTTTTCCTAATTCGCTATTTACGACTTTGTTCTGAACAGGATTTGTAGAAGTTGAAGATAGTGCGGAGTCAACAATAGTTTTATTGGCGCCAGTGGCAATGCCATCTAACTTTGTTTTGTCAGAAGCACTCATAAGACCTGCTGTTGAAGTTGAGGCTACTCCTGGAACTATATCTTTTAGATTCTTGATTTGAGTAGTGCCATCTCCCGCACGCAAATTAGGAGGATTATTTCCATCTCTAACAATTAGAAGTTCTCCATCTTTTAGGACTTCTTCACTATTATTAGCTATTATTTTTGTAGTTCGCTTTAATTGAATAGAACTATTCATGTCAAAATTTCCTCATATATCATTAATCACAAATTGATTGTGTCAGTAGTATCAGACACAGGGATATCATGCACAGCCCATACCTGCACGGCGTACTGACCATCCTGTACCCAATGGTCGGTCAGATACTGCGTATCATGGTCATACACGGGAGGCTCTGTGTAGCGCTTTTCCAGCCAGCCTTCGTACCGATACCGCTCATCAGATGGGTTTCCGATAACGATTCGCAACGGATTTGGTGCAGCCATCACACTGCCGTCCGTTCTGATTTTGCAAAATTCTGCCATTACTGTTCCGCCTCCTGTAATAATTTATAGCCGAATGTTCCTTTGCCTTTATTGTAGTAAGATTTGCCCGAAACCGTATCATACATACAAGGTATATTGTGTTCGTTTAAGCAAGGAATCAGGTTGAGGCTTTTTTCCACACCCCTTGTAAATGTGACAGTGCCGATTTTTCCAGAAAAATGATTTTTGTGGTCACTTCGTTCAAATAAGAACAACGGGGCGTTGACTTCCTTTTTATCTTTTTGAACTTCACCGCCCGTAATTAAATTTCCGGTATATGATCTTAGTCTCCCATCCTTATCTATTACCAGTTTTCTCGGTTCATTGCCAACATAGCCGGTAAAATAAGCGTTTTGAGCTGGTGAAGCTGCTCCGCTTGTGAAGTATTTAAAGTATGAATTATCATAGCCAACCAGAACAGCTAGCTGCCTACCGCTATCGTATTCAGATATAGCGTAGAAAGGCGCGTCAAAATCCCTTTTTCGGTCTATCGAAAAATATATTTCAATTGCATCCCCAATTTTTGGATAATAATCTGTTATCAAATAAGCGTCATCCTTTGAGGATAACCATTCACACAGTTTGTACCCAGCAGGTAGCTCGCCAGCCTTATACATCCCTCTGCGCCGTAACAAACTCATTCCTTCACCTCTTTCGGCACCGCCATCTCATTGCCCAGAACAGCCCAGTAGGTGCCGTCCCACAAGGCGTTAATCTCGCTTCTGGTATTTGCGGATGGCGCAAAGTCAAAGTCCATCATCGTCCCCGTGATGGACAGTGTAGCACCTGTATTGCCGTTATACCAACTGACAAGTACGATTTGCCCCACATCTGCGTCGTTCGGAAGCACAATGGACACCTCCGTTTGCTCGCCAAGGTAGTATTGCGCTCCGGCGACCGCCACATCATCAAGCACAGTCCGTATGTCCGGCTTGTTCTGCTTTTTGGCAAGCGCATCTCCAACAGCCTTTGCATCAGCAGCTCGCCCACTTACAGTCAGTGTACTATCAACAGTAACAGAGCCAGAGCCTCCAGACGGAAGCGTTATATCCGTATCTGCCACGGCGGGCATAACCTCTTTACTGGGGCTGAAGGACAGTCGCATGATGTTTGCGTCCGTCTGCGTGACCGACGGCGTATAGTAGCCGCCGTCCGCACCGTCAGCGCCGTCAAACTCTCCACTTGCTTTTGCCTGTGCCAGTACTTCATTTGTAGCCGCTTGCAAATCGTCCTGTGAGATGGCTCCAACCTCTACAGCGGAGTATGTTGGCTTGGTCTTGTTCTTTGCCCACTCCGGGACGGTCGGGTCAGTTTCTTCGATCGGATGCGCGGCCAGATAATCAGCAACTGCCTTAGCGATGTCATCTGGGGCTACGCCACCCAGCCCCTTGATAAGCTCCATCAGCTGATCGTATACGTCTGGCGTGGGATCGACATGGATGCTAGCACTAGAAAGGATGGATTTGCGACAAGGCACACGTACTGGTGTAGTCGTGTGTAGATCCCCGGCAAAAACACCAATATGGAAAGCATATGTATTTGTGATAACGGGGACATTACACCGATTACCGACAAAAATAATATCCGTATACTGTCCACCATAGGCAAATCGTGCTGTTTTTGTGTCATAAGCGTCCCACTCATCATCAAAATCAAAATTAATGACATAATCACTATTATCGCATATATAAGTCACATTATTTGACTTTGTAGCAATTTTGTTTTTTATCATGATATTTATTTCAGGCATTGCATTCACCTCTTACTATAAAAATCATGCCGCTTTTTTGGTTGAAAGTATTTTTTAGTTAGATTGTTTATTTAGAGGTTATCTCCTTAGCTGTCAATGCACCGCTGTCGTCTACGGTGATTCTGAATTTCTTGGTGCTTCCGGGGGTGGAAGATGGCAACACAAAACACGCATTTTTTGTGATTTCAACCATAACGCCACGTGATGTGCTGCTATTTAATTGTATAACGTCAACTGAAGTATTGCCCGGTTTGAAACTCCTTATTACCACATTTTCGCTATTAAAATCGATCCCATTTCTCGACAGGTGTATTTGATCGACACTAATAGCGTTGCTTGGATCAGTAGCCACGGCAAATGCAAATATTGTGTCCCTAACATTGCTTGTTTTACCTTCTTTCACAAGAAATGCGGCATTGGACTCGCCGATAGGTGTCTGAGTATATTGACCTAACCTATTTTTAAACACAACGCCATTTTTAACTATTATCACAGTACCATATTGATTTGTTGAAAGGGCATCTTCGCTAATTGTCTGTACTTCCACATTTCCGCTCGCATCTGGCCCTGTTCCATTTACAGTTTTAATACAATTATCGACATCCGACTTAGTGGCTAAGTTCTCTGGAAGATACTTCTCATCAATCTTTACTACTTCTTGAACAAAATAACTAACCGTATGAGCCTCTTTTGCATAGAATTTTACTACACCACTCTCAACATAAAATTGCCACCCAAGCTGCCCTTCTCCGTTTTCAATGCTGCTATATGGGTCACCAATAGCAGCCATACCCTCATCATCATACGCCACCAGCGAATATTCCACACCGTCCACATTGACGGTAACAGTATCACCAACCGCAAAAATGGGGAATTTAGAAAATCCTATATCTGTCACGTTCTCAACAGTCACACTTCTAAGTTCTTTGTAAAACGGTCTATTCTTCACATAGTCCGCTGCCGTCTCATCATTTTGGTTCCAGTCTGGTTGGACTTGTCCTCCGCCTCCACTATGTTGATCAGCATACGATTTTGCAAGGGCCAGAGTAGTAACATCAAGACTCATCTCTTATCACCTCACATCTCATACCATTTTCCATCATTTCCCATAATAAAGATTTGCTTTGTGGAAATGACATAAACTTTATCTCCAAAGGTAATCTTCTCATTTTGAGCTAGTACAGTCTTATCGGCATCCGTCATACAATACCATAATCTGTCTTGCACGTTTGCTCGCGCCCATGATTGGGCAAGGATATAATTATCCATCTTCTTCCTCCTATTTTATAACAAGTAAAAGAAGTGTCTTCTCTGTATTTAAGTAGAAATGGAACTTATGGGATATAGAAAGTTCAATTCATAAATGATATACACTTATAAATATCACTATCCTATTGAAAGGCATAGGTCCGCCCGTCAAGTAATTGCATAGTATTCCCTCCTAAGTTTATTCCTCAAATTATAAGTAAAAACTATTCAATCTCTTTTCAAGTTTTTAGAAAAGAAAATCATTTCATCTCTTTTTAGTGAAAATTTGAAAAAGTCGAATTTTCTGCTATAATAAATATATAAAGAATTTATAAAGAGCGAGGAATTATTTATGACCAAAGAAAATTTTTCAGAACTTATCAATGCAGTAAAAAACCATAGTGAATATATTTGGAATTTATATAAAGACTATGGTATTGATTTTGTAAATAGTCCTGTTATGGAGATTGAAAATGAAATTACAAAGTACCTGAAAGCCCAGTTTGACGATAAGTGTGATTGGATTAGTTATTGGATGTGGGAACTAAACTTTGGAGAAAACTGGAAGCCAGGCACTGTAACAGAAAATGGAAATGATATTCCTCTAAAAACAATAGATGACCTTTGGAATCTTCTGACAAAGTAAAAAGTAGACCCTACACTTCTAATGTGTAGGGTCTTTTCTTATGGCTTTGAAAAGTAGTGGTCACCAACTTTTGCAACGGGAGTTCCAAAATCATGATATTGACCGGTTCTAAACCAACAAATATCAGGAATTCTCCCTCCATTCAATACATAATAAATAACTTCATATTGTGTCGCTGTTGGTTCAGCGTCATCAACATACGGCGCGGGCTCGAAAGCATTTATATTATGCGCGCTATCCCAAATTGAGGTATCATTTCTTTCACAATAATTTAGAATAGCAGAACAAGTATATACCTGCCCTTCCCAAGACTGATTTCCTGCTTCACACCATAGAAGTTTTGCTAGAATTTCTTCTTCCTCAAAATAAACTATTTTAGTTTGAAGTTCTTCTTCTAAGGCGCGATTACGTTCCTCAAGTTCTTGGATTTGTTGCTCTTTTTCAGTAATACTTGCTGAAAGTTCTGTATTCTCTGCTGACAAGTTAGTTTTTTCTCTTTCAATAGCATCAATTTTTGTAATAAAAAAATTAGCCTGGGCAATAAAACCCAGGCAGATAAATGAGATAATTGCCAACAGGAGAACTAAGTTTCTACGTCTCATAAGACTTATCCTCCTTTAGTTTTATCTTTTACTTCAATTTCTCAACCCACTTTTTTGCAGACCAATCTTTAGTCATATCTTCCCAAGTCTTATCACTAAAACAAAACTGGCGAATTACTGGGTTAGAAATTTTATTTACAATGGAGGCGAACTCCTTTCGGGAGGTAAAATGGAACTGGGACTGGAGAAGAGAACGAAGGAGTTCAGCCTCTGCTTGTAAAGTAGATTTTTTCTTCTGAAGTTCCTGTAATTTGGGAAGATATTCACTTGCATAGCAAGAAAACTCTTCAATTTCTCCTTTTAGGATTACTTCCATTAGACGTTCTTCTGTAATTACATTATTATTGCGGACATAGTGAGCGAGGATATATTGAGGAGATTTGACTTTGATACGATTGAAGTTTTTATCGCATACAACATAGCCTTCTTTATCCCAGGGAAGCTCTTGCGCCATTCTAATCAAATCAGAGAGATTAGAACAATTATAGATACGAGGATGCGATAACATAGGAAAATTTTTGGGGCAATAGTCTTCTTGATAAGACTCCATATTTCTCTCACCTAAATAATAAATAGCAATATTATTATAAGGAATTACAACTCGAGTATAAGGACTAACTAGTTCAAACATATAGGTCTTAAAAGTCATAAGACGATTACTACGACAAAAATCCTCTAAATTCTTATATCCCAAATTCCGAAGTCCTTCCTCAAAAATATGCCCAAAAGTCGGATAATTGATATCGCCAGTCGGTGCCATGTAGGCATCAATACCAGAATTGGTAACTAGATACCATTTGTCTTTCCAGTAGAAAAGACGCATCAATGACCCATCAATCTTTTCCATAACTCGTGCGGTAGTCCAATCAATTGCAGAAGCATTAGGCTCCCCATAGTTGAAAAACTTGTCAAATGCTCTGGATACACATTCCCAAGTGTCTTCAGTAAAGATAACACCTCGCGCTTCACGGACAATCGGATTAGAAAAATCAGATTGAATTTGGTTATACTTGAAACTTACAAAATCTTTCCACTTGTTCCATTTTAGACAATAGGACTCTTTATCCAAGATTTCCTCCCAATCGTCTTTATGCTCTATTAGAAACTTTTGAAGTTCCATTTTAGCCTCCTTTCTACGCTTGCCAAAATTCACATTCTTGTTCTTTTAGTACCTCAAGATGCTCCTCATTATTTATATCAAAAGGAACTACATTATAAATAATATCGCTCTCAATAGCGTCAGCATATAGGTCATCGGTCTCATATATTTCTGCTTGAGACATTTCTCCTACGGTAAAACCCTCATTCTCAGCAATGTCTACCCAAGTTTCAATTCCATAAAGCCCTTCATAACTATCTCTGTCCTCTATCGCATTATCATAGCAAAACTTTAGCGCGCTCTCAGCATCTCTTGCTTCAATAGCAATATTATAAACAGAGTTGACTGCACTACAACCATAAGTTCCAAAAAATTTCATCGAATCTCTCCTCTCACACTTCCAAGAATATCATACTTCTTCAAAAGTTTCAAATCTTCGAGTTCGTCCTCCGGCAACACTTCTAAGATAGAACTATTCTTTTTATATAGCTCCATATGTAAAGCTATTAGTTCTACTGCGTAAAAGTAAGCCCCAGTTAGTTCTCCAGCAGTTGCACAATCATAAGAACTCAGAACCAAATAAGCACTCCAATTCTCATGACCATAATAATGAGCTTTTTCTCCATTGGTTTTAGTCTTTGAATTCCAAAAACTTTTGGTATAGAACTTTCCAATATCATGATACCGCGCAGCAAGTAACATTGCCCAGTCAGCGCGCTCTTTACACGCCTCAATTAAAACTCTGCGCAAATGAGACTGAATACTTTCCAAATGCCATGGTGGGCAATCATGAGGGACATCCTCCTTTGGAATATAGTCCAAAAGATTCTTATAAATAGACTTATCTTTTTCATATAAGAATTTGATACTATCCCATCCTTCTTCTTTTATGGGAAGTTGAAACTGGGAGATTTGACGTCGAATGACCTTTGCTCCAACCGACCGCTCTCTTTTACGGTCTCGTTTAATACAAACTTCAAAAGGAGTAGCAAAAACAGCACAAAATTTCTCACAAGGAATATCAGAGATAGAATGAAGAAAAGTCATTCGTCTTTTTCGATTAAGATTCGTAGCGTCATAAATGCAAACCTTTCCCTTTTTTAGAGAGGAGATAATTCGCTTATGAAGAATAGAGAAAACTTCGTTATTATGAGTCTGGTCATTTTCATCTCCGAATACTTCTTTTCGAATTGCATCCGAAGAGAAAACTTCAGTATCGTCATACCCTTCAGAAAAATCTCTTGCGAAAGAGCTTTTTCCGCATCCGCTAATTCCAATAAGCATAACAAGCAATCCCATTATTTTGTATTCATCTCCTTTCTTATTACTAATAAATGACTGCATTTCTTTCCATTTGTGCAACCTGCTCGATGTGGATTCGTACATTTTTCACGCACTCGGCGCGGACTGAGCTTACAGTTGTGAAGAAGGCAATAGCCTTCCTCACTTCTCTTCAACCAAGCCATTCTCTTTCAGAACCTCACGCATCCATTCATTATACCATCCACGGTTCTTGAAATATCGCTTCATAAAGCACATTGCGATTCCCTTTTCGGCATCGAAGGTTTCTCCAGGCTGACATTTTACAATAGTCTTAGTTCCATCCTTCCAAAGAGCAACAGTTGTACCCTTTTCCTTATTGATAACAAACTTTGCACTTACCTTTGGACGAGGAGGAGCAGTAATAATTTCGGCAGTAGTAATCTCACGAATTATCCCATCAAAATTAGGCCGAGTAGGAACAATAGAACAGACCTTTACAGGACTAGCATAGGTTGTAATCCCATCAGCAACAATCTTATAGGTCGCACCATCAATGAGATTCAACTTAGTCTTATAGAGATAATTCTTCACTGTACCACTAAACTTAACATAAACATAATTCATTTTCTTATTCTCCTTTCTTATCAAAAACCACTATAATCAAAAATAACCGGTGCATCGTTCAAATATCCAAAATTTCCTTTATGAAGGTCGTTGATGTCATTTTCATAGATAAAATCTAAAAGCTCTCGATTTTCTCCAATAATCGCCTCAACTACTTCGCAATCATCCATATCACTTTCAACATAGTCGCTGATTCTATCGGCATAATCTTCATCACTCTCTTCTTCTTCTTGGAGATTATTGCTATACGCATAATTCCAACACGCGCTAGTAATTGTTGAGTCCTCTTTATCTACTCGTCTTTGAAGATAAATTGGAATTTCATCAATTACTCCATAGAAATAGCAAGGAGCAAAAAAGTCAGTGAGATGAGCCTTGTGCGCCAGAGCGTAATTTTTTGCTTCAAGATGACAATAATTGGTTTGCGTCTTATAAGGAATCTTTATAACCCAGTCATCGTCCCCAAACTTCACTACAATTTTTGTGCATCCATTCGACACTTTTAGATTAGTATTTTTGGAAAGTTCCAAACACCAAATATTGAAACGATTACAATTTTGATGATAAGTGTCTTTGAAGAAATCAGTGATTCCCCATTCACTTAGAACTCGCGCTACGTCATGAATAGTTTGACGAGAGGGAAAATCCATTTTATTTACTCCTTTCTCACTTTCTATATATATTATATTATAAATATAAGAAAATTTCAAATTATAAAGAGAAAAGACCCGTCCGAAGACGAGCCTTATCTCATACATATTCTTTTAGTATATCCCGCAATCCACCTAAGAAGCGAAATTCTATTTTAGTTTCATCTAAAGCATATTCTTTTTGCTTTCTCCAAGCACTCCCAGGGTCATTTTTAGCTGGAGTATAAGCTTTTTGTTCTGCCATCGTTGGGAAAAGAATTTTAGGAGCATGGAACTTTACCTGGGCAATCTTTTTTGGATTCATAATTCCATACTGAATACTATCTGCCAGAAGAGAGATAAAAAAGGAAAGAGGAACCATTACTCCATTCATATCCATCATATGAATCGATCTTGCGCCAACGTCTCTTTGAATTTCTCCAATCGTTTGATGGTCATCAAATAAAAAGTAGGCTATTTGTTTAGCGAACATCTGAGACAAAACTTCTTCATCAATCAATCCATTTTCCTTAGCCAGCGCGCCTTCTCCTAACTGCAAGGCCATGCCAACTAGAGTTCTAGCATTCTTGACTACTGGAGCAAGTACATCTAATGTAGTACGCGCGCTTATATTTTTCGCGCCATAACCACCAAAATAAGTTTCAAACTTTTTATTTAGTGTATAGTTTTTATCTGTTGTATAAATAAGAAAACCATCTTTCAGATTACTAAGCTTTTCTCCCAATTCGTTGAAAGCTTCTATATGTTTTTTCATACCTGAACTTCGGGCTTTTTCTAAAGTTTCCTCTATCAAGACTGGGTCTATTCCAATACTCATTATATTATCTGCTGAAACTGAAGTCGCGCCATATGAGCCAGTATGAAAATTCTCAACTCGTATATTCTTACCTTTTGCTAATTGTCTCCCAATTTCTCCTTGTATAGTATCAACTAAATGTTCAAAAAAGATACCAGCTTGCTGAGACCCTTTATTATTCCATGAATTCTCAATTTCTGAACGACTCAAACCATTCTTTAGTTTTTTGAAGTCATTACCAGTTAGCTGACTTACTAAATATTCTTTGACCTTATCAAGATTATATGCTTGATATACTTTTTGAGCAAGGCTTCCTGCTGTTTGTAAATCTCTAATTTTAGTCAAAAAAAGATTATAAGCATTTTGCATCTCTTCGGGCATTGACTTCAACTCATTCTTAGCTGAAAACATCAACTCTAAACTTCGAACAATAATATCTGACATATTATCGTCAATAACTTTTCCGATATATTTCCCTGTTTCTTGTGGTTTGTTCAAGTCCATATGTTGAGAAATGTCTTCTGCCATTTGAGGCCACTTTTCATCCCAAACTTTACTAAAATAAGTAGCAAAAAAACTAAAAACTCCTTTCATGCCATCAGAATTTTTTATAAGGAATAAATTTCTTTCATAAACTTCTTTTAGATTCAGACAGCTATTATAAGTATCTATTAGTGATTTTACTTGAGTTTTGTCATCCCAATCAACAACAATATTCGCCTTGAATACTGTATTTAGTAGTCGTTGTTCTTTCTGAGCTTCACTTTTCGCCATTCGACGAAGTGCTCCTACTGATTGCTGAGCTCCTATATAACTAGCTCCTACTGACTGGACTCCATCTGTAATAGCTTTTATCAAATTCCTATTTGCAACTGCTAATTGTGGGTTATCATCTATATCAGTCTCTAACCGTTTATAATAAACATAGCAATCAGCTAACGTTTTATTTCTATCTAATACTTCTCTAAATTTACTTGGTGTAGCCATACTTCATCACCTAAAAAATTAGGGAGAGCCGAGGCCCTCCCCATATATTATAAACAGGAAAACTCCTGGTTAATCTAACAAATCCGCCATGCGCGCGACCTCTGAACGCTCGGATTTCTCCAATTTTACATATCCAAAATTTGGATTACCAGCTAATCTTTCAATCATAATCTCAAGACCCTGACTCTTCTCAAATGAGCTTCGGTCTCTCTGTTTGATATCTCCATCCATCCAAAGCTGAGAACCTTCATCAATACGACCCATTATTAGTTGAATATGCTCTTTTGTCAGATTTTCACTTTCCATAGAATAGAGAATGGAATTGCGAATACTGCGCCCACGTAAAAATCCAAGAGGGATAACTTCAAGACGTCCCGTATCAATCAAAGTTCTTAGTCCCTCAATACCTCCACAATGGTCAGCCAAGGGCATTACATATGGAAGAGTCTTCGCAAACTCATCACCGGGGAGGGCGCCGAGCGCATCCGTGTCTTTTACTTGGATATTATTTCGAATAAAGATAATTTTTTCAAACTTATTCTTTTGAAGAGCTTCAAGCATTCCCTCAATCATAATCATTGATTTTCCACTACCGAACGGGCCTGTTATCAGCTTGATTGGAACGTCGCTATGAATAAGGTCCATAGCACATCTCTGCTCAGGATTTCTAGGCTTCATTACTCCACAAAATTGACTTTCAAAAATTGGATAAGAAACTCTTTCAAGCCAGCCATTTCTTTTCTTGTAAAAGTCAATAGGTTCGCACTCATCATTTCCAAGAATCAAATATTGATTCTCCATTAGCCTATCTGCAAATTCATTAGGATTTTCATAGAACCGCGCGAGGTCATCATCTTCTGGCAAAAAGAAGTAGTAAATTCCAGTGTAATTCATTATGCCTCCTTAGATTAGGTCATAAATAGAAGTAATAATTCCATCATAGACTTTTTTCTCTACACATTTTTCAGCACTCAAATACCAGTCACTTTTCATTTTTTCTTCTACTTCTTCTTTATCGAAAATAGTACGCTCTATAATAATCTCTGAAAGTTGCGCGACCTGACGTTGATATTCATCGAAGAAAGATTTTAGCTCCTCAAACGAACCTCCCGCGCCTTGGCAACTACCTTTATGAAAAAGAACTGTTGAATTTTTTAGGCCATAGCGTTTGTGGCAAGCTAATAAAATCATAGCAGAAGCGCTGTATGCCTGCCCCATATTTATACCAATAATAGGAGTAGCTGAAAGTCGAATTAGGTCATAAAGAACTCCTAATACATCTAATGAACCCCCAGGAGAGTGGATAAGAAGCTTGATTGGCTTTCTTTCTACAATAGGAATATCCTTATCTTCCCGATTCCATTTCAGAATATAGTGAGCAAGATTTAGAGTGTAGGCACTAATTTCATCATTAATCCAAAAAACTCTTTCATCTAAATCATGATAAAAGGCCAAAAGAGTTTCATCCGGCAATGAATAATTCGCACTTTCCGGAATCTGGACTAAAGGTAATACCATCTGCTCTTCGCATCTCTTCATAAAAATATCCTCCATAGGATAGATTTTCCTTTCTACTCAAAAGTAGATTTTTCTATCCTTCTTTCTACTAAGTTAGTCTTTACTTACATAAAAGAATTCTGTATGACTCCCGACATCAATTTTCAAATAATCGCTCTCTTCCCAATATCGAGTATAATAAGAAGTAAAATTGTGTTCAAAAAGAAAATCTTTGATTATCTCAAAAGCTTTTTCTTTACTATCTACCTCTCCAATTTCTCTTATCTTTCCTTGAGAATTTTCAAAATAAACTTTCATTTTAGCTCCTTTCTTATAAAAAGAGGGCCGGCGCCGCATAGGTTCCGACCCATTAGTTATAAATTATTCGCCAAAACCAATAATATTGAATAGGCTATGAAAAGCACTACCAATATCATAATCTCCATAATCCTTCCAATAATCCCTCAGTAGCTTATTATAAGTTTCTCTGGCTTCATCAATTTCTTGAAGACGCTTTTCTTTCTCTACCTTTAGCTTAGCTAGACGCTCAGCCTCTTCGGCCTCCTTCTTCTTCTGCTCATCGAGCTTCTTCTTATAAGCGCATTCAGCGCTAATTAGCTCTTCCTGAGTATCATAAATCTTCTTTAGTGTTTCAGAATAATACTTCATACTAAAAATCCCTTCTTTTATAAAATAAAAACTAAACAACTTGATTATAACCACAAGGCGGACCTTCGCCCTACCTCCATAATTTTCTGATATATTCAACCAATAGGGAGACAAGTCTGACCCATAGAGCCGTCGCTCCATAAGTTCTTGCCCCGGCTGATTTCCACAGCTTTGCTACCCTTAGTTCCGAAGAACCTATTAGCTCAATTCCTATACGAGATTGGCTACTCGCACCTTTCACTAACCATTCAGAAATTTCAAGCTAATTTCTTTTCTTGAAAAGTCTCTGCTTTTAGCTACTCGGACTTTGACCTCATCTTATAGGTATATTTCTATACCATCACAGCAAACTATCTTATTGGTCTTTTCCAAGGTTTGATATAGACGACCAATCCATATCCTTACTTGGATTCGGCTTACGCTTTTAACGCTTAGCTTTCTATTGCGATAGCGATGAGACAATGTTTTTATCAGCAATTACTTCAGCACCATTACCTCTAACAGCGGTTGGTTCAGCCTTCCGCAATCAGAAAATCTCACGATTCTCCGAAGCACACCTAAACAAAGGTATCCCTCTGAATAGAAATGCGTAGTACGCCCCAAAAGCGAAGGTAATGTCTCGGCCACATGGTCTTGTGTCTTCACCGAGGTGCCTTATTGTTATAATCAAGCTGTTTAGTTTTCAAAGTACAATTATAGGATTACTTTCGTTTTTATTTAGTATGCTCTCTGCAAATGACTAAGCCACATATCACCCAAACTAGGCGCCGGTGGTAGTTTATCCTATAAATCCTTCCTCTATGAGAGCCCACAGTTTATTTGGACTTGTGGAAGTCCATGGTTGCGGTAGCTAGATTCGAACTAGCGATTTCTGACTTATGAGGACAGCGAGATGACCACTTCTCTATACCGCTATATCTTTTTCAACTTTATGTATATATTATACCTAAATTTTAGAAAAATTTCAAATTTTCAAGCCTATATCGAGCTAGCTTTATTTCTCCTCTAAATAAATAATAGTTTAACCAATACTTTTAAGTAACCGGCTCAAAAGTACCTTTAACTCCTGGTGGTTAGCCATTTGTTAAATCCAACTCCGATAAGCTATACACTTATCTTGAAGGAAATTATGCACTGGTGACGCTACTGGGGCTTGAACCCAGAAACCTCGCCGTGAAAGGGCGATAACTCTACCAATTCGTCCATAGCGCCAAATATCTACTCACTCCTTGTATAAATCTAATCAAAACCTACTTTACACCCGACACTCTTGAGTTGGTCATTGTAGCCACTGAGTAGGAAATCCACACCTCAGTTTTGATTAGGTAAATGTCCAGTTAGTTGGTCCTTGTCCCTTACCATGTCATTTACTGCGAGTGCCCTCCCGCATTTGTCAGCAACCATTACCGGAGCAGTCCAAGGCGACCTATTATACGATAGCTCCACTTTCGTCTAATTTTTCGACACCGCGCCCTCAAAGAAATTAGAAAAGAGTCTTTCAAGCCACCAGCGAATAGATAGTCAATCTACTCTAACGACCAGATGACCATGCCGAGAAAGCCTCATTTTTACACAGGATGCTTTCCACTGTCTGCGAGTTAGTCCCACTAACTATGGGGAAGTTTTTCGATTACTCCCAACGCCAGTTCTACTTGTCGCCACCGGAAAGGACCCTATTTTCTCCGCAAATAGGAAGCGGAAAGTTTATTCGAACTTTCTAAATAATCTCTTTTTGACTAAGGGCGAGACAACCCTTTGGAGCGGATGACGAATTACGATATCGCACCATCAGTTTGGAAAACTGATATACTTCCTTTATACTACATCCGCATCATAATTATATCTGTATAAATCATTGAGGCAAAGGTCTCTCACCTTTACGACTTACTCTGAATAATGTTCGCGACCACTATTCAACGACGTAAATTTATTACCTTTATCACAGGTAATACTCTTCTTTAATCCCACTAACGTCTAAGTAAGTTTTTCATCAAAGTTTTTCCTACAAGTTTTCTTTTTGGTCGACTAATAATGGGACTCGAACCCATGTTTTCAGGTTCCTACACCTGAAGTCCTTCCTCTTAGATGAATTAGTCTAACTTGTAACTTCCTATCCAACAGGTTGTACGGTCCTTTATATGGATAGTTTGTACATGAAGTTTATAACTTTAATGGCTCTTTACTCACTACTCAATGTTTTATACAATTCACTTATACTGACTATTATTTAATGGTAGGGGTAACCAGATTCGAACTGGTATGCCGAAGCACAGATTTTGAGTCTGCTGTGTAGACCGATTCCACCATACCCCCATATTTCAAGACTAACAATTTTCTTTCTCCATCTTCCCAGGCGTATCTTTATAGATGGTGTTCCTATGGACGCTATCCATAGCTGGGGGTCTAGTGTATATTGAACAACTTTTGTTCAAGAGGTTCCCGACTCCGAAAATTTGGAGGTTATATCAGCGCTAATATATCCTCGCTATTAGTCTCGCCCTCTGCGTTTTCACGGACTTGGGACCGTTTATCAATAGAAATTGATAAGTCGCATTACGAGCTTGTTGGGAGAGGAATCTTCAAAAGAAAGGAATAAGTTTGAAGTTCCTCTCCCGACTTTCTATATATATTATACTAAATATCTTGAGATTTTTCAAATTTTTGTTTGTGCTTTTCTTTACGAGTATAGGCTTTCTTGGATTTTTGAGGTGCGCATTTCTTACGAATTGCAAGCCACCCTTCAAGTTGGGAAGGAGTCATCTTTTTAGATGAATTAGTATTGGAATTCATTTCTTACTCCTTTCTCAACTTTATGTATATATTATATATTATTTTTAGAAAACTTTCAAGTTTTCTTTTTGTTGTTGGATGGTGCGCCAGAGGTGACTCGAACACCCGACAGACGGCTTATGGTGGAGAAGGCAAGATTCGAACTTGCATTCGCGTTTTCTTCCAATTGAATTACTTCCCCAAAGGCCGCTACTCTACCAACTGAGTTACTGGCGCATATGGTACCCCATGTTGGATTCAAACCAACGACACATGGCTTAGAAGACCATTGCTCTATTCAACTGAGCTAATGAGGTATATGGCGGGGACGGTTAGGAATCGAACCTACCCAAGCGGTTTTGGAGACCGCCTCGCCAACCTTGGAACATTCGCCCCTATATTGGCGGGAACAGAAGGACTTGAACCTTCGACATCATGATTAACAGTCATGCGCTCTAACCGACTGAGCTACGCTCCCAAATGGCGACCCATACCAGACTTGAACTGGTGTCCTCTTGCGTGACAGGCAAGCGTGATACTCTTCTTCACCAATGGGCCATATTGTGTTCACACTCTTTAAGATTCTCTGTGAACTGAACTACGAGATGCTTACTTTTAGACATATAGATGGATACATTGCCTATTAGTCTGATTATAGAGCAGTAATACATATATAACTTTCTCACACTTGCTCTCTGGCGCCGGCGGAACGATTCGAACGCTCGCGAGTTTTTACACCCCTCTCTGTTTTCAAGACAGAACTCTTCAGCCACTTGAGTACGCCGGCATTTATAAAATAGGCTGTTTTTCAAATTCCATTTAACTACTGCTTCAGAAGGGATCTTTAGTCCGAACATCAAATCGGGCTTTGACCAATCTTCCGACTGTGACTACCGCGGGTCACTTCGTAGCACCTATTTTTTATATATTTATTTACTTCTGCTTTCGCAGATGGCGCCGAACCTTACGGATAAGGTTTGCATTTTCAACCGGATTGGTCATAAGACGCGCCAGACGATTTTCGTAATGAAGCTTATCTCTCTGAATCATTTTTGTTCTCCTCTCAACTTTCTATATATATTATATATAATTTTTCTAACTTTTTCAAATTATATCTTGGTCTGTCGGGTCAGCGATTTCAACTCCCGCATAAACAGGAACATAATCTTCTGCAACGCTTGCTAGAAAATAACAAACAGAACTTTGGGAATAAAGAGTCTTCAACTCTTCTTTTTCCTCCTCGATTTGAGACTTATAATCCAAAATAGCAGAAATCTTCTCCTCCATTTCCTGTCCCTGAAAACTAGGAATCAGAGCAATCAAACTCTCCAATTTCTGGATATATTTCTTAGTGTCATTAGCTCTACTTTCAAGTCGCGCGCCAATTTCACGAAGGCCCTCTGCTTTATATTCACAAATCTTTTTATAAGGAGCATGAAATTCATCATAAAGATAAGTAGAGCGAGAATAGTCTTTAATAGGAATAAACTTCCCATCTGACTTCAAAAAAATATTTAGATATTGAGACATTTTATATTTCCTTTCTTACTTTCTATAAAAAGTATATATTATTTTTATAGAAATTTCAAATTTTAGTGGCAGGGAGTAAAGGTAACGCTCCTTTTTCTATCGGGTCAAAGCCGATTGTGTCCACTTGTCCACTAACTCCCTATATAAAGGGGATAATATCTTTCGTATTATCCAAGTTTTACTTTGTGCTGTGTTTCTTTTGGTCATATTCGGATTCGAAAATCAAATCATCAATATCCATTCACATTCCTCCTTTTCAAAAAATAAATGGCGCAGAGCACAGCATTCGAAGCTGATACCTTTCAGTACGCATCGCTTAGCAGGCGAGCCTCAGACCTCCTGAGTTTACTCTGCAAATAGTGGAGCTGGATAAGGGGCTCGAACCCTTGGCCTCGAGATTACAAATCACGCGCTCTACCAACTGAGCTAATCCAGCATAAAATGGTCCCCAACCTGTGAGTTGAACACAGGACCTCCCAATTATTGGCCATCGTAGTAAGTCCTGCCCTTACATCTTCTGACTAGAACAGCTATTTTACTTTTAAACTATACGATGAAGTTGGGTGCTCTAACCAACTGAGCTAGTTGGGGATAAGGAAGATTTGGACGCATCCGCCTCTCCCAAAAGCTTTCAAAGAGAACTTTGACTTTTGGTATCTCTAAGTAAGTTCTCCTCTCAAACTTTACAAATATATAATACTTTATTTTAGGAAAAATTTCAAATTATTATTCTTCTAAAATTTTTGGATTCATGGTAATCTGATAAAGAAGCCATTCATTATAGTAAGGTATAGAACGAATATACTTCAAGAATTTCGAAGAAAATCCTTGAAAGAAATTTCTCTGAGCTACATAAGAAAAACTAATACTATCATTGGAAGAAGTCCTAAAACCACACCATTCCTTATCATCATCTTCAAAAGAAATAACCTTATAAAAATTCTTATTTTCCTTTGACCATTCGTTCAATAGTAGCTCCTTTATTACAAACCAATCCTTTGAATCAATTTCTTGATTGAAAAGACAAAATTTTTTATCTTTTAGTCCGCTACAAAAAAGACAATAAGAACAATCTTTCAAATTGGTAGAAAAATAAATTTCTTTACCAGCAGAAACATTGAAAATTCCTAAACTGTCTTCTACCTTTTCACAAGAATAGACTCCATAACAATTTGAAATTTCATTACTATTGAAAACATTTTGACTATATTCTATTTTTGAGGAATTATTGACTTCCATACTACTCAATACATTGAAAGAAGTATTGATATACTGACCATTCTCTACATTTACTGAAGAATAGATTCTCTCACTGTTCTTGATGTCCTCGCTGAAAGCTACATACTTTGACCTAAACACATTCTCACTATCTTGAACTCTTGAACTAGAATCTGTATAAAGGCTTCTCAAAATTATAGAGCTATTTACGATTTCAAAAACCTCTTCGAATTTCTCTACTTCAAGAGGTTCCATTCCTACATAAGTGCGCCAATCGCTAAAAAGCTTTGAAAATAATGCTTTTTCTTTATTTGAAGAGTGATTTTGAACCCATTCCATGGCGTCTATGAGTTCCATTGGCTCTTTTGGAAAATCTGTCTTTTCCATAAGATTCTTATAAGCTTCATAGCCGATAACTTCTGCCAACTTATCAATAGAAAAAATCATTCATCTTCTCCTTTTTTCACAATTGTACCATCCAGTTTTACTTCTAAATCATAAGGATGGTCATGCTCAAAAACAGCCATTTCCGCGCGCTTATTCAAAAGCTTTACAAACTGCTGAACCTCAGGAGTAAGACGAAAATAAGCTACTGGATACTTACTATTTTTCCCCACCAAGGTCGCGCCGAGTACATCCCTACAAAAACGAAGATACTGAGCATAAGTCAGACCTAAAAGGCGCGCCGGCATCAGATTGAAAGAACCATAAATCTTTCCCTCAAAAGGAAAATTCCCATGATTGAGATAGATAGCCTGATAGGTCTTCATATAAGGACTTTCCTCTAAGTAAAAATATTTCTTCATAGAGACATCTCCTTCCATAGTTCTTTTACTTCATCATACTCTGCTTCTGTCATATCCAAGAGAGAAGTCCAATCCTGCTTGCGAAAAATCTCAGGCACAAATTCAGGAAGTTCTCCACTGAACTTCTGTGTCTCTATCTTTTCAACAGGGGTATAATCCTTTATAATATATTTCTTTACAGTCGAAGCAGAGAATCCTGTTTCTCTCGCTACTCCAGCGTAAGTCTTTAGCTCCAAATATAAATTATTGAATCTAATAATATCATCTGGCGAAACTCGCATATTTTTCAACTCCTTTCATTTCTATAAAAATTATACCTCAAAAAATCTAAAAAATCAAATTTTTTCTTATACCTTTATATAAAACGCGCGCACGCCCGTAAATAACACAAATTTTTTCAAAAGTCAAATTAGCATATAATAAATTTGAATTTTTGGCTATTTTATTATATAATTATAATATAAAAAGTAAAAGGAGAAATATTATGAAAGATTTTCAGATGTATGATTTAGCTGTGAGTAGAACAGCTACAAACCTAATGTCCTACGCAAAACGGCACGATAATAAAATCGAACTCAAAAATTTTGACCCCACTAATCATACTCATATGTATATTTTTGAGGTAGCGCGCCTTGTAAGCAATATCAATAATAGTGAAAAGATTGTTTTAGGAATGGGTTTTTGGAAGCATCTATTTTCCCCCAAAGACATTCGGCGCACTAAGCGTGCGAGGTCTTTTTCCGATGGAATCGATATTGAGAAGTTTTTGGATTTTACCTTTACAGAAATTGAAGCTACACCAGATGAAATTTGGGAGGAATATTATAAGTGATTTATATTTACACTGACGGCGCCTGTAGTGGGAATCCTGGCCCTGGTGGTTCAAGTTTTATTGCGGTGGAGAATGAAGAAAAAATTTATGAATGGAAAATGCCGATTTCTGAAGCTACAAATAATATCTGCGAATTGATAGCTATTATTGAAGGGTGTATATGGGCAAAGGAATTCTACCCACTTGAAAAAATTACAATTCGAACTGACAGTGCTTACTGTCATAATTGTTATACTCAAAAGTGGTATAAAAATTGGCAAAAGAATGGATGGAAAAATTCTAAAAAAGAACCAGTTGCTAATAAGACATTATGGCTCCAACTTATTCCGTTCTTCGAAAATACTAATTTTATTTTTGAAAAAGTAAAAGGACATACAGGGGCAAAAGATTGGAACAATGAGGTTGATAAGTTAGCCGTAGAAGCCCGAAAACAAATCTAAAATTTGCTTTTTGTCTGGATTTATGATATAAATAAACCTGTAAGCAGGAAAATTTTCTTTTTATATAAAAAGAAACAAAAACGATATAGAGTAAGAAATAGGTAGGAGCCCTATATAGACTATATGTAAGGAGTATAATTATATATAATGATAATAGTTGTAAACGGCGCGCCAAGAGCAGGAAAAGATACATTTTGTGAAATGGTTCAAAAAATAATGGAAGAAAGAGTCGGCCCTTATAGTTGTAGAATTATTTCCACAGTTGATTTTGTAAAAGAAGTTGCTAAGTTTTGTGGTTGGAATGGTCAAAAAACTCCTAAAGATAGAAAATTTTTATCAGACCTAAAAGATATTTTGACCCAATGGAATGATATTCCCTATAAAGATATTATTGATTCTTATAATGGGTGTAAAGAAATTTGGAAGCAGTTTGGATACAATGAAGAAAAATGTCTCTACTTTATAATGTGCAGAGAACCAAAAGAAATCCAAAAATTTGTGGATAGAATTGGCGCGCGGACTTTGATAGTCAGAAATTTTAATGTTGAAGAACTGCCTCAATCTAATCACGCTGATACTGATATTTTTAATTATAAGTATGATATCTATATCTATAATAATGGAACTTTAGAGGAACTGGAAGAACTTGCTAATAGATTTACAGATTTGTTTTTGAAAGGAGAATAATATGAAGGGATTTATTGGTGATATTGATTGGGTCAATTCAGAAAGCATGAAGTACTGGAGTATTCCCGCTTCTTATTCTGATGAAAAGCGGAAGTCTGAAGTAGTAAATGCTATTTATAGTGGAGATTATTATGGCGCTCTAAAAGTTGATGGCTACTATCAGCGTCTCATAAAGGATGAAGATGGAAATTGTTTTATGGTAGCTCGCAATAAAAATGTAAAAGGCGAAGCCGTAAATAAGATTGAGTGGGTTCCTCAGCTTCAAGATTTTATGACGCAATTGCCTAACGGAACCGTCCTACTAAGTGAGTGCTATCTTCCTGGACATGAGGGCTCAAAAAATATTACATCTCTTTTGGGATGTCTCAAAGATAAGTGTATTGTTCGCCAAGAGAGTGGCCAAAAGCTTCATTTCTATATTTTTGATATTTGTGCCTATGATGGGGTAAATTTAGTAGATACAAAAGCAATTGAGCGTTTTCAGCTTTTAGAGAAAATCTCTACTCAATTTACTTCTCCCTATGTGGAGTGGGCTAAGTATTATAATGGGAAGGAGCTATGGACTCATCTTCAAGACTACCTGGCCTCTGGTCGAGAAGGGGTAGTAATTACCCGGAAGGACTGTCCAATTTATTTCAAGCGGACTCCTGCGCATATGACAATCAAAGTAAAGAAAGAACTTCAAGAGACTTTGGATGTAGTAATTATGGGAGCAAACGCGCCGACTCGTCTTTACAATGGAAAAGAACTTATGAGCTGGAAGTACTGGGAAAATTTATCTACTGGTGAGAAAATCGAGGGCGCGCTCTATAAGAATTACAGTGATGGAGACCCTATTGAACCAATTACGAAAATGTATTTTTGGGGTGGCGCGGGCTCACTAAAAATTGGAGCCTATAAAGATGGAAGACTAGTCCAGGTTGGAAATCTCAGTGGACTTGAAGAGGAAATTTTATTGAACTGGAAGTCCTATCTTGGAAAGGTCATTGAGATTACCGCAATGGAAGTCATGACTGATAGCTATGGTCTAAGGCATCCGCGCCCTGTTCGCCTAAGAGACGATAAGATGGCAACTGAATGCGACTGGTATCGAATTTTTGAAAATGTATAAAGTTTCATCTTATGAGAAAAAAGTAATTGAAATTCTCAATAAGGAAAAAGTCAAATTTATAAAAGAGAAGACTTTTAGTGACCTTCATCATGGGTATTATAGATTTGACTTCTTTCTTCCTGAAAAGAATATTCTTTTAGAAGTTCAAGGACGCCAGCATACGGAATTTACAAAAATTTTTTATAAAAGTCGCTCTGATTTCCTAAAAGCCCAAGAGCGAGACAGAGAAAAAATAAGTTACTGTCTTTCTCATAAAATTCCTCTTTATTGTATTCCTTGGTGGGATATGGATAAAATTTCCTCAGTAAAAGACCTACTAAATGATGCTTATTTGGCGCGAACCCGTTATCATAATGATAATGCTTATCGAGAGTATCTAAAAAAATAGAGAAAAAGTCCCTCATTTCTACTTATAATTTGAAGTGGAAAGGAGGGATTTCTTTTGACTATCCAAGAAGTTGCGAATAGCCTTGGAGGCATCCTCATTCTAATTTTTCTTTTTTGGCAGGTTTTAGAAAAAGTATGTGGAAATTTTGAATGGTTTCAAAAGATGAAGAAAAAGAAAATCGAAGCTGAAAAGAAAAGGCAGGAAGAGATTGTTCAAAAAACAACCGAAAAAGTTGCTGAGCAAATTTTAACTCCTATTATAACAACATTTGAAGAGAAAAATCGTCTACAAGATGAAAAGTTAGGAATGCTTATCAAATCTTCGAATGATATGCTTAGGAAAGATATTGTAGGAATTTATTATAAATATTTACCTTATAAGAAAATATTACAATATGATAAAGAATTTGTTTGTGCTGTTTATAAAGATTACCACGCCCAAGGAGGCAATTCTTTTATAGATGGAATTATGAAAATAATTCAGACTTGGTTGGTTGTTTCTACAGAAGAGGAATTATATCAATAAAAAAAGAGGAGAGGACAAAATCCTCTCCTTTTTTATTCTTTTTGTTTTACTTATTTTCGCCCTTGATGCGAGCAATAACCTCACTAATGGCACTAGAACCAGACATTAGTACAAAACCAGTTAGGATTTGACCAGCCATAGTTACACTATCTACCAGACCACAAGCAAAAATTAGGTCTAGACCGAAAGAAAATACTAGACAGAAAGAACCAATACCGGCAACCACAAGAGTAATCCACTTCCCATAAGAAAGACTTTCCCATAGAGGATGCGCGCGGTCGATTACATACCACAGTACGGCAGATAGCGCAACAATCAAAGTTAGCATCTCCATTTCCTTTACCTCCTATAAGTTTCTACTTATAAGTCAAAATCACTTATAAAATCTCCAAAAAATTGACACCTATTAAAATAAATGTTATAATATAAAAAAGAGGTGAAAGGAATTGGAACTAAGTAATATACAGAATACGATATTAGAAGCAACAGAGCCAATTATCTTTGTGAGTAGTAGTGCTGGTTCGGGAAAAACAAAAGTTTTAACCGAAAAAGTTCGTCAAAGTATTCAAAAAGGAAAAAGTGTGGTAGCTTTTACCTTTACAAATATGGCTTCTGGAGAAATGAAAAAACGCCTTCAAGTAGATAATAATGATAATTTATTTATTGGAACTATCCACTCTTACTGCGCTCATCTTCTGCTCAGAAATGGTGTAAAAGAAGCCATAAAGTATATGAACGACGAAAAATTCGATGGACTTTTTCATCTAATGCAAAAGCATCCAGAATGCGCGCCGAATATCGACATTTGCTTATGTGATGAAGCCCAAGATAGTAATGAAATTCAGTTAAAATTTATTTTTGAAATGCTTCACGCAAAAGAATATTTTATTGTCTTTGATTTACGGCAGTCGATATACGGCTTTGCAGGCAGTCGTCCAGACCTTTTAAAGCGTTATCAGTACGAACTTGGGGCAAAAGTTTATTCTATGAATGAAAATTATCGCTGTTGTCCTGATGTTCTTCGTTTTGCAAAATCTACTCTTCAAAAATGTAGTATGAGTGATGATAGTATTGCTATACGCCAGGTTAAAGGAACAGTGGCGATGAAACCTTATAGTGAACAGTTAATCCTAGATATGATAAATATTAGTAAAAAATATTATAAATGGGCAGTATTAGCACGGACTAATGCCCAAGTCGATACTATCAAAGATTATCTAGTTGATAATGGGATTCCTTGTGATAGCTTCAAGCAGGGAGACCTCAAAAAAGAAGAGCTAGATAAAAAAATGGAAGAAAACACAGTAAAGGTTTTGACCGTACACAGTGCGAAAGGCTTGGAATGGGATTACGTAGCCTGTGTTGGGTTGAATCTTTGGAGTCCCGAAGAGTGTAGAGTATCCTATGTTGGGATTACTCGTGCGCGAGATGGAGTTTTGTGGATGACTCCTCCAAGAGGAAAGCGAGCAAAAATCACAAGCTGGGAGTAAAGATATGATAGCAGTTTTAGTTTTATTGATTTTAGTGGGTATTTTCCTTTTACTAAAACAACAAAAAAATATCCAAAAACTAAAATCTAATACTGATGAGTTGTATCGAAAGGCTCTAGAAGAAAAATACAAAAATTTAGAAGAAAACGCCCAACAAGAATTCCAAGCGAAACAAAGAAGTTATAATAATGAGCTTTCCTATCTTAAAAAAGAATTAGAGGATTTTCGTAGTCGGCGCGAGGCCATAAATGAAGCGATACGGCGAGAACGGGAGCTAAGCGAGAAAGAAGACTTCTATAAAATCCAACTTACACAAAGTGATATTGAAGATATAAAGCTTTTAGATAGTATGAAAGATCGCCTATGTCATAAAGAAGTTCTTCCTAAAGTCATATGGGAGAGTATCGCTCGGCGCCCTACAAATGAGATGATAAAAAGAGTTGTTGGTCAAAAAATTGGAGGAATTTATAAGATTACTTATATTCCAACTGGTGAGGCTTATATAGGCCGGACCGTCAATTTTAAGGATAGATGGCAAGCTCATATTCAGACCGCGCTGGGTATGGAAAAAGTTGCCAGTTCAACACTTCATACTCATATGGCACGGAATGGAATTTGGAATTATAGTTTTGAAATTTTAGAAGAGGTTCCGAAAGATAAACAGAGCGAGAGAGAAAAATTCTATATCGACTTGTATGGGACGAAAAAGCAATTGAATACAAAAGCCGGAGGGTGAGAGGAAATTTGATTTTCTCTCATTTTTCTTTTATAATATAATAAAAAGATGGAAGGAGAGCTAAGAAATGGAACTCACAAATTTTGAAAAGCTCAAAAATCTCTCAATGGAAGAAATGGCAGAATTTCTATCTGACCAAATGGCGCTTGAAGGCACAGTTTATGACCAGTGGATGGTGGATACTTTTTGTAATAATTGTCCAGACGCAGAGGGCTATGATGGGAGTCTCGTAAGTTTTTGTGAAATGAATCATGATTGCCCTTATGGACTTTGGAATATTAGCGATAAAGACCTAGTGACGCGCTGGCTCTCTTGGGCAGATGAAGAATAATAAAAAAGGAAAGATGTTAGGCTTCTTCATTTTGAAAAATTTTAAGTAGAGGAGAATTTGATTTCTCCTCTATTTTTTTGTATAATATTATTATAAATGTAGAAAGGAGTTGGAGAATTTGAGCTATGATGCTAACTCTATTGAAACTTTGAGTTTCAGAGATGCGGTTAGAACCCGCGTAGCAATGTATATGGGAAGCGCAGATAATCAAGGAGTCCTCCAATGTGTGCGTGAAATCATTACAAATAGTATAGACGAAGCTACAATGGGGTTCTGCAACCGTATTGTTGTTGACCTTTATGATGGAAATCGAATAACGGTTCTCGATAACGGAAGAGGATGTCCTTTTGGTCTTCGAGAGGATGGTATTGATGCCCTCGAAGCAATTTATACTCTCCCGCATAGTGGAGGAAAATTCAATAATAAAATTTATCAAAACGTGGGAGGCCTCAACGGTATTGGGGCGAAGGGAACAGCATTGTCGAGTGATACCTTCCGCGCGGTATCAATGAGAGATGGAAAACAGTGTGAATTAGTCCTAAAAGAAGGACGAAAGGTTTCACTTACAACTGGTAGTTCAAATAGTCGAGGAACTTTTGTTGATTTTACCCCATCTCAAGAAGTCTATAATCTCGAACCAATCGACCTCAAATTTTCTGACATAAAAGAAATGTGTCGGAACTGGTCGTATCTTTACCCCTTTTTGACTTTTATTTTGAATAATCACAAAAAGGGAGAGGAAGAAACAGTTCAATATCAAGCTAAAAATGGACTTTTGGACTTTATGAAAACTTGTGCCGATAAGCCCCTAAATAAAACTCCTCTTCATATTACAATGAAGGAAAATGATGTTGAAGCTGAAATTGTAATGTGTTGGACTAGTAGTAGAAATGAAGAATGGCACGTTTTTACTAATGGTCTTGAAAACACTGCTGGTGGAACAAGTCTAACAGGAGTCAAAACTGCACTAACTAATTACTTTAAGAAAAAAATCAAAGGTGAAGTTTCTCCTGATATACTTCGAAAAGGACTATTCTATGCTGTTAGTTGTAAAGTTCCACAGCCGAGTTTTAGCGACCAAACAAAGACAAAAGTAAATAATCCTATACTTCGAGGGCTTTGTCAGCGCGCGACGGGGCAAATGTTAGAGGAGTTTGAACGAAAGCATTCTGATGAATTTGAAAAAGTAATGGAACTTCTTACAAAGGAAGCTAAGGCTGAGCAGGTAGCTGAAAAAGCTCGCCGTCAAGTTCTTGAAGCTGGTAAAGAAGTTGAGAAGAATCAACGGAAAAAAGTTTTTGCAAGTGATAAGTTAAAAGATGCGGAGTTTTTGGGACAAGATTCAACACTTTTGCTTGTTGAGGGGCTGTCGGCTGCTTCAAGTGTTGCTGTTGCAAGAGATGAAAAGCACTTTGGAATTTTAGCTTTGCGTGGAAAACTGATAAACTCTTTTTCTAATGATGATGAAAAATTTTACCAAAATGAAGAAGTAAAACTTCTTTTGAGTGCTATGAATATCATTCCTGGAAAATATGATAGTAAGAAGCTTCGCTATGGTAAAATTGGAATTCTAACAGATGAAGATAGTGACGGAAAAGCTATTGCTCTATTGATTATGTGTGCTATATATAAGGTAGCTCCTCAATTGATTGAGGAGGGTCGGCTATGTTGGATGCGTTCTCCTTTATATATAGTAAAAAATGGAAAGCAGGAAACTTATTATTATAGTGATGAAGAATTCAATCGAGTTAGAAAAACTATTAAAGGAATTGTGCAAAGAAATAAGGGGCTTGGTGGTTTAAGCGCAGAGCAGGCAAGGCGGGCTATGTTCTCTGCTGAATTTCAGCGGATTGATACTCTAATTCCAGATGAAGAGACCTATGGCCTACTCTACTCCTTGATGGGAAAAGATAGCAAACCTAAACATGATTTTATTTTTGAAAATATTGATTTTTCAGAAATTCGAGAATAAGGAGGGGAAATTTGATTTCCCCTCTTTTTTTTGATATAATTATATTATAATGAAAAAGAAAGGAGACGTAAAATGGAAGTAAGTTTGACTCCAATTATAAAAGAAAGTTTCCTCCAATTTGGAGGAGCGGTTCTTCAATCGCGCGCCCTTCCTGACGCACGGGACTTATTGAAACCTTCTGCTCGTCAGATTTTTTATTGTCTTTATACTGATAAGTTTATTCATGAAAAACCTTTTCAGAAGACTTTGAAGGCAATTGGCTCTTGCTTTAGAATGTATATCCATGGAGACAGCAGTGCCGAAGGAGTGATAATGCGAGCTGGTCAGCCTTTTGCCATGCGCTATCCTCTTATTGAAGTAGAAGGATCCTATGGAACACTGTTAGCTTCTGGGTCTTGGAGCGCCCCAAGATATACAAGTGCTCGCCTTTCTCCTCTGGCTAATTACCTTTTTTCTGATATACAAAAAGAGGTTATTGAAGAATGGAGAGATAATTATGATAATACGGAGCAATATCCAATGGTTCTGCCATCAAAAGGCTTTTACAATCTGGTAAATGGTTCGTATGGAATAGGAGTTGGTGCTTCTTGTTCCTGTCCTCAATACAATTTGAAGGAACTAAATGAAGCTCTTATTAGGTTGCTGTGGAATCCAAATATCGATTTTGATGAAATTTATTGCGCTCCTGATTTCGCCACTGGCGCGGTCCTCCTCAATGCTGATGAAGTAAAAGAAAGTCATCGACTTGGAACGGGGCCTGCTTGTAAGCTAAGAAGTGTCGTTGATTGGGATAGGAAAGAAAAATGTTTAGTCGTTTCTGAAATTCCCTATATGCTTTATACAGAGACTATTTGCAAGCAATTGGAAGATATTATAAATGGAGAAGAAAACCCAGGAATTGATCGTTTCAATGACCTGACTGGTAAGACTCCTCTAATCAAGATTTATCTTTCTAAAAACGCCTCTCCTGAAAAGATTCTAAAATATCTTTACAAGAATACTTCTCTTGAAAGTTATTATGGAGTAAATTTTACTTTCTTGGAAAATGGCCGTTTTCCAAGAGTTTTTGGGTGGAAGGAACTTCTTCAATCTCATTTAGACCATGAAAAAAGCGTATATATAAATGGCTTTCAGTTTGACCGAAGGAAGATTCTTGCACGACTTCATATCATTGAAGGCTTGATGAAAGCTATTTCAATGATTGATGAAGTAGTAAAAACCATCAAAAAATGTGCAGATGCTAAAAACGCCTCAATTGGCCTTCAGCGCCTACTGAATATTGATGAAATTCAAGCAAAGGCTATTCTAGACTTAAAGCTTTCTCGTTTAACTCATTTAGATATTACAAAGTTAGAAACTGAAAAATCCAATCTTGAAACTGAAAAAGAAAGAATTGAAGCCATTTTAGGTGATGAAATTCTCCTCAAAAAAGAAATTGAAAAAGGATTGCATGAGGTTGCTGAAAAATTTGGTGATGAACGTCGTACCAAAATTTTGAATATTTCAAATGATGAAGAAACAATCGAGCAAAAACAACTGTCTCTTTCTTTCACAAATGAGGGAGCTGTATTTGTTAGCGAAACTTCTACACTTTATTCTCAACGAAGAAATGGTGTGGGTTCAAAGTTTAAGCTTGATAAAGGAGAGTTCGTAGTTGATACTCTAATTGGAAATAATACAGACGAAGTTCTCTTTTTTACACAGCGCGGGGCCTTTTATCATTTGAAGATAGGAGAATTCAATATTGGAGAAAAGCAATATCTAAATTCACTCCTACCTATTAATGGAGACGATGAAATAAAATCAGCTACGATTCTTTCTAAAGACACGGAATCCTCAAATATTCTCTTCCTTACAAAGAATGGAATTTTAAAGAAGTCCGCGCTTTCTGAGTATAATTTACGAAGGAATACTGGTGTTCAGGCCCTAAAGTTAGATGATGATGATTTAATTGCTTCTATTCTTATTTTGAAAGATGAGAGAGTCGGTATTCTCACTGAGGAAGGAAACTTTATTATTATCGAAACTAAAGATATTAGACCTATTGGTAGAGTGGCTCGAGGGGTTGTAGGTATCAAGCTAAATAAGGGAGATAAAGTTGTTTCTGGACGAGTCATTCCTAAAGAAACAAGAGAAATTCTCTCTGTAAGTGAAGATGGGTATTCAAAGCGAACTGATATAAACGAGTTCAAAATTACCGGACGGGCAACCAAAGGAGTAAAGATTCAAAGAGCAGATAATCTTTGCGACTTTCTACCGATTATTGACCTTAGTGATATTTTAGTTGTATCTTCTACTACCCAAATTCGAGTGAAAGCTGAGGAAATTCCTGTATTAAGTCGTGGTACGCAAGGAGTCAAGACTCTAAAATTAGGAGAAAATTCAAAAGTAATAAAAATCCAAAATTTCTAAGTTTGAAAGTTTGAAAGTTTTGTAAATTTTAGCTATAATATTTATAGAAAGTTGAGAGAGGCATGAAACCTTTACTCATCTAATAATAAAATATTTTATATGTAAAAGGAGAAAAAAATTATGAAGCTAACAGAAAAGAGCCAGAGCGTATTTGATTATGTGAAGAATGCAGGTGGTCATGTCTCTATTGATGAGATTTGTAATGCCATCGGTCGTCCTTCTCGTTCCGTAGGTGCTAATGTAACTGACCTACAGAAGAAGGGTCTAGTTGAGCGTGAGAAGGTTGAGGTTGAGGGTGCTGAGAAGCCCGTAGTTTATGTAAATCTAACTGATGCCGGCGCTACCTTTGTCCCCAGTGACGACGCTGAGTAATTTATTTTGATAATTTGGTAGGAGGAATTTCCTCCTACCTTTTTATGAAAGAACCAAAGTAATTATTGTAAATGTAAAAAGGAGAAAAATTTTATGCTACATGAAGCCGAAAACCGTGTTCGTATTGAAGGTCTACTAAGTGAAACTGATTTAAAGTATGGTTCTTTTGTCAAGAATGGCGAGACAATCGAGACAATTGGAGGAACTATTAAGGTACTTGTTGAGCAAGTCGTAAATGCTGTTCCTCTACATCTTGAAATCCCTGTCCATCTTTTTAGTCAAAAGTATAAGAAGGATGGAGGCCTGAATCCCTCCTATGAAAGCATTCAGCGCGTCAAGGAAGAGTTTATGTCTATTGCTTCTGCCGGTGGACGCGAAGGTGCTGATAAGATTCGTATTACTGGCGCAAAAATCAAGATGAATGAGTTCTTCTCTAAGGATGGTCGTTTTGTAAGTTCTCCCCGCATTACCGCCTCTTTCGTTGGTAAGGCTACTGGTGATTTCAAGCCAGAAGCTAGCTTCTCTCTAACTTTTGCCGTTTCTAATATCAATTACGTTGTTGATAAGGAAGGTATTGAAGTTGAGCCAAAGAAGCTAGAGATTACTGCTATTGTTCCTAATTGGAATAAGCAAGTTGAAGTAGTGAAGCTATATGCCTCTAATCCTAATGTTATCAATGCTATTACTCAATATTGGGAGCCTGACTATACCTTCAAGGCTAATGGTCGTTTGAACTTTACCTCTACTACTGAGACTTATATTGAAGATGTAGATTTTGGTGAGGCCATTGAAAAGACTCGTACCCGTAGTATTAGTGAGCTACTAATTACTGGTGGTTCTCAGAGTGCTCTAGAGGGTGAGCAGGCTTTTGATGTTGAGGACCTCGCACAAGCAATGAAGGAACGTAAGGCTCGTTTGGAGGCCCAGAAGGCTAAGGATATGAACAAAGTAAAGGGTGAGATGAAGACTCCTGCGCCGACTACTTCTCGTTTAGCAGGAGACGACATGGGATTTTAAGGAGGTAAATAGTTATGGCTATTGATATTTTTTCCCTCCAACCCAATAAAATCTCTCGCGACCTGCGTTCTAAGTTTATTCTTCTAGCGGGCGCTCCTAAAATTGGAAAGACTGAATTTTGTGCCCAAAGTGATAAAGCGCTAATCCTTGCAACTGAGATTGGCACAAATGCTCAATCTGGTGTCCATGCTCTTCCTATTCAGAAGTTTGCTGATTTTAAGCTAGTTCTTCGTCAATTAGAAAAGCCTGAAGCAAAACAACTATATTCAACTGTTTGTATTGATACTATTGGTATTCTATATGACCTTTGTGAGCAATTTATCTGCCAGCAGAACGGTGTAAGTAAAATCGGAGACATCCCCTATGGTGGTGGATATAGTCAAACTTCAAAGGAATTTGAGAATTGTCTTCGTAAAATTACCATGATGGGCTTTGGCCTTATTATGACTTGTCATCTAAAAGAAACAACTGATGATGATGGAAAGGTAGTAGGTTATAAGCCTGACCTCAATAATCGCTGCTTGAAGATTGTCAATGGCCTTGTCGATATTATTGGGGTTATTACCCAAACTTGGAATGAAAAAGGAGAAAGTGACCGGTGGATTCAGACCCGTGCTACTCCTACTATTACCGCAGGTTCCCGTTATAAGTATCTTGAACCCCGTATTCCATTTGGTTTCCATGAACTTGAACAAGCAGTAGCTAAGGCTATTGATATGGAAGAAAAGAATGGTGGTTTAGTAACTGATGAAGCGCCAACTTTCCAGGAAGAAAAACTCGACTTCAACGCTCTAATGTCTGAAGCCCGTGAGATTTGGACCACTAAGGTAAATAACGCTCAAACCGATGAAGATAAGGAAGCAGTAGTTCGTGCTATGTCTAAAAAGGTAGAGATGGTGTTTGGACGAAAGATAAAACTATCGGAAGTTACCGAAGATCAAGTCTCTCTTCTACAGCTCGCTGTTATGGATTTGCGTGCGATGTAATTCATAAAATTAAATTAGAGGTAGGAGAAATCCTACCTCTTTTTTGACATTTTTGGAAAAATGTGATATAATATAATAAGATTGGAGGGATATAAATGGCAAAACATTTAGTTACCTGCCGTGCCTGCAAGGAAAGATTTGATGCACAACTATCTGGCGCGGATATAGAGTGGGTAATGCCATCCAAAGGATGGTACTATCACAAATCTTGTTATGAAAATCTAAAGAAAGGAAACATCCTAAAAGATAAAGATTGGAAAAAACGTATTTATGATTTTATCGCGCATGACCTAAAAGTTTCTTATGACTATCATCTTTGTGAAGCTCAGTTGAAAAAATTTGTCGAAAAAGATAAAATTGGAACTTATAAAGGCATTTTTTACACACTAAAATATTTCTATGAGATTAGGAATGGAGACTGGTCAAAGGGTCATGGAGGACTAGGAATTGTCCCCTTTATCTACGAAGAAGCTACTACTTATTGGAAGCAAAGAGAGAATAATGAACGAGGAACTTTGGCTGGAATTGAAGAACAAATCAAACAACGAGAGTCTCAGCAAAAAGTTCTACTAAAAAAGCCAAAAGCTACACCTCAAAAGAAAAAGTCTCGATGGAATTTGGAGGATATTGAATGATTGATAAGAATACAGAACTCCAAATTATTGGGAGTCTAATGAAGCGCCCTCAATATTTGAGTGAGATAGATAAATATACAATAACTCCCACAGATTTCTCCTCGACTTTTACTCGTTATTTATTTGTGGCGATTGATAACTTGTATCGAGGTGGCGCTTCTCATATTACTCCAGTTGATATTTCAAGCTATCTTGAAAGCACGCCAAGTGGACAACTAGTTTTCTCTCAAAATAACGGCATTGAGTATCTTCAAGACGCTGAATTTATGAGTGAGCCAGGTAATTTTCCTTATTATTATAATGAACTAAAAAAGTTCAATTTAGTAAGAGACCTCAAACGAATGGGTCTTGACACTAGTAATATCTATTGTGAAAACCTAACTCAGCCTAAAGCCTTTGATATAAATCAACGCTTCAAAAATCTTTCAGTAGATGATATACTGAAAGAAGTCAAGAAAAATTTATTAGATGTAGAAAAATCCTATATCCAAAATGAAACTGTCCAAACTTGGGAGTTAGAGAATGAAATTGATAATGTAATTGAAGCATTTGGTAGTGAGGAAGGTATTGGGTTATCAGTCAATGGAGAGATTTTTTCATCAATTATAAATGGCGCAGAGCTTGGGGCTCTCACAATACGAAGCCTTTCTAGTGGATGTGGTAAAACAAGGCTTTCTGTCGCGGATGCGTGCAAATTGGCTTTTCCATTTTTCTATAGTGAGGCAGATGGGAAGTGGGTCAAAAATGGTGCGTGTGAGCCAGTCCTTTTTATTATGACAGAGCAGAAACCAGAACAAATAATAAAAATGATTTTGGCATATCTTAGTGGAGTAGAAGAATCTAAATTTAAGTTCAATACTCTTACTGATGATGAAAGAAAAAGAGTTGAGGTCGCGCGCCGTATAATCAAGACCTATAAAACTCTAAAACTAATGAGAATACCAAATCCTTCTATTGAGCAAATAAAATTAAGTGTTAGAGAGGAAGTAATTCTTTCTCAACGACGTTATGTCTTTTTTGATTATATTTTTATTTCTCCTGGAGTTTTGAATGAATTTCGAGGGCATAACCTTAGAAATGATGAAATTTTATCATTGATGGCGACAGCTTTAAAAGATTTAGCTATCGAGCAGAATGTTTCAATTTTTACTTCAACCCAAGTGAATGCCAAAGCAGATGACAATTCAGAGATACGAAATGAAGCGAGTTTAGCTGGTGGTCGAGCAACAATCAATAAAGCAGATAATGGCATAATCGGCGCTCGACCTACGAAAGATGAAATAGATATACTTCAAAAAGATGGAAATTTGATGGGTGGTATAATTCCGAATCGAGTCTTTGATGTATTCAAAGTTCGATCGGGTCGTTGGACTCAAGTTCGTATTTGGAGTTATTTCAATACAGGGACACTAAGACTTACCGATTTATTTGTAACTGATGATAGGATGAATCCTATTCTTGATTTTTATGATACTCAGCAAAAGGTTGAATGGGAATTAGATGAAAAAGAACAAAAATTCTTAGAGGAGATAAATAAGTAAGAAGGGAGATTTCTTTGGATTATAGAGAAATAATTGAAAATCTTACTGATGAAATAGTAGAGAAAATTTTGGATAAATTAGAGATTCCTTGGCAAGATAAGGGAGATTTCCTTTTATGTAAAACTGCGTGTCATAATACTAATTTAGATGAAGCATCTTGGAAGCTTTATTATTATAAAAATACTCATATTTTTATGTGTTATAGTGAATGCGGTGCGCAGAATATCTTTCGTTTTATTGAACATTATTATGAAACGAGAGGAATCACTTATGACTGGCATGAGGATGTTTTAGAATTTGTTCGGAGTTATGGTGAGAAAAGATTTACTGATGCAGAAATCAATGAAAGCTATAAGTCAAAAAGAAACGAGTTTATGCCCAAAAAAGAAAGACGAGAGCTTCCAACTTATGAGAAAGGTATCTTGGATGTTTTCATAAAGGAGTATCCTGCTGATTGGGAAGAGGAAGGAATTTCTCGTAAGGCTATGGATAAATTCAATATTCGTTTTTCTATTGGTCAAAATAAAATCATAATTCCTCATTATAATGTTAGGGGCGGATTAGTTGGAATTAGAGGGCGCGCGCTCAATCAGTGGGAAGTAGAAAATGTAGGAAAGTATATGCCAGTTCAAATTGAGGGTAAATGGTATTCTCACCCATTGAGTTTGAATCTCTATGGTTTGGATAAAAATCTGGAAAATATCAAACGCTATGGAATTTGTTATGTCTTTGAAGCAGAAAAAAGCGTTCTTCTGTGTGAAAATTTCTCATTTCCTAATTGTTCAGTTGCTTCTTGTGGAAGTCAATTCAATAAATATCAACTTGATATTTTGATGCGTTATGCTCAGCCAAAAGAAATTGTTATCTGTTTTGATAATGAAGAAAAGCCTGGAAGCGAAGACTATTTTCAAAAATTGTGGAAAATGTGTAGTAAATATAAAAATTATTCAAATTTTTCTTTTATCTATGATAGAGAAAATCTTACGAAAAAGAAGGACTCTCCGGTAGATGAGGGACAAGAAAAATTTGAAGAGCTATTGAAAAGGAGAGTAATTGTGAAGTGAAATATCGACTAGTAAATCAAGAGATAAAAGAAGACTATGGAAAGAACTTACTTCGCGCGCGAGGTATTCAGGACGTTCAAACCTTCCTTCATCCAACGAAAGAATGCTTACAAAGTTTTGAAGATTTAGATAATTATCAGATGGGAGTAAAGGCTATTGAAAAGACGATTTCTGATAAAAAGCCTTATGCCATTATTGCAGATTGCGATTGCGATGGAATTTGTTCTTTTGCTATAATTTATCAATATCTAAAAAGATTAAACCCAAATAAAGAAATCGAATTTTTTATCCATGAGGGAAAACAGCATGGTTTTTCTGATATGATGGACCAGCTAGAGGAAAAAGAATGGAGTCTTATTATTACTCCGGATAGTGCCACAAATGACGGACAATACGTAAAGGAGTTTACTTGTCCCGTTCTCGTTTTAGACCACCACCTAAAAGAAGCAGAAAGCGAAATTCCACCCAATATGATACTTATAAATAACCAAACTTCTAAAAATTATAAAAATAAAAATCTTTGCGGTGGAGGCGTTGTTTGGCAATTTTGCCGAGCCCTAGATGACTATTTTTTGAAAGACTGGGCTTATGACTATATTGACCTTTGTGCAATCTCATTAGTTGGAGATATGATGAGTATGCTTGAATATGAAAATCAATATTTGGTTCAAACTGGTTTTCAAAATATCAAGAATACAATGCTACGAGTTCTATTAGATAAACAGGACTATTCAATGGGTGGGAAAATAAACCCAACAACTGTTGCTTTTTATATTGTTCCTCTTATAAATGCTATGATTCGAGTAGGGTCAATGGAAGAAAAATATCGACTTTATCGTAGTTTTATTGAACCCGATGAAATGGTAGAGTGCCACAAGCGTGGAGCTAAAGGAACAATGGAAAGACTTTGCATAGAGAGCGCACGCGAATGTACAAATGCAAAAGCTCACCAAGATAAGATGAAAGAGAAGATAGTCCAAGAATTAGAAGTAAAAATCTTCAAGCAAGATTTGCTGGAAAATCAGATTTTATTTGTAAGACTTGATGATGATGATGAATTTCCTGCTGAGCTAAATGGACTTGTGGCTATGGTTTTATCAGCGAAATATCATAAACCTACCATACTGGCCAGACGGAATTTCGAAGGCTATGACAGAGGTAGCGCTCGCGCGCCAAGTAATACGGAACTAACTTCTTTCAAAGAATTTCTATCGGAGACGGGTCTTTTTGAATATACACTGGGCCACGACCAAGCCTTCGGAGTTAGCGTTTCTGACAAGAATCTTTCAAAACTTCATGAAATAGCGAACAAAGAACTCTCTAAAATTGATTTTGGAGAAAATATTTATGATGTAAATTTTATTCGAAGAGCTAATGATAAAGACATAGAAGCCATAATTCTTGATATCGCACCGTATGAGAAAGTATTTGGACAACAAAATCCTGAAGTTATGATAGCTATTACTAATTTAGTAGTCTCGCCTAATGAGATAAAAGTTATAGGAAAAAATAAAGACACATTACGAATTGAGAAAAATGGAATTACTTATATCAAGTTTAGAGCAAAAGATTTGATAGAAGAATTGAAAAGTTTTTCAAATGAAATGGAAATTACCTTAGTTGGTAGACCTAATATCAACACTTGGGGAGGTCGTGTTACTCCGCAGGTTTTGATAAGCGAAATGGAAGTCCAAGATAGTAGGTTCGCTTTTTAGGAAAATTTTGGTATAAGAAAATAGAAAATTTAAATTGTAGTTAAAAGTAGGTGGTTTATTTTAATGGTTTATATGGGTTCAAAAGCTGGAATGGCTGATTGGTTAGTACCTTTTTTACAAAAAATCATTGATGAAAAGAAAATAAAAGTTTATTGGGAGCCTTTTGTGGGTGGCGCTAATATTATTGATAAAATAAATTGTAAAAAACGTGTTGGGACAGATAAGTCAAAAACTTTAATTGAACTTTTGAAAAAAGCGCAGTCTAATATAGAAGAAATTCCACTCGATTGTAGTAGAGAGGATTTTGAACTTGCAAGAAAAATTTATAGAAGAGAATCAACTGAATCAATGCCACTTTGGCAAATTGGTGCTTACCAATGGCTCGGCTCATATGGAACAAGAGGTTTCCCTGGTGGTTTCGCGCCCCCAAAGAACGGTAGAATTCCCTATCACCAAAGACTTAATAATTTAAAAGCTCAAGCCCCATTTTTAAAGGATATTATTTTTTATTCAGGGGATTTTCAGGAAGCTGGTAAAGATATCAATAACGCACTAATTCTTTGTGACCCGCCTTATTTAGGAACCAAGCCTTACGGTTATGCTTATGAATCAAAATTTGATTATGAAGTCTATTGGGAATGGGTTAGAGAAAAAAGTAAAACTAATTGGGTGGTTTGTTGCGAAGAAACTTTTCCTTCGGATTTTAAAATCATTACAAACATAGCAAAGCGTCGAACCCAAGATACAAAAAATAAGAAAGTTGCAATTGAAAAAATTGGAGTCTGGAAAGAAGGACTTTTAAAAGAATTTTGCGTATCGTAGAGCAACATAAAAGTTATTGGAAAGAATTTAGATACTTTACGGATTGAGAAGAATGGAATTACTTATGTGAAATCCCGCGCGGAAGATTTGATTAGATAGCTAAAAGATTTTCCAGGCGATATGGATATTACTTTAGTTGGCAGACCTAATATCAACACTTGGCTTGGGCAAGAATTGCCCCAAATTTTTATAGTAGATATGGAGGTTCAAGATGGAAGATTTTCCTTTTGATGATAATTTAATATATATAATTCCAACCAACATTAAAACACCAATAAAAGTTGTTTTCGAAAATTCATTTAACAAAGAAAAAGAATTGGATTATAGTCATGTAATTGAAATAGATCTAGGTAAGGATCCAGATATACAGAAATTGACAGAAACAATTGAAAGGCTCTTTTATTATAATAGTTGATTTTTTTGGAATTTAGTGTATAATATATATAGAAAATAAAAAGGAGGTTTGTAAATGAGTGAAAGAATCCCATATCCTGGCTCGTTGCATAACCATGATGAGTTCTCAAATCTTCGACTGCGAGACTGTATCATAAAAGTTGAAGATTTGATTGACTATGCTATTGAGCTGGGACATGAAGTAGTAGCCATTACTAACCATGATTGTATCTCTGGAGCTGTTAGAGTTGAAAAATATTATAAAAAGATAAAAGAAAACCATCCCAACTTCAAAGTCATTCAAGGAAACGAAATTTACCTTTGTCGAAATGGACTAAATGCTTCAAACTATAAAGCCGGACAGGATAAATATTATCACTTTATCTTATTGGCCAAAGATGCCATTGGTCATAAGCAAATTCGTGAAATTTCTACTCGCGCTTGGCTGAGAAGTTATATGGCGCGAGGAATGCGTCGAGTTCCGACTTATTATAATGACTTATTTGAAATTATTGGGGCGAATCCTGGCCATGTAATTGGCTCGACGGCCTGTCTTGGAGGATGTCTCCCTACTCAGCTTCTAAAAGCAAAAGATAACCCAGAGTTGATGCCAAAAATTCATAACTGGATAAGCCAAATGGATAATTTGTTTGGCCATGGAAATTTCTTTTTTGAAATGCAACCCAGTAATAATAAGGAACAAATTTATGTCAATAAAAAACTTTTTGAATTATCAAATGAGTTTGAAATTCCTTATATTATCACAACAGATACTCATTATCTCAAAAAAGAAGACAGAGCGATTCATAAGGCTTATCTAAATGCTCAAAATGGTGATAGAGAGGTTGATGATTTCTACGCTACAACTTATCTAATGGATACAGAAGAACTTGAAAGTTATTTTGGATATTTCTCACAAGAACAGTTACAAATAGCATATAGGAATATTCTAAAAATAAAGGATATGTGTGAGGATTATAGTCTCCTAAAGCCTTTATATATTCCACAATTACCTTGGAAAGAATCTAGAATTAGATATGTTCAGAATTGTTGGATAGAAAGAATTCCTTATCTGAAAACATTCGTAGAGTCTGATTATGTTGGAGACCAAGTTTTGGCTTGTATGATTGTTGAGGCGCTAGAAGATGGACCTCAAGAATTATGGAATCAGAAGACCTGGGATGAAGTCAATGCCTGCCTTGAAATGACTTGGATTTCTTCTAATGTAAATAAAGCCCATTGGTCAGCTTACTATCTAAATCTTCAAAGAATTATCGAAGAATGTTGGAAAGCTGGTACATTAGTCGGGCCAGGAAGAGGTTCTGGAGTAGGCTTTATCCTACTTTATCTTTTGAATATAACTCAAATCAATCCCCTACAAGAAACTACTAAGACTTTCAGATGGAGATTTCTAAATCCAGATCGAGTTTCTGTACTTGATGTGGATGTAGATATTGAGGGTGGTCGGCGCGCAGAGGTCCTAAACCATTTACGAAAGGTGTATGGAGATAATCGAGTTTCAAATGTTGCGACTTTTCGCCAAGAAAAGTCCAAATCAGCAATCCTTACGGCTTGTCGTGGTTTAGGAATAGATGTTGATATTGCCTCATACTTGGCTTCATTGATTCCTTCTGACCGAGGGCTATTACGAACTTTATCTCAATGTATGTATGGTGATACCGAAAATGATTGGAAACCAATCAAACAATTCGTATATGAAATGACCGAAAACTATCCCGAAGTTTGGGAAGTTGCCCAAAAAATTGAAGGATTGATTTGTGGGTACGGAATCCATGCCGGCGGAGTAATCTTTGTAGATGAACCTTTTACCAATTCAACTGGACTAATGCGCGCGCCAGATGGAACTATCATTACAGCTTTTGACCTTCATGCGTGTGAGGATGTATCACTTATTAAGTATGACTTGTTATCAGTAGAAGCTCTGGATAAAATTCATAACTGCCTAGATTTACTAGTTGATTATGGATATGTCAAAAAAAGAGACACTCTAAAAGAAACCTATGAAAGCGTCATTGGTATTTACAATTTGGAGCGGACGGCGCAGGATATGTGGAAAATGGTATGGGACCACAAAATCACCAGTTTGTTTCAAATGGAAAAGCAAAGTGGAATTAATGGTATTGCACTGACTCATCCTCAATCAGTAGATGATTTAGCTGTTTTGAACTCTGTAATTCGTTTGATGGCTCAAGAAAAAGGAGCCGAGCAACCTCTAAATAAGTTTGCTCGTTTCAAAAATGATATTTCTTTGTGGTATAAAGAAATGGAGAATTACGGTCTTACAAAAGAAGAAATGAAAATTCTTGAACCAGTAGTAAAGATTTCTTATGGTATCTGCGAATCCCAAGAAAAGTCAAATATAGGCTTATAACACCTTTTCCGCTTATCGGCGGGGTCACATAAGTGGCTAACGAGAAACCCTCAGCGAGTAATGTCGGTGGGAACCTCGTGGGAAATTATTATTTTCAAGTGGGTTAAATAATTAAGGTAAAAGGAGGTGGGAAAAATGAAAAAGTTTATTTACAAGTACGAGAATAAAGTGACCCATAAGGTCTACATTGGCCAGACGAATGATGTTCGGCGCAGGTTTAGCGAGCATTTGTATGGACATTCTTATCAAACCAGTCTCATTGAACGAGCCATTAAGAAATATGGTATCGAGAATTTTGAATTTGAGGTTTTGGAAGAAACCGATATCCCGAACGAAAGAGAGAGATACTGGATTGACTACTATCATTCCTACAAACCTTATGGATACAACATCTGCGAAGGCGGGGGCTACTTGCCTAATCAGCAAAAAGAAAATCATTCTCAAGCGAAAATCTCAGAAGAGACTGCGAGAATGATACAAGAAGATTTGGCGAATCTCGCTTTGCCGAAACCGGCAATAGTAAAGAAATATAAAGTAACCTACGCAATTGTAAATAACATTAATAATGGCCATACTTGGAACTATTATGGGTTAACCTACCCGATTCGGCCCAGTGAGGCTGAAATCAATTGTCAGAGGGCAGATAAAGTTATTCAACTACTTCAAAACACTGTCTTGTCTTTTAAAGAAATTGGTAGAAGGGTTGGTTGGGGTGAAAGTCAGGTTTCTATGATAAATGTTGGAAAGAACCATCCCCAAGAGGGAATCAAGTATCCTATTAGAAAAGACCCAAAAGACTACTCTGATAAGATAGAAACTTGTATCCAATTATTAAAACAGGGTAAGTCCAATGGTTTCATAGCTAACCAACTGGGGACTTCTATTGCATGGGTAAGTAGAGTCAATACTGGTAAAACCCACAAGCAAAAAAATCTTGTTTATCCCATACGAAAATAATATAATCCTGTAACGACTATCTCCGTTCCGGAGAGTAAGATTGCTATTGATACGCAATTTGAAATGGGTGTTTTACCTCGAGTGAGGTAATAAAAAATAGTCTACTCTAATGAGAAATCATTAGGTTAAGTGTTATGGAGTTAGTCCAATTGCCTGAATGTGGAGGTTTCAACCTTACCTGGGCAGATAAACTAAGAAAATCTATCGCAAAGAAAAATCCCAAAGCTTTCCTTGAACTACAAGATGAATATTTTAGGGTCATAAAAGAAAAAGGATTGGATGAGAAATTTTGTAAGTATGTTTGGAATGTATTAGTTTGTATGAGCAAAGGTTATGGATTTAATGCATCGCATACCTTAGCTTATTCACTAATCGCTCTTCAAGAAATGAATTTGGCTTATTGCTTTCCGATTATTTTCTGGAATTGCGCTTGTCTTATTAGTGACAGTGGAGGAAATGAAGGAGCAGAAGAAGATGAGGAAGATGATACTATTGAAGAAACTTATGTTGATTGCGTAGAAGAATTTGAGGATGATAACGATGATGATGAAGATGATGATGAAGAAGTTATAAAAGAGAAAAAGAAAAAGAAAAAAGCTAAAACCACAAATTATGGAAAAATTAGTTCTGCCATTGGAAAAATGAAGATGTCAGGAATTGATGTCGCGCCACCAGATATAAATAAATCTACTTATACCTTCTCTCCCGATGTAGAAAAATCAATAATTCGCTTTGGTATGAGCGGAATTGTAAAAGTAGGCGAAGATATTGTAAAGTCCATAATCGAAAATCGCCCCTACTCCTCAATTGATGACTTTCTCTCAAAAGTAAAAATCAATAAGCCTCAAATGATAAATCTTATAAAAGCTGGTGCTTTTGATGGATTTGGCGATAGAGAGAGCTTAATGCGATATTATGTCTCAGAAATTAGTGATACGAAAAAGCGGATAACCCTCCAAAATATGAAGATGCTGATTGATTTTGGTTTGATTCCTGATGAGTACGACCTTCAAAGGCGAGTCTTCAATTTCAATAAATATCTAAAGAAGATGAAGATAGGGACTCAATATTATGGATTAGATAACATCGCAATGAACTTTTACGAAAAGAACTTCGATGTTGACTTTCTAGAACCTTATGATACTGAAAGCGGGTTTGCGATTCTTCAAACCAAGTGGGATAAAATTTATAAGGCTCAGATGGATATTATCCGTCCTTTTATAAAAGATAATAACCAATTATTACTAAATGAAGTAAATAATAGGCTAATGTCTGATGTTTGGAATAAATACTGTCTTGGTTCTATTAGTAAATGGGAAATGGATAGCGTTTCTTGTTATTTCCATCAGCATGAACTTCAAGATGTCAATTATCGACTATGCGGTTTTTCAAATTTCTTTGAACTAAGCGAACAGCCTGAAATTGATAGAATAATTGAAATAAAAGGAAAGAAAATCCCACTTTTCAAGATTCATCGCATTTGTGGCACCGTCCTTGATAGAGATAAGGGTAAAAAAATGATAACTGTTTTGACTAGAGAGGGCGTTGTGAATGTAAGAGTTTTTGGTGAAGTCTTTTCTTATTATGATAAGCAAATTAGCGAACGTGGCGCCGATGGCAAAAAACACGTCATTGAGAAGAGTATCTTCAGTAGAGGAAACAAAATCATTATCACAGGCATCAGAAGAGAGAACGAATTCGTCATGAAAAAGTACAAAAATACTCCTTATCATGGCATTGAACTAATCACAAAAATAAATGAAGATGGCACAGTAGAAAGTCAAGGGAGGATTGAACAGTAATGGGAATAATTGGGGTACATGATTACGATTTTTTTACTTACCAGAATGTCCTCCCCAATCTTGAGTGCGCGAAACTTTGTGCTTATCATAAGAAAAAAAGAGAAATTTCTGTTCTGGCACCAGAGTTGGCGCCAGAACGCTTCTCTACTCTCTATGTAAGAAAAGATTATGATGATGGAATTTATCCACGAGAATTATTTGATGATAAGATAATTCTTGGAGGGCGTGCGATACAACCAGGTCCATACAAACCTCTTCCTCTTGAAATTGAACAAACCATTCCTGATTTTTCAATCTATGAGCGTCATTCTCCTAATTTTTGTCGTATAAAAGATGACGCCCGCCTATTCAAGAGAATTTTATGGAGCGCGCATATTCGTCTTTCAATTGATGGGAAAAATATAGACCCTTGGCTAAAAAAAGAGGACTATATGTTTCAAAACACAAGATGCCTCATTCTTCATGATTACGATGTAGGTGCCATTGATGGTGCTTATGATTTCATAAAAGAGTGGTTGTATTCTCGAAATAATTTGAATAGCAATACCGTAAAACCATATTCGCTTGGAACTAAATTTCCTATACAAGTATCTTCAGAGGAAGAACTACTAAAATGGTTACGGCTACCCATTATGGAAGATGTTTTTGGAATACAATATAATAATTTTATGGATGACGCTCTATGTGACAAAATGAGGTATTTATGGGATTTAGGAACAAGCCAAATGTCTTATAAAGTTGACGAGGGATGCAAGGATGAGAATGACTTTTTAATGAATCGTTTACCCTTAATTATTCCTCAAGTTCTATTTTTTCATAGACATTGGATAAAAATTTCACTTGTATATGATGACACACTAATCACAACTCCTGAATTACAAAATCTTTTTGAAGTCTTGAATTGGTTTATAAGGTCAAAATACTATAATTATAAAGCAGATAGAATTGTTGATTATTGCAAATGGATAGCCAAACATCAAGACCCTTGGAAATGTTGGCGAGCAAAATATCAACGAAGATGGCCTTCTACACAAGAAGCCAGAGATGCTTTTCAATATGTTAGATTCAATAACTATGAAGCCTTTAGAATGTTTTATGAATGGAGAAAAGTAATTTTTGATGGGAGGAAAATTATAAATGACTCAAATTGAAATTCGAAGAGCTATTGATTTGAATAATCAACTTATCAATACACTTCTCACGCCTAATCAGTTTACTCTAAATAATGAGGTCGCGCGCCTTTTGCGAGAGAATAAAAACTATCAATCTCAATGCCAACATCATTTTGTTGGAGGATATTGTGAGTTTTGTGATATGGAGGAAAGTAAATGACAGTAGAACAATGGCTAGGAAAAGATAATAGCTTGGGTATAGATATATGGAATCGAAAGTATAAAAAGAATAACGAAACTTTTGACGAATGGTTAGATAGAGTTAGTGGAAATAATGAAGCAATAAAAGCACTAATTATTGAAAAAAAGTTCATTCCCGGCGGACGGATTCTCAGCAATCGGGGAGTTACTAATACGCGAGTAACTTATAGTAACTGTTATGTTATTACTCCTCCAGAAGATAATATTGAATCTATTTTTGAAAGTCGCAAGAAACTAGCCCGAACTTATTCTTACGGTGGTGGCTGTGGAATTGATCTTTCTAAATTAGCTCCCGCAGGTGCAAAAGTTCATAATCAAGCAGAGAAAACCACCGGTGCAGTAAGTTTTATGCAAGGATATAGTCAAACGACTGAAGAGATTGGTCAAGCCGGCCGGCGCGGAGCATTGATGATTAGTTTGGACTGTCATCATCCGGACCTTTTGGACTTTATTGATGCAAAGACTTCTCCGGATGCTGTTACCAAAGCAAATATTTCTGTTCGAGTAACTGATGATTTTATGGAAGCCGTAATCAATGATAAGGACTGGATAATGTCCTTTACCCGTCCAGAAACTAACGAAACTATTACAAAGACAGCTAGAGCTAGAGAGATTTTTGAGAAGTTATGTAAAAATAATTGGGATTGGGGAGAACCTGGAATTCTTTTTTGGGATACTATTTCCAATTATAATCTACTTGAGTTTGATGATACTTTTGAATATGCAGGAGTCAACCCCTGTGCGGAGGAGCCTCTTCCTGCGGGTGGGTCTTGCCTCTTGTCAAGTATAAATCTCTCTGCTTTTGTAAAAGATAAAGAGTTTGATTTTGATGATTTTAGTGAAACGGTAGCTAATGGTGTCATCTATCTAAATGAAGTACTGGAAGAAGGACTTTCTTTGCATCCCTTAGAAGAACAAAGGCAATCAGTAGCAGATTGGCGCCAGATAGGTCTTGGAATTATGGGTCTGGCTGATATGCTTATAAAAATGGAGCTTCCTTATGATTCAGAACAGGCTCGACAGTTATGTGAAGAAATTGGCTTGGTAATGGCCGACCAGGCTTTATATACTTCAGCTTTTCTTGCCGGACACACTGGCTCTTATAACAATTATAAATCTTGTGTCCAAAAAAGCGAGTTCCTAAAAAATAATACTTGTGAAAGTACAAGAGAAGTAATAGAGGCTTATGGACTTCGTAATAGTCAATTGCTAACAATCGCGCCGACTGGCACTATTTCTACAATGTTAGGAATTAGTGGAGGGATTGAACCAATTTTTGCTAATTCCTATACTCGAAAAACTGAATCTCTTCATGGTCATGATGAATATTATAAGGTATATACTCCAATTGTAAAAGAATATATGGATGAACATGGAATAAAAGATGAAACTGAACTTCCTAATTGGTTTTGCACTTCATCGACAATTTCTCCTCTAAATAGAGTGCTAATGCAAGGAGTATGGCAAAAACACATTGACGCCTCTATTAGTAGCACAGTAAACCTTCCAGAAGAAGCAACTATTGAGGATGTTGAAGAGATTTATCTAAATGCCTGGAAAGAAGGACTAAAAGGTATTACTGTTTTTAGAAATGGCTGTAAGCGACTTGGGATTCTAACAACTAACAACTCTCAAGAAAAAGAAGAGGAAAAAGGTCTATCTCGTGGAGAAATCATTAGTTGTTCTGATAATCTAATTGGGATGAAACGCCGTCTAACTACTGGTTGTGGTTCTCTCCATTGTACCGCATGGTTTGACCCGCATACTGGTGACTTGATGGAGATTTATCTAAATAAAGGAAGTACAGGCGGATGCGCCAACTTTATGGTTGGTCTTTCTCGAATGATTTCCCTAGCTTGTCGAGGTGGCGTAAAGATTGAAGATATTGCCGACCAGCTTCAAAGTACCGGCGCCTGTCCAAGTTATGCCTCTCGGACTGCCACAAAGCATGATACCTCGAAAGGCGCCTGCTGTCCTATGGCAGTAGGTAATGCTCTTATGGAAATGTGGAAAGAGATGAAAGAAAGAATTGAAAAAGGAAATTCAATTATTGCCTTGGCAAATTCCAATTCTCAAATACCAAGCTCTGAGAGCAGCCCCTTATTCAATCCAGAGGCTGATAATGGAGCTAAATGTCCAGAGTGCGGTTCTGAGCTTATACAAGAGGGCGGGTGCGTCATATGTAAATCTTGTGGTTGGAGTAGATGTGGATAAGGAGAATTAGTTATGGAAATGACAGTTTCAAAAGAGCGTTTTCAAAAAATTTCAAAAGTTATTGAGAATTTTGATGGTGACGAAATTAGTTTTAGTTTTTTGATTGGTTCTCTTTTTCCAGATGCTTGGAAAAATATTCAACAAGCCCTAAAAGATGAACATATGAAAGGCTACCTAGAAGCAAAGGAGGAAGAAAATTGAGTTCTTTAGACCATATTGTTTATAATTATGTTGCCGGCCACTCCCCAATAATAGCTAATCTTATCGAGAAAGAAGAATGTCGTCAATATGGAAATATCGAACTCATCGCTAGTGAAAATTATCCTAGCGATGCAGTTCGAGCCACTATGGCTTCTTGTCTTACAGCTAAATATGCTGAGGGATATCCTGAATGTCCTCGTTATTCTGGGCGTCAAGGACGCTATTATGGCGGATGCCAAGTAATAGACCAAATAGAAGAATATTGTTGTGATAAGTGGAGAGAAGTTTTCAATACTGACTATCATGTAAATGTTCAACCTCATAGTGGAACACAAGCTAATATTTCAGCATATATGGCAGTTCTAAAACCGGGAGACACAATTCTTTCTATGTCCTTGGCAAATGGAGGCCACCTATCACATTGTTCTCCTGTCAATATTAGTGGTAAAATTTTCAATCATGTTGAGTATGGAGTAGATAAGAATGGATTTATTGATTATGAGGATTTTGAACAAAAAATCCGTTTTTATCATCCACAACTGGTCTTAGCTGGCGCGAGTGCTTATAGTCGCATTATTGATTTCAAGAGAATGAAAGAAATAATTGATGCGATTCAACTTGAAGGGATGATTGAAAGAAATGATAATTATCGACCATATTTTATGGTTGACATGGCACATATTGCAGGATTGATAGCCGGTGGATGTCATCCTTCTCCTTTTGGTTTGGCTGATATTATTACTACTACTGTTCATAAGACTCTGCGCGGACCACGGGGCGGACTAATCTTTTGTAAGCTAGAACTGGCGAAGAAGGTAGATGGCGCCGTCTTTCCGACTAACCAGGGAGGGCCTTTGATGCACGTCATTGCAGGTAAAGCAGTTTGTGCTGAAGAAGCTCTGACTCCTGAATTTAGAGATTATGCTAATCAAGTAGTTTTGAATTCCAAAGCAATGTGCAACGAATTTCAGAGCCTTGGATATAAAATCATAAGTGGAGGAACAGATAATCACCTATTCCTAATTGACCTCACTTATAACCATCCCAATCTTACAGGGCGCGAAGTTCAAGAAGAACTCGATAAGCACAACATTACTCTAAATAAAAACTGTATTCCTAATGAAAATCGAAGTCCAATGGAAGCTTCTGGTTTACGAATTGGAACACCAGCTATGACTACAAAAGGGTGGGCATCGGTTGAATTTAGAGAGTGCGCGCGCCGAATAGACCAAATTATAAAAGAGTTGGATAAAAGGAAAAATTTGAAAAAAGAATAATTTTATGATATACTTATTATAGTAAAAAGAAAGGATGAGTTGATAGAATGACCCATAGAGAAAAAAGTTTCTTCAATATCGCTAAACAAATGTGTCGGCTTTCTAATTTTGATAGAGCAAGAGTCGGCGCAGTGGTTGTTAGTGGGAAGAGAGTTTTATCTGCTTCTTGTAATTCTACAAAAACTCGTCCTCTCCAATTTTACTATAATAAGTATCGTAATTTTGAGGACTATAAAAATTCCAATTCTTGCGAACACGCAGAGATTTCTGCTCTATCTCCTTTGATCGGAAAAGAAATAAAATGGGAAAAAGTCTCTATTTTTACTTTTAGAGAACTCAAAACAGGAGAAAAGGCGTGTAGTAAACCTTGTCCTGCTTGTAGTAGGCTTATAAAAAATTTGGGTATCAAAAATGTTTATTATATAGATGAAGATGGAGATTTTGTAAAGGAGAGATATATTTGAAGATTGAAAATACTGAAGTGTATGGCCTTGAACGAGCAATTAAAACTGCTAAATATCCAAAGGCTGTTAATATTGAAAAATTGAATAGTGAGCTTACTCCTGGTATTAGAGCTTGTCTCACTTGTCCAACTGGACAAGGGCATGATAATGCTCTAAAAGGGATTATCGTTCAATTTGATTTGACAATTAGCCAAAATGCTTGGATGCAAATTGAGCGTTATCATTTTTGTGATTTTATTAGTTCTTGTTCAAAAATGCACAAAATTACTAAATTTTCTCTAAATAAACAATGTAACACTTATGTTGATAGAAGAATTATTGATATTTGTCAAGAAAAAATTGATGAATATAATAGATTATCTTCTTTAGAGGAAAAAACAGAAGAAACTCATAAACTTATGAATGAAAAGTATCTTGAAATTCTTTATAATATTCCAATGGGTTTTGAGCTAACAGCTGGAATGACAACAAACTATCAACAACTAAAAACAATTTATCAACAACGACGTCATCATCGCCTACCTGATTGGCAAATGATTTGTGATTGGATTGAAACGCTACCAAGATTTATGGAATTGACGCAAAAGGAGAATATATGAGAACTTATAAAGAAACAACAGAGATTATCTGTTTTACAGAAGAAGAAGCCAAGCAAGTAATTGAAGACTATCGAAAAGATGCTCGTGAAAAAGGATTCACCATTGGATCGGCAGGATATACTTACAAGACGAAAAAGGCCAAGGGCGAGATTATCGGTGAGTTATGGCTAGTCAAGATAACTGAAATTTTTGGAGAGCTATGGGAGGAATTAGATGGCTGAGATATTCGATTTTTCTACTCAAGAGAAAGTTACTAAAGAAGATATTCATCAATTATCTTCTATAATGGGAGAGCTTTCTGGTAAAGAAGATACACTTGAAGCAATTGGTGAATTACTAGATCTTCCCGAAGATAATTTTGCTTTGTTAGCTCCTGGTATTTTAGACAGCTACTTACGAAGCCTGAATAATGCAAATACTCGTTTGCTTTTTGCTCAAGCGATAAATGCTAATGGGGCTACTGTTGAGGATATGATTCAAAATTTTGCCCAACTAGCCCAAAAGATTGATACATTAGAAGGTTTCTCTGCCCAAAAGAGGGATTTTCTGAAACAACTAGCTAATGGGTTAGCTAATTGTATAAGTGAAACTCAAGGAATTGCTAAAAAGTATATCCAAATTCCTTATGAGAAGTGCCGAGAAGGCGCTCGGATGCCCGAATATGCGCATATAGATGATAGTGGAATGGACTTATATGCACTAGAAGATTATACTATCCATCCCGGAGAGACAAAACTAATTCCTACCGGTTTGAAGTTCGCTATTCCTAATGGTTATGAGCTACAGATTCGTCCTAAGAGTGGCCGTTGCCTAAAAACAAAGCTAAGAGTCGCGAATACTCCCGCAACTATTGATGCAGGGTTCCGTGGAGAAGTCTGTGTTATTGTTGAAAATGTAGAAGCACCTATTCAAGATATTACTTATGAATTCGATAATAATGGTCATCCTATTATTACTTCTATCCTACACGGCTCGGACCATTACATTCATAAGGGTGAGAAATTTGCCCAGTTAGTCCTCGCTGAAGTTCCCAAAGCTAATTTCTATCTAGTAGATAAAGTTATGGAAGATACAGAAAGGGCTGGTGGAGGCTTCGGTTCTACTGGACTAAAATAATAGGAAGTGGGTGAAATTGGCAAAAATTCAAATAGAAGATATAAAAACAGAATTGTCTAAAGATGGATGGAATTTAGTTTCTACCGAATATCATAATTTAGACGAAATTCTCGAATATACCTGTAATGAAGGACACCATGTTTTCGCTCCTTGGAAAAAAATTCGTACTCGGCGCGACTGCCCTTTATGTAAAGAAAATCCACTAGTCTCTTCCACTTTGAAAACTATTCCTAAAAAGAAAGACACTTTTCGGGTATTGGGATTAGACCAAGCAACAAAAGTTTCTGGCTTTTCAATCTATGATGATAAAAAACTCATCAAATATGGTGTTTTTAGTGCTTCCACTGATTTAGAAGAAATTGCTAGAGACCATATCATAAAAGAATGGCTAGTTTCAATTATAAAAACTTTTAGTATAGATTTTGTTGGAATTGAGGGTATTCAGTATCAAGAGAAAATGGGTGTGACTACTTTTGAGACTCTAGCCCGTCTTCAGGGAATTCTGATGGAGACTTGCTTTGATTTGGGAGTTCCTTTCAAAATTGCTCCAACAAATACTTGGCGCGCTCACTGTGGAGTGAAAGGGCGTTCAAGGTCTGACAAAAAGCGTTCAATGCGTCAGCTTGCAAAGGACTGGTTTGATGTAAGCCTTACTGAAGATGAAGCGGATGCTGTCGGAATCGGAAAATATATAAGTGAAACTTGTCATAAAAAAGTTGAAATCGTAAATTGGGAATAAAAGAGAGGAGAGCAATAAAGCCCTCCTCTCTTATAGTTAGGAATATTTCTTTATTTTTCGTTCAATATCATCATACCAATGCTGGAACATTTCATGGGTTTCATGCCACATACATTCTGAAACAGTTTCTTTGTCTACAATCTTTTCTTTAGAAGCTTCAGTTTCAAATAGTTTATGGAAATTCATGAAATGCTCTAGTCGGTATTGGGCATATTTTGCGATTTCATCTGCCAAAGCTTTGTCTTCTTCGTGTTTACTGATTTCACAAGCATAGTCAATCATCATTTCTGCATCTTTTAAATCGTCGTTCATTCCCTTATATAATGCTTTGAATTTTACCATAATTATGCCTCCTTATGCTATTTTAGTTATTACAACATTTACATTAGTAAAAGTCGCAGCTAAACCAGCATTGTTGAAGGTTAGGTTAGTGGTATTATTTACGGCACAACAAGAAGGTTTTACTTGGATGAGTTTAGAGAATGCTAAGCTACGTACATCAGTTGTTGAAGCAGAAGAAACACTAGCGGTTGCTCCAGGAACCAAAGTTCCATTATTCAACATGGAGACAATTATTGTACCCGCAGTCGCTCCAGTAATAGCACCAGTCCCATTGAATGTTATGAAGTAGAAACCAGGTTTGTTTAGTGAGAAAGTAGTACTACCGGCACTATGAGTTACAGTGCATCCAGTTTGGATACTATTTATGGCAAAGGAAATATTACCTCCTGCCACAACTTCTTGAGAAGTATTTGAATAGCTATCAATCATTTTTTATTTACCTCCGATACGGATATGTACTCGCGGTAAAAGATTAAATTCCACAAGCGCAACCATTATTATAGTTATGATTGCTTCCCCAAGGGTTACAGGTAATATATGCAGGAACAGGACATGGTCTGACCTGGCCTACAATATTATTAGTCTGCGCGATTTGAGATAGCTGGAAGTCACGAGCCTGGACCTCTCGATCCTTTTCAGCTAATTTATCTCGTAGTTCCTGCATAGTATTGCTATTGATTAGAGCGCGAGTGGCTTCACCTTCAGCATGAATAGCGGTTGTGATTTCGCAGGTATTACGATAACCTTCGGCAGAAAGGTCTTTAATACCACCCTTGATTTCGCAGCAACAATTTTGCTGAGCAAAACGATTCTCAGCTAGCGCGCTCTGGATGCCATAGAAGCCATCTTTCATAGTGCCTTGATTACCATAGAAGCCATCTTTCAATCCGTTATTGACAGCGTAAAAGCCATCACATAGACCATTAGTAATACCACGAAGCTGACTATTTATATCCTGATTGTTGAAGCCTTCAAAAAGGTCAGAACGAGTTAGAGAACTTTGTAGGGTGCCATCATCCCTACGACCAAAAAGGCCTCCGTTCCCGCCAAGTAAGGCCAACCAAACAAGATAGATAAAGGGGTTGTTCCATGCATTACCCATTCCGTCTTGGTCGCGAGTTAGAGCTAGGATATCACCTGCTGATAGTCCTTCATTCATCATTTTTATTCCTCCATTTATTTATTATAACTTATGCCCCGGACGCAAAAGTTATTTTAAACTTAATATAAAGTTGAGACCTTGTTCTATTTGGTCTTCGGGTATTCCTTGCAAACGAGCCCGTTGAACTAATTGGACAAGGTTTTCTTTTGTCAAATTTGGTATCATTTGTTTCATCTTTTCGGGGTCAATTGGAGGAGTTATTTGAGTTGGATTTTGGGGTTGATTGTGACCCATATTCATCAAAGCTGATAACATATTAGAGTTCATTCTTCAGTTTACCTCCTCCGCTTAGTAGCTTTTTGATTTCTTCGATTTGGCCTTCAAGTCTTTCCAGTCTTGAAGAAACTTCATCATTTTGTAAGTTTTGTTTCGTTTCACAAGGAGTAATTGTATATACCATTAAAGATGGCGCGCCATTGACCATAGCTTTTATATACATAAGATTTTCACTTGGACAGATTCCAACTGAAATACCACCGCTAACGGGTATATTAGCAATTTCCATTGAATTATTTAGAGTATAAACATTTCCTTGAGGTTGTGGGAACATTTGAGTTCCCTGATATGAATTTGTAGCATATGGATTATATCCTGCCATTTTATCCCTCCTTTTTCTCCTCTATTTATAAGTAATTAGAAAATTCTTACTCCAAAATAAAAAGAGCCTACTCTTGATAAGTTCTAACAACCAATCAAAAGTAGGCTTAGCTTTTTATTTATTTTTCACAAATAAATGGTAGTAATACAGAAATTTCATCAAGGGAAATCTTTACAGCTTCTAAACTGTCTAGAGAAATGGAGTAATCTGGAATTTCTAGTTCTAGGTTTTGAAGGTCAGTAATCTCTTTTTGACATTCTTCTATCTTATCCTTTGGAATGGAAACATTTTCATTTTCTAAAAAGATAAGATTTCCATTTTCATCCTTTTCGCCGTATTGAGTTATAATTTCTTTGAATTTCTCTTGATAGAATTCTAACTCCTCGCGCGCTCGTGCGAAGATTTTTGAGAGATTATAGGCGGTACGAATTGGAAGTTTTTGGGGTAAAAGCTCTTTTTCAATATTTAGGGTGGAAATTAGTTGATAAATTGTAATTTTCATAAATCTGCCTCCTTTTGATTTTATTATATAATAAAATTAGAAAGAAGTCAAGTTTCTAGTTATTTGATTTCGCCGCAGTCAATATTGAAGTCTTCCAAGGTGAAGCCTTCCAAGGTGCCGGTTGCTAGGTTTATTTTGAAAGTATCGGTAGAACCAACTTTTTGAAGATAGATAATGTTCCTTCCTGAGGTTGGTGCAATTGTTAGTACTGAATCATTTTGAAGAGTAGAAGTATTTATTCCTAAATGATTTTGGCGATAGGCAACAGTTGGTGTGATGCCATAGATTATGAGGTCGTTTGAGGTAGAGGATTTTTCAATAGTATAACCATTATAGGTTATTGCTGTAGTTAAAGTCAATCTACCGATTTTAAAATCAACAATTTCGTTATCTAGGTGAAAGACTGCATCTCCGGTAGAGGGGATCACGTTTTCTTTTGAAAGATTGAAAGTCAAAATTTCCTTGTTGATCGAAAATACTTTGTTATTTAATTGATTTAAGTCATAACCATAATCACTAATAAAATACTGACAATTTACACTATATGAATTAGTTCCTTCTTTATTATAGGTAGCTTTTTCGAATGAAATAGTAGGATTAACAAACCGAATTCTTTGACATGGTATAGTTTTATTAGTATTGTATATAGTTGAATCTCCATCATAAAAAATCATATTGAAGTAACATTCCCCAGATTGCTGAATTTCACCAATCGTAACTTCAATAGTATTGGTAAAAATCCTACCTATACCGAATTTCGGGGAAGGATTATCATCTTTAATATTTCCTTCATTACCGTAAGAAACAAACCCTTTCCCATCTTTACGATTTATCAAACAAGAATATCTAATAACCTCATTATAAGAAAAAGTTTTTATAGTATAAGTCAATCGTAATTTATAGTCCTCATATAAATAAAGGTTATTATTTCCCTCTCGAATTAAACTTATAATTTCAGGATTTTCGTTGAAATCTAAAGTCACAATTGAAGATTGTTTAGAAATAGTTTGTCCAAATCTATTTGTGATAGTATTTTTCAAAACACAAGTTAGAACTCCTGTTTTAGAAAAATCATTAGGAAGTATATCAAAAAAATCTGACTTAGGTTCGGAAGTATCTTTATCTTCACTTCCAGTTATTTCAAAATTTCTTTCATAATAATCCCCACTTAGCGCGCCTCCTTTTACCAAATCCGTAACGTTAAGCTCTTTACCATCAGGAGTTATAATTACTGATTTCCACCATTCTTCACTATTTTCATCAATATTATAATAGTTATAAAACTTGGTAAGTTCATTATCAGCAAAAGTTCCCTTAGATATACTAATTTTTTTAGAAGAAATAGCCGGCTTATTATTTACTTTATCCCATCCATCTGTAAAAGGTTTAATATATAAAGTGCTTCCAGAGGAAGGAGTTGGATCTAATACAGGAGTCCGACGTCGAGATACCAGAGCGGAACTTGTTAGTCCAGCCAGTTGTAAAGTAGGGAAAAAATCATAAAACTGGCCAGGTACTAAATCTGAAGTTATAGTTACATCATAAAAGATTTTTGTTGGTGAGGTATTTGAGTCTTTTTTCTTAGCAACTGTGTAAGAAATACTTTCATTACTACCAGTATCAAGTCTAAAGATTCCTTGTTTATCTAGATAACTGTCATAATGAGATGATACGAAACGGAGTTCTTGATAAAAATCAGTTGGATTGGTTCCAGGGACATTGCTTTCTGAAAATTTATTATAAGTAGTATCATTAGAGAAAGTCGGGAGAGGTGGTGAAACGTATCTGCCGGTAGTCATACTATTACCTACTTCAATTTCGTCTCTACAGGTAAATTCAAAGTAATACTCACATTCAGGTAGTCCTAAAGAGCGAATATCTCTATTTAGAGGAGTTCCTTCTACAGTTAGTTTTCCATTATCTATTAGAGTCAATAGCAAAGATGAGGACCCAGAAGCAACGTATTTTTTGATTTTTACATCATAAAAACAATTTTTGTTAGCAGATAAAAAATTTGAAAAAACTTCTAATACTGTATTATCTTTTTGATTTGATACTTTAGAATAAACTGTTTCCTCTGCATTAACTGTTACTGACATTACTGGTTTTATATTTTTAGTTATTGTGACCTTTGTTGGAGAAGAGCTATACTCCAGTCCATCGTAAGTCCAAAAGTAATAATCTCTGCTATTTCCTTGAACTAAATTTCCTAATGTGCTATCTGTAATTTTCCCTTCATCGACTAAGGTTTTTGGTCCATCAGAAGTTCTGGCCCAGTAAACTGAGCCAGATTTACTTCCGAAATTTAAACTACCAGGTAAAATGTCTGTTATGGTAACTGAAGTCTGAGTTGAAGGTATTGTTTTTGAAGTAGTAGAAATTAAAGGACTATTAGGTAAGCTATTCACAGAACGACGAATATAGTCACTACTTATAGGGCTATTATAAGTTGCATTGGATTGAATTCTTACAGAAATGTATTGACCTCGATAGCTTTCTGGAATAGTAATACTGCAAGAAGAGTCTGATGTAGTTTTTTTCCCACTATACCAACTTGTAGTTGGAAGGTCTCCATTTGTAGGAGATACTAGCCAATATACAGTATAATTTTTGATAGCATTATCAGTTCCGCCAGTTGCGCCTGACCAATTTACTAATAAGGTTCCAGGTTTTATAATAAGGGCATCTGGAGACCAAACTCTTGAAGGAGCAGTACAATTAGTCCATAATAAAGCTGGTGTTGAGAAATCAGTATAAGTTGAAAAGGAGTTGTATCCACTATCATAATTAGAATTATTACGAAAAGAAAAAGTAACACGATCAAAAGCACCAGCAGAACTACTTGTAGCAGTAAAAGAATAACTAAAGGACCTCTTAGTAGTTCCATAATACTCCTTTTCATATTCAGTAAAAGCTATCCATCCACTGTCTCCACCGGTGCTTGAAGTTGCTCGGCATTCTAGTACATATCCAGTTCCAATATGAGAATCTGAATATCGCAAGTTCCAAGTTACGGTTCCACTATATGTAATTTGAGTATTAGAACTTCTTGTACAATTACAAGTTATTTGATAAACTATATTAGGTCTATCATCAGTATAAGTATAATCTATTGTCGCCATAATTTCCTCCTTTTACGCTTAAGCAAAGCCAAAGTTCCTAGTTTTCATTGGCCAGACACCGAAGTTTCTGTAAATGTTTTTATATATAAATCGTAACCCACTTCGGTTTTTCCTTCAGTTGCTTTTCGATACTCTAAAGAATTACCAAAAAGGATATTCCGTTGAGCAAAAAAGTTTCCATTTGAAGTAATTTTGTTATCTTCTACTGAAAGCTCTCCAGTGATAATGTCCGGTTTCTCACCACTGGTGATTGTCTTTAGTGAAACTTTATCTTTAGAAAAAGAAAGATAACTCTTTTGAGAAGAAAACTCGTTATCTAATACTGTAAAGCATGAAATCCCATCCTTAGATAATAGAATTCTATCTATTTCTTTTTCTTCTTTCTTTGTATCTACTCTAAAAGTATCTCCTGAAAAATCAATAGTATTATCAAATATTGTAATGAACTCTTTTTGAGGAGTGACAAATCCAGTTTTACTTATTTGATAAAGAGTCTTTTCTATAAATTCATAATAGCTTGAAATTTCAGCCTCTTTTGGAATTTCAACCATAGAGTAAGTTTCATCTGGATTCTTTTTATAATATTTTTTAGTTGTATCTATTTTAGTATCAGTAGTTGGTCTATAATCTTTTTCTTCTTTGAAAATAATTCCTTTAGAAGTATTATAAATATTAAGCGCACTGCTATCTCCATCTTCACTAGTGCCAGCCCAGCCATGAATACTAGCCGTATATATATCAGCACCGTAAATTTTACTACCTTCTATTTTACTATTTGAAAAGACGCTATCAGTAAAGGTGCCAGCTTTAGCATATAAGTTACCTTTATCTGTAACTTGGAAAGGAGCCTGTTGGACACTTAATTTATCTTCGCCTGTAGACCCTGCCCAAAATACAATTTTTTGAGAATTGTCTTTATCTTTGAAAAGATTTTCATCGACATTATATCCATCAATTGTATTTACTCCAGCATAAGTTGGAGAATTATCACTTTTAACTTTTGTGGTTAGAGTACCATTTAGATAAACATTATCACCATAAAGACCATAACCAGGTTTTCCAGTTATCGGATATAAGTCTCCAATAAAAAGGTTTGGCTTATTAGGATATTCTACAATAGTTTGAGTCTCGCCACTATTGATAGTTTTAGTAACAACAGTTGGAAGAGTGACAGTTAGACCCCCTCTAAAGAGATGGCAATCTTCATTCTTTCCGACTGTTCCATCCTGTAATTGTTCAGCTCTAAGAGAATTTACTCCAATTAGTAAATTATCAGTCAAGTTAATTTTCCCATCTACTAAGCTATTATTATATAATTTTATTATAGAGACAGTTTTGTCTTTTTCAAACTTGACTCTACTAATAGTTACTCTAGTCTGCTCAATAGTGGTAACATCGCCTTCCTGACCATTGACTACAACATGGTCTCCGATCTTAAGCCCAGTTTCTTCAATAATAAAAACTGTTTCTGTATCTGTACTTGATATACTAGTACCAGAATAAGATGGCTTGAAGAACATAATTCCGCCTGCGCCCTGAACGGTAGAATTTTTGAACACTACATTCTCAATAGTACCGCCTTGCGCGATTACATTATTGAAAATAGCTTTGTCTTTATCAATTGTCCATAGAGAAGACTTGATTGTTGGATTGGTTTGGTCTCCAAAAATTTTTATATCTCCAAATTCAAGAACTCCGCTAGTTCTCAATTTTACATCTTTGGCGCTGAGAACTACTCCATCATGTAGGGTCGGATTTTGAAGATAGGCAATTGTTCCATCTGCCCCTTTGAATGAAATTTGGTCTTTTACTTCCGCGCCATTACCTAATTCAATATTTTCAGCAGTAATCTTTCCATTAGTTCCATCTAAAACAATATAAGATTTTTCATCGTCTCCTTTTTTGATGGAACTTAGTTTATCATTTGAAATTTCGAAGCCACCAATAGTACCACTCTGAGCAGTAATACTTCCTGTGAAAACACCAGTCGCACCTTGTAGCTCACCAGAGAAAATTCCTGTTGCACCTTTTAACTCACCAGAAAATGACCCGTTTGCGCCTTCCAAAGTGCCTGAAAAAATCGTTTTACGAACAACTTCATAAATCTCTATATCGCTTGGGAATTTTGTCGACTCTCCTTTTTCCCAAACAGTATATACGTCAGTATCTTTATTATAAGTATAATAGGTTTTTCCTTCCTGGGGAGTAATATCAGTTGTTTTCTCATAAAAAGCTTTATTGGCTGAAAACACCTCAGTATTTCCGTCTAAGATTGAAAGAATACCATTGTTCCTAATTTCGATTCCACGGGAAGAGAGAACTACATCATTACTAAAGAGTCTATTATCTTCAATAGTAAAACCGCCAATGGTGCTTCCACTAAAATTCCCTTGGGTAGCTTCTACTGTTCCATCATTATAAACAATGAAGTTATTATTAGAGTTGAAAACTTGATATCTGTCTTTTCCAGTTTCAAGAACTCCAATAGAAACTGTATCAGAAATTCGTAACTTATCTCTTAGCCAGAGCTGACCGCTATCATCAGTTTCCATAGTGGTCGCGCCGGTATCATCTTTCAGTTGAAGGCCATAGACTACCTTATTATCTTTGGTAGTTATCTGACCAATTCTAATTTTATCAATTACTTTACCCTTTATAGTTTTACTAACGCATATATCTTTTTCGGTTGAAATTTCAATCTGTTGGTTCTTATCGGCACTTCTGTTTTTTAGGAAAAATCCCTTCCAAGTCATTCCAAAAAGAGCGTCGTGCCAAATTTTATCTTCACCGACTATCGTTTTGCCATCAACAGTAATTTCTTTTTGAGGATTATAAGGGTCATCTGCTGTTCCTTTTATTCCATATACGCCATACTGATCAAAACGAACAAAATTATTAGTAATAATACCTTTAAGGACTTCTTGATTAGTCGCTTCATCCATCTCTCGAGTGGCGTCATAGGCATTGATACCATATTTGTCCCATCTGAATGAGGCGTGCGCACCATCATAGATTGCGATGTTATTGGTATTGATAGAACCCGAAGTTAGATATTGAGTCGCTACACCTTCGCCGCGAACAGCGTTCTTCCAAGTAACCCCACCATCAGTAGATATAAAAAGCCCACCAGAGGTAAGTTTCGTTCGTTTTGAGGGATCACGCTTGTCAGTCAAAGTTAAACCAGTAGAATCCTGGAAAATTTCTTCATTTTGAGATTTGAAGACTAGTTCATTATTTATATTGATACTATTCTGAAGAGTTTCAGTATTGATAACTCCCTTTCCTTCAACGATACTTGAAGCACGATTATACTCGCCAGTAGAATATTGTAGGGATTGGGTCGTAGCAGTTATACGCTGGAATAAATCTTCAAATTGAGTTTTATAGTTCTGAATTGTAAAGGTATCCTTTTCAGGACTGTCAAACCAAGAAGTGGATTCACTTATCAGAACTTTTTCATGATAAGGAGTCTTCCAAGCATCTTTTCCTTTTATATATCCAAAGAACTCTTTATCTTCAATAAAGGAAATATCTCCAACATTGAATTTTTTGCCTTTATACTCATCAAGAGCATTCAGCCGAATTACGGAAATGTTATAAGAAATTTTCGGACGAGAACTAGTATATGCTACGCTACGAGCGTCTAAGTAATAAAGATTTGGGTCGATATAGTCTTGAGAAGTCCAAGAGCCTTCTTGGATGAAACGAGAGAACTTTTGGTAGAAAGCATTTTCGAGAGCTTTTTTCTCTTCAACTATTTTCTCATTCTCTTTCTCTGCTTCAGTAATCAATTTTGTCAAAGCATTAACGCTACTGTCTAAAAGGGCTAAAGACTCTCGATAACTCTCTAAATTATTCTGAGTAGTAATTAGAGTTGTATAATAATTTTTAGCTTCTGAAAAATCTGGTTTTTTGCTAAGAAAATCTAGAATTTTTTTCTCATCATATGGGAAGATATTTGCTAATTTACTCAAATTATCCTTCAAAGTAGTTATTTGCTCTTCAGCAGAAGTGACATACTGGTCATAAACAGTATATAGACTCTTTTGCTTTGTTAATTCAGTCTTTTTTGCCTCAATTAGCTTAGCTCTTTCTAAATAGGCTTCATTCTTCTTTTTTAGTTCAATATAAAAACCGGATTGGCCATTATTATTAGGAGAATATAAGTATTTATTGAGCTCTCCAGAATTTAAAAGTCCTTGAGAAATATAATATCCAAAATCTAGAATATAGTTTTCCCCGTTCTCGTTTAAGTCGGCATCAGCAATTCGACACATACCATTCTCAGCATATTCACTCGTATTCGGCGCGACTACTACTTTTGTTGTGAGCTGATTACTATCGATAGAACGAGAAATTGTCTTTAGGTCAATTCCATAAACGAAACCATAACCAAGGTCTTCGCCAATTTCCTCTTTGAAATAAACTGTCTTTTTAGGCACTCCATTTTCATAGATAATTCTTCCAGTATCTTCATTATGCTCAATTTTGAACCGTACCCAACATTGAAAAATTTCAGCAATATTTTGAAGAATATTGAAACGGTTTGAATTCTTCGCAGTAATACTTCTAATTTTTTCATAAAGAACATGACTAGAATTCGGTTCTCCGTAATATTCAATAAATTGGGTTTGTTTTTCTAATCCATAATAAATATACTTTATATCTTCTTCTTTCTTATAGGCATCATTTGGGTAAAAATACTTATAATAAGTTTTTCCTACTGATTGAGAATCTAAATCACCAAGATGAATTACCCGTCCATTCAGCCCCTCTACTCTTTGATATAACTGAATTTCTTTTATCCAGCATTTAGGCAAAGTAATAAAAATACCAGGGCGGGCTGTTGAAGAGTTTGAATTATATATTGCTGGATAACCGGCAGTTATTTCTTTTCGAGGAATAGAACTGGTTATTTTTATTTCAAACTCAATTACTTTTTCGCCTTGTTCAAAAATTTGAACTCCGCTATCTCTAGCCTCTTTGAAATCAGTCGTTAGCTCAAAATATCCCCATTTATTTTCCTCATTTTGGGTATAAATAAAATAGGTTTTTCCTTCTTTCTTCTCGGTGTCGGTAGTGGAATAATAAGTATCTACAATAGTAGGAGTTGTTTGCGAACAGTAACTTCCTGTTTCATTGTGCGCCGGTACTCCCACAGTAGCAACAGTTTTAAAGTAATCTAAAATCTTAAGTTCTATTCCTTCTGGAGAGATTAGGTCAGAACTCAAGCTTTTGTTTGTTTCATTATAAGAGTATGCTTGTAATCTTACTATATATCTCTGTCCTGCTTGAAGTCCTTCTCCTAAATAACCAGCGTTATCTTGAAGTCCGCTATTGAATAAAGATAACTTTCCACCTGGAGCTTTTATATAAGTAGAAGATGAATAAGAATCAGTAATTTCTGTCCCAAAAAATGGAGGATAAAGCTCCCATCCTAGTCCTTCGCCTCCACGCCATCCGTTGGTATCAACGAATTCTTTAGAGTTAGAAATTAGATTCAAAACAACAGTGGGGTCTTTATACTCAACAGTTGAATAACCTAAGACTTTGTTGTTGCTCTGGTCTTTATAGACATAACAATTTCTATTTAGAGCGTTATTGAATTCTTGGAGTTGCTTACGAACTAGGCGTTTTCCTCTATAATCAGAAAATACGATTCCCATATTTCTATCAAGGAGGGTTTCAAAAACGCTCCAATCCATTTCTACAGAGTAGCAGTTATTTTCTTTTAGAAGCTGGCTATTACTTTCTGTCTCATAGGAAGTATTATAAATAAATTGAATGTAACTCTTTTTTTCTTGAACAACAGAGTAAAAGAGATAAATAACGCTTCCTCCAAGAATTGTCTTGATGGTACCATTTTTATCTTTTGCGTCTAAATTTTGAGTAAGCGTGGCACGATAAAGAGGCTCCTCAACAGTCTGTAAAATATGGTCACTATTATCAGTATCAACAACCCAGTCAGTCCCTTCAAGAACTTTCTTGGCTAGCTCCTGCGCGGTTCCTTGATTGTTATTGAGTTTCTGGTCAAATTCTAAACTGAAACCTGTTTTACTTAGTTCATTGATATAAAGGTCTTCGCAGGTATAAGTAATTGTTTTACCGTTACTATCTTCTTGAACACCCTTGATAACGAAATCATACCATTGGTCTTCCCACTTACATTTTACTTTTCTTTCATTTACCAAAAGAGAAGTAAAAGGATTTTGAATTCTCTTTCCAGTTTCATTATCAATATATGTATAGTATAATTTGAAAGTTAGCTTATTTGTACCATTGACATTTCTCACTAGTTTTGGTTCAAGGGCCCGGGCCTGTGATGTCATGGTATCTGAGCCAATTATACAAACCTTTTCTTCTTCATAATGTTCGGGAACTATACTTTGTCCTTCTCCAGTTTGAGGGACTAATCTGTCTTCCCATAGGCTTATCTCATATTTATTTTTTTTCATAATAAGCCTCCTTAATAGTAAATATAATCATACACAATTTCTGTAGGGGTTGCACCGATTGCGCTAATCTGATAACCTTCCTCTCTAGGAGGAATTTTGAAGAAGTCTCCTTGAGTAATATTCTCATTATAAAGAGTTCCAGTAAGACCTTCTGCATTGAATCCTTCTATTAGATTTGTTTTAGTATTTATCTGAAATCCTGTGTCAGCACCTTTCTTACTAAAGCCCTTTAGATTTAAAAAAGCTTCTACTTTCCCAACATTTTCTTTACCTAATATTATTTTTATATCACCAATAGAAGTATTATTAACAGGAAAACTAAATTTTAGAATAAAATCAGCCTCTAAGTCTCCGGCATTATATACAGGAGTTGAACCATTATTTGAAACTGTATCATAAGTTCCTTTTTCTGTTTTCATTCCAGAAGCCTCTTTCCATTCATCCTTATTTTTATCACTATATTCATTCAAAAATTTATAAATGCTTTTTGCAAAAGGATAATAAGCCGTAAAAGTCAGCGTCCCTTCTCCCTTATAAGTTCGAACTTCTCCCTCTCTCCCAAAGCAGATATACTTCAATTGCGGTTTACCAGATTTTACCATATAGTACTTGTAAGGTCTTTCATCAAAAATTAATTTTCCAAGCTCTTTTGTTCCAAAAACCTGCTGTAATTCTCGGAGCTGTTTCTCAGTCAGCTCATCAAAAGCAATATTTATACTAAACTGTCTTTGAGTATAATCACTCCCAAAATAGTAAAAACCGTCCCCTCCAGGAACCTGTACGGTTTTGTCTTGAGTGGTAGGAACTAAGTCTTCATTATACCTACTACCATCGCTTACCCGCACAATTCCTAATTCTTCGGAACGGTGTTCATTAAAAGAAAAACCAATAAAATCTCCTTTTAACGCAATAGCCATAATGGTTTCCTCCTTTCCTCAAATTTCTCTAAGGATAAGTGAAGAAACCATTATGGCTTTATAATTATCTGATGAAATTCACCAAATTTACATTGCGATACATGGCACTATCTGTTAGCTCTTGTTTTATCTTTTTACTTAGGTTTTCAACATCATAGTCATTACTTATCTCATCAACATTTATATCAATATTGAAATACATATCACCAACAGATTGAGTATTATTCTGCAAGCCTTTTCGGTCCATAATAGAACTCAGAATATCTTTTAGCGCAATGAAGTTTTCAGTATCGCGCGCGTTCAAAATAAGTTCAGGATTAGATTTAGTTCCATCTAACCAGGCCGGGCCCGTGAAATCTGCGATACCACCAGTCTTATAGGGAGTCAGGTCTTTCTTGCGGAACCAACCAGTATAACCACCACTAACGCCATGATAACGAGTCAAATAATATCCATTATTTTCATCTAGAATAGTATAGATGGGGTCGTTTTTATAATATTGACTACCTCCGCCACCACCATAAGAGTCGGCGTAAATAATTGCATTGGGGTCAGCTTTAACTCTACTACCAATTGAAAAAGCACCGCTACCACCCGAGCCACTACTAGAACCTCCTCCACTTGGAGTGGGGGCTTTAGTCATTCCAGAGTATGTAAAACCACCAATTTTTGAGTCATAATCAACTCCATTATAAATATTCCCTTTACTATCAACCCAATTAGAACCATTATAGTGAAGGCTTATGCCATTGGAAGTAACCAAATTTTTATCAATTTCTTTAGCCTTATACATATTCCAATTAGCATATCCATGACTTGCCGCGAGAATTGCTTTTGAAATTTCTTCTTGCCAATTGAGCTGACCGAACTTACTCATGCCCTTCCAACCTTCATCTTTTTTCAAAAGCTCCCAAACTTGAGAGGCAAGATTTATTTCTCCACTTTCGGTAAAGGCGCTAGTCAATAAATCATAGGTCTGGTTCCAGAAATCTCCATTCTTTGAAGCATAGTCGAGCTGTTTTTGCATCAAATCAATTTGACGCTCCCGCGCCGTTTGAGCATCGTCATTTTGTTGGGTTAGACGTTCTAACTGCTGGTCAATTAGATTGTCTTCATAGTTTTGACGGTCATCAGCGAGCTCTTCTTCGAGTTGCTTTATTTCCAAAAGATTCCCATTTGAGGTATCCTGGCGTAGATAAGCTAAGCGAGCCTCTTTTTCATTTATGTCTTCTTCAGTTTTTGTATTATCTCTGATTTGACGCTGAAGATCAATTGAACGTTGGATTGAATCCAAGATTTTAGAATTGGAATCGTTTATTTTGTCTGAAAGATCTTGATAGTCATCAATTAGTTGCTGTTGTTGATTTACAATTGCGTCATAGACTTTCTGCTCAAAATCAAGATAATCCTGCATACCTTCTTTTTGAAGTTCGGTTACCTTATCTTTGAAATCTTCAATTTGAGTGTCGATATCTTCAATTTGACCTTGAAGTTCTTCTAGGCGACTAATATAAGCTTCAATAGCACTACCTAAATTTTCATCTTTTACGGCGTCGATGGCATCCCAATCAATTTTGAGTAAGCCTGTATTGGGGTTATAGCTACCATATTTAGTAACACCCCAATCGGCAAAGGACTTTATGACTTCATTACCGTCACTATCTTGGCCTTTGTAAGTCTCGGAAGATAGAGCATTTAGTTGTGCGAGACGGCCTGCGCGCAGTTGATTTTGGAGAGCAATTTCTTTTTGAAGAGATTGAAGTTGAGCGTTATAATTTTTGCGAAGTTCTCGGAATGTAGAGCCACGACGTTCGAGTATGCGGTCATATTCCTTTTCGAGCTTTTCGCGCCGACGGAGGGCTTCGTTTATTTCTTCCGTTAGGTTATAAAGTTTATCGTAAGGATTCTCCCATGTAGATTCTTTCTTTTCGGATGATGAACCACCACTAGAACTGCTACCAGAACTACTTACTGAAGGAGCTACAAATTCATTATAAGGAGACCATGCTTTAGAAGCGGAAACAGCAGTAATAGCTTTAGTTCTAACTAATTTTCCACCTTTTCCAACGTGCCAGCCTTGTGCCAAAAGACCTTCCATAGATTTGGCAGAAATATATCTTCCTCCAGAATCAAACTCCTCTTCTTCATACTGGATATTTATTTTTGTTCCAGTTAGCTCTTCAAGCATCTCTACGGCAGGAGCTAAAGCAGTTTGGACATCTTTTCCTGCATTATAAGCTTGTTGAGCAAGAAGAACTAATCCCGACTCCAATCCCTCTGTAGACAATTCCGTTCCTATCTCAATGGTTGGATCTAGCCCCTCTATCCAGTTGCTAAAATCATCAACGACATCTTCGCCATCTTTTATAAAGAAATCAAGTCCTTCTACCATTGAATCAAGTTTTATTTGCTTCATAGCTTTCCAAAGATTCTGAAAAGCTTGGGTTCCAACTTCTCCACCTTCAGCCAAATTATAAATATCCTGAGTATACTGTTGAATAAAATTATCAGTAATTAGTTTCTTGTCAACATTAAAAAGAGTGGAAAGGTCACTCTTGGCATTATCTAAAGCGGCGAAGAAGTCAGTTCCTGCACTTTCACCTTGAATTAAAACGTCTCGATAATCCCCGACTTTCTTTGCAGCTACTTTGTAATGATCAGTTAATTTTACTAGTTGGATGGCCTCATCTGCCAATTCTACATTTAATTCTTTAGAAGTATCATTGGCTTCAGCTTTTAGCTTATTATAAAGTTCCATTGCTCCAGTATTCTTAACTAACTGAGCTTCCATTATGTCCTGTTGTTCCTTTGTGGTTAAATTCCCAGTATAAGTTCCAAAATCACCAGTTAAGTCATATTGTCTTGATGCGTTATTAACAAGTTCTTTCCTTACTGCTTCTTCATTCTCTCCCAAGTTTTTATACATATTATAGGCATCAATAAGTTTTTTTGCAATACCTTCATCTGATAAATTTTCTACTGCGATTCCTAGAGTTCCGGCCATTTTCTTTAGTTCGGCAGACTCGAAACTTGTTCCTTCATACCCGTTTTCAGCAAGAGCAGCAAGGCTCTTCCCTAATTTGTCATTATTTTCAATTATTGTACCATATTTCTTTCCTTTCTCGACGCTATCTTGTAGATTTCCAACGATGTGCTCTCCAATCTGTGCGACTTTTTCATTTATCTGTCTTAGTAAATCATTATTATCTTTTCCAACATAAGTCCACTCATCAATTCCGGTCTGTAAGAAATCACTATCTGCGAAACCAGCACTTACTAGGCTTTCTTTATTACTAGAGCTAAAAGTTTTCTCTCCATTCTCAACCAGATTCCGGACTTCACCAAGCTTAGAAATTCTCTCATTCAAAGATTGGACTTGTTCCAAACTGGTAATATAAGGTTCAACAGCAGTGTTAGCAGCAGCCCAAAATTTTGCAATTTGACTCTCATCCATTCCAAGATTTTTCATGAAGTCTTTCGCGTCAAGAACTTGAACCGCGTCGGAAAGATCAATTGAGGAAAGGTAGTTATCCAGGCGTGCTCTATCCTCTTTCTTTACACCATCCAAAGCCTCACTATAAGCATCAAGATAGGCTCTTGCACTCGTTGTTGACATTTCTTCAACTTGAGAAGCAATATTTGAAAGATTATTTGCTGAAAATTGGTCTAAGAAAGAACCTATATATTTAGTGCCATATTCTCCAAATTTAGTTTCAATATCGTCGATATTCGCAGAAATAGCCTTAGTCCCACTTTTAGCCATATCAAAGACAGCTTGAATATTATCTAATCCTAAAATGTCTTGTATAATCTTAGCATCTTCATCACTAAAAATTTTTTCTTTGGCAGTATTCCAACCATTCTTGGTGCCAGTATAAGTTCCTTGAATTCTGTTCAGAAGTTCTTGCTGGTTAGGAGTAAGATTAGCTACCTGTTTAGTTATATTCTCTATTGCTACACCTTTTTCATAGTCTTTTAAAGCGTTTTTAATTTCCTCATCCTTCATGTTTGCTACGGCTTCTTTCCCAAAGACCTCTTCTGCTTTCGTTTTTCTTTGAGACGCCGAAAGAGAATTTACTGCTTTATTAGCTTCGGCATTGACTTTACTCTCATAGACATTTGAAGTTCTTGCTTCTTTATATGTAGTATTTACTTTACTCTTATTGCTTCCATTACCTTTCGTATCCTTGACTTCAACTTCATAAGTCATGTCTTTAAAAATTGTTTCTGCCAGATTTTGTAAAATACCTTCATTAGCTTTAGTTTGATATTTACTAATTAGACTACTAATTAAAGCAACGTTGGTGCTTTCTGTCTTCATTTTTTCTGCTTCTTGTTTACTTGCTTTTTCATCAGGAGTTAGTTCTTTATCACTTCTGATGCCTTTCTTAGTTAATTCTAATCGTTTATTATTCTCATTGATTTGTGCCATGGTCAACTGTTTATTAGTTGCTTCAACTCTTTCCGCCTGAGCCTCTAGAACGTCTGCCCAATTATCAATTTTCAATTGACCAGTTGCCTTATCTACTGATACTTCTAGCTCAGGGAATTCTTTTTGGAGGTTAATAACTTCATTATTAGCTTCAGCCAAAGCTTTTCGCCATTCAAGTGTTCCTTGAGTCAAAGTCTCAAGAGAAGTAGTAAGCTTATCAAACTCTGATTTTTTACTTAGTAAGTCATCATAAGCCTGATTCGCTCCTTCTGCCATTTCTTTTGCTTTTTCAGTTGCTTTAGAGGCTTTTTCAAGTTGAGCTTCGGGAGAGTTTTTCTTTATTAAACTAACTATAGCAACTACTGCTGCTACTATTGCAGCAAAAGCAGCTACATAAATATTTAAAGTCTTTGGAGCGACATCCAATACTCCAGAGAGCCAAGTTATTCCTTTTTCTACTACTGGCAATGCCATAGAAATTCCCATTAAAGCTGCTCCCACTGTTTGTAAAACTTTTCCAAACTCTTCAGCTCCTGGTATTACTGAAGAAATAACTCCACCAAGAATAGTAAATGACATACCTAAAGCTGTCCCTGTTTGAGACAAAGATTGCATTTTTTCTTGCTGAAGAGCAATTTGATTAGTGTAATCTTTAGTAATTTTAGCAGCTTCTTGTTCTTTTACTCCCCAAGTTACTAATTGATTCTGGAAGTCTTCGGCAGAAATCTTTCCTAATTTAAGCTGAGCACTTAAAGAATTTAATTCTGAAAAGTCTTTTCCCAAAAGCTTTTTATCAATTCCTTTACTTATGTCTCCTAAACCTGAATATACTTGATCTTGTAAGTTTCTTTCCATATCAGAAGAAAAAACTGAAAAGGACTGCCCGACTTTATTTAATGAATTACTAAAAGAGCTAACTAAAAAGTCCTTCTTACCCCCAACTCCGCCAGCGCTTTTCCATCCTTGTACCCAATTCTTAGCGCTGGTTTTGCCATTTTGAATGAAACTCCTGGTTTGAACTATACTATTAGCAGTTGTAGTTGAAGTTGAAGAACTATTAATATTTCCATTAAAAGCATCTATTTTTCGTTGAATAAAACCAGTTCTTAAAATTTTATCTATTATCGCGCCACCAGCTTTTAAACCAGCGAAAGCGGCGCCGAGAGTAACAACACTTTTAATTAGACCGTTACCACCAGAAATTCCATCAATAATTCCATTAATAGCTGTGAGGAGGTCTGTTAATAATGTAACTGCCGCTCCTATAATCTCATTATTAGCAAGTCCCATAGTAAATTGATCCCAGGCATTTTTTAATTTAGTGAGTTTTGCTGCAAGGGAATCAAGAGTCTTTTCAAATTGCCGTTGTCCAGAACCGGTACTATCATAAGCTGCATTGACTAATTCGGTAGTCTTCGCGTAGTCTTGCATAATAGCAATAAAACGAGATTGTTGACGAGAACCAGCAGCCTGAGTTGCAATATAACGCTGGGTAAGAATATCTAAATCATTCCAACGTTGAGATAAACGTAAAAATACTTGGTCTAAACCTTCATTACCAGCCAAAAATTCGTTCATAGAAATTCCAGCCGCACGAAGAGCCGTTTGAACTTTATTTACGTCAATAGTTTCTCCTTCTTCATCTTGACCAGTTAGCTGGCCTTCGGTATAAAGAGATTTAACTTCTGAAAAACGGCCAATAACCGTTTTAAGCATCGTACCGATAGTTTCCGCAGCTTCACGAGTCGTTTCAATACCTTGGGCCAGAAAAGCAGCCGTTGTTTCAAACTCCATATTAACGCTATGAGCAATTGAAGCCGTTTTAGTCATAGCAGTAGAAATTTCTTGGGTGTCAGAGGCTGTAATAGCTGCTAATTCAGAATAAACATCATTAATCCTTTTAGCAGAAGTTTCATCTAATTCCATATTGAAACCACGCAATGCAGCCGTCATAGCGTCTGTTGCATTTGCAGCATCCATACCAGCCACTGCAGCCATTTTAAGAGTTTCAGTTGCTAATTTCATAGACTTATCTAAGTCTAATCCTTGCTGAACATAAAGAGTAGTTGCGGCGTAAGTGTCTTTAATGGCCATGCCGAGTTCATTAGCTTGTTCAGTAAAACGGGGTAATTGCGCCCACATATCATTTACTGAAAAATCAGAAACTACTGCAATTTCAGTCATTGCGGCATCGAGTTCTTTTACTGTTTCAAAAGCACTTTGAATAGCCCTTCTAAATAATTGAATAGCACCAGTAACAGAAAAGAAATCCATCAATTGATATTTTAGTGTTGATAGATCTTGTGCGGCTCGTTCTGCTGCATCAAAATCATCAGCACTATCACGAACAGATTTTCCCATCTTTTCCAATTCTGGCTGGACTTCTCCAGTAGCTTTTTCTACTCCCTGAAGACTGTTTCTAAATTTCTCTAGAGCAGAAGTATTAAGATTATTTAACCAAGCTTCTATATCTTCCTTTTTGGTTAAATCTCCAATGTCTTCCATTGAGACTCCGGCTTGTTCTAGAGCTGTTTTTAGTTTTTTTAGAGCTGTAGTAGGATTATCTGTTTGTAATTTACCTATTTCTTCTTCTAGTTTAACGATTAAGTCATTCTGAGTTTTAATATCTTGATTTAACTGATTGAAATCTGATTTAGAAATATATTGCTGAATTCTTTGCTCCATCTCAGCAATTTCAATGGCGGTTTTTCCAGCTTCTTCTCTAATTTTATTTAAAGAAGTTACAGTACCATTTATATTAACTTCTGTGTCTCCAATCTTTTTTCCTTTTAAACCTTGCGCTTTATAAATAGATTGAACTGCTTCTTCTGTTTGCTTTTGTGCATCTAAAGTTTCTTGCAGTTTTGCTAATTGAGTATTTTTTCCTTTTAACCACCTGTCGTCTACTGGTTTTTTAGATGCAGCACTTTTTTTAGTTTGTTCTAACTGGGCTAAAGCTGATTTTGCTTGTTTTAGCCTGTTTTGTTTCTTTTCTAAATCTTCAAGACGTTTTGATTCTTGAGATAAGGTTTTTAAATATTTTTTTGTAGCTTCATTTAGTTTTTCAAGTCTTTCCTGTTCTCCCTTTGGAAGAATTTTTAACTTTCCTTCTTTAGAAGCTGTATCTAATTGTTGAATCTCTCTAACAAGTTTAGAGATATCTGTTTGGAGATTACCTACTTCTTTCTCCGCTTGTTTATAATCAGTTTTTCCTAATAGAGAAGGAGATTTATCAGTTAGTTCTTGTAATTTTTTTAATCTACTTTGAATATTATCAAAAACTTTACTAATCTTTTCGCTTGATAAATCAGAAAATTTTACTTGGTCAAACTCGCTTTGTAATTTTTCAATTTTCTTTTGAAAGTCATTTAAATCAGCTGATATACCAAGAGAGATATTGATTTTCTTATCTGCCATTCCTTTTCCTCCTAAAAAATAATCAGCATTAGCTAAAAACTAATGCTGACTACAGTTAGAAATCACTATCTATATCATTGTTCAAAAAGTAAAACTCACTAACATATGAATTTCCTCTTGACCCCACTGGAACGCCAACTCCTTTGAAATTGGCTACGACAGGTGTAGCTTGCGCGCCCAGCCTTATAGATAAGCCAGTCATCAATTTTAGCTTTGGGATTTTTATAAGCCCCGTAACTACCTGACCAGTAGTATCATCCTTTACTCTTGTTCTTCCTTCTAATTCAACAAAACCATTGAAAAGTCTATTGCCAATCTTTATGACCTTCGCGCCTTCTAGGTAATTATAAGTATAAGATACCACAACTTCTTTATAGGGCTCGCTAATTTCTATAACTTTTTCTTCTTTGGATAGAGGTAAAATTTTCTTTCCAGTTTCTTTTTCATAAATAAATAAATCTACCGGATTCTCCTTTAAGTGAATTTTATTCTCTTCATCACTTTCCAAAGTTTCTATTTTAGTTACTAATACCGGTTTTTCTTTCTCAATTTCAAAAAGTCTAGAATTAGTCATAAGCGCGAACTGGTCTTTTGAGAATATCCCCTGAGAAAAACTTAAGTCAATTTCTTTCGTGGCTTCCCAAAAGATATGAGGCCGATTGTCAAACCCGCCATTGGCGCTGACCCATCGCTTCATTTCATCAAGGCCAGCAATTTGAATTTTATCAAATTTTGCAAGGACTTCTTTTGCTTCAATGATTCTATTCCCAATCTCTATTGGATAAGTAGCTTTTAGATAACATTGTTCCAATTCTTTGAAAGAAAACTCGTTCATATTTCCTCCTAAAAAGAAAACGGAGAAGGTCCTCCCTCCTCCGTTTCAGTTTTATTCAATTATTCGCTAGCGGTCAAAGAATACTTGATAAGCTTCATCATAGGACCATTTGCAGGGCGTAGGACCTTTAGATTCATGCTGAAAGTAGAGGGATCGCCCTCAGCTTCCATGGTTAGAGTATTCTCAGAAGTTATCTTTGCTTTAGGAATTACTAACTGGAAGAACTCATCCTCTCCATTATCTTCACGACGAGCATAAGTATCACCAGTACAATAATAAGTACCAGGGAAGGTTTCCGGACTAATATCAATAGTAGCAGACTCTTTCACACTCATCTTACCAACAGCATAAGCATAGTCAGCAGGTGCACTGCCACTTGCAGTAGCAACTGTGCCATCTGCCTTATAATACTTTACATCAGTTAGAGCATACTTGGAGCCACGAATTTCAACCTTACAACTATCCGCTCCAGCCTCTAGTACATTAGCCTTAGAAACTGTACGCCAAATAGTCGCATTAGTGGTATCAATATCAGCCTCTCCAGTAGATTTTACGGAACCAAACATGATAGCCATAGACTTGGCGGAGAACAAAGCATCTTCTAGAGTTACATTAATTTCCTTACCATAGTCCCAAGTAATAAGTTCTGGATTTCCCTTTCCTCCACGGGCAGAAGTATTTTCAGCTGTCTGCTCGGTAGTAGAAACTTTTAGTGTATCAAGATATAAGACGGGAGCACCAGGCTTAGCATTACCGCTTTCATCTTTATCAATTTGATAAAAAGTAAAGTCGCAAACTTCCTTGATACCATAACGGTCTAGAATATTTATCGCCATTACCGTATTTCCTCCTATTTTTTATCAGAATTATGTATCCAATATTTTGGTTTTACATCTTTACTACTCGCTCCAGCTAATAAGCTTCTTATATCAACTTCATATTTTTCCTTTTCTTGATATACGCCTATCAACTTAGAAAAAGTAGCATAACTCAACTCTCCAACTGTAAGTGGAGTAATTCCAATACCCATACAACAAATTGAAATGAGTAAAGTATCAAGTGTTAGTCCTTCTTTTTTTGCTTTTATTTTATCACGATACCGCGCTTTTGCTTTCATTTTTTTTATCTTTGGATGCTCATTAGGATTTGGAGGATCAATACTGTCTTCTCCCACACTATTTCTGATAAGATTTTGAAAATCAAAAAAATTTTCACTGGTCAAAAACCGCAAATCGTCTAATGATTGCGCGCTCTCTAAGACTTTTTTCAAATCTCCAACTAAAATCTTTTTTTCTTCATAAATGAAAGAAACTGGTTCGTGAATAAAAAACTCAAAAGCTTTGATAGAAAGAGCTTCTACTTGTTTATTATTAAAAGAAGAATTCAAAAGATACTCTAATGGAGTTAGAACATTTGACAATTCCATTTTTTTCTCCATATACTCATCTTCAATTTCTTCTTGGGATAGGGTCAAAAGTTTTCGATAAACTAAAAAATTATCTTCTGTAATAACCTGGCGAATGGTAGGAGAATAAATCTTACAAATATTTTGAAAATTCGCTGGTTCATTTATCACAAAATGACAATCAATCATAAGCAGTCAAGTCAAAAGTCATTTCATAACAGGACATCTCATCAGTTAGAAAATTTATTTCAAAATCTCCTCCCCAAAGCTTACCCATTCCATCAATAACTTTTCCATTTAGACTTTTTTGAATCTCACCCATTATACTAAATGGACGAAGATTTGTCCCCTTTATTTTCCATTGAGTCAAAGGAACAAAAACTTCAATAGCTAAAACTATTCTTTGAAATTCAATATTAGAAGAAAGACGCGCGCCATCAACGACTCGTAATGAAATAAGACTCTTTGCATCTTCCTTCGGCCCCATTCTAGGGACTATTTTTATAAGTTTATCAAAAACTTCATTTGTAATTTGGTCTTGTGTAAGATCTTTTTTCTCTAAAGGAGCCTTATCACTATAATATAATAACTTTAGCAAATTTTGATTAGTTGTTAATCTAACCATTATTTTCTGAAGAAAAGGTCCTAGCTCTTCAAGGTTTCTTACCATCAGTGTTTCCTCCTTGTAGCCAGAAGTAATCTTCTTCGTTATCATTTTCCTCCTTTTGAGGAGGAGGCGTCAGGTCAAATTCATAAACTGGATCAACACTTACATATTCTACGCCAGGCGAGGATTGAATATCATAACCAGTTACTCGATAGAATTCTCGATACGGTTCTTCACCTATAATAAAGTAATCATCTTTTTTTAGATACTGCGTCAAAGGCATTATGAAGAAACTTTCTTTGAGATTCTCGGCATAGATAGTATCCATACGACTACGAGACCTAATCTCATCTCTAAGCATATTATTTTCTTGACCATACATATATGCCCAACTTTCTTGCTTAGAGCCATCACGAGAATGCCAAATTAGATGATGCGTCATACGAAGCATTACATAGCGATTATAGCCACTGGCCTTTATCTCCTCAAGATAATAAACCATCCAAGGCTTGAGTTCATCGTTCTTATCCGGTATCATCAAAATTGTACCTGGCGCGAACTCAACATCAATTTTTACAAGCAAATAATGAAGAGTTTTGCTGTCATCCTGTTTATATCGTTCGAAACTTCCACTTATATACTCATTATTATATTCAAAATCTACTCGATAAATACTTTTTTGAAGATAGAGATCAAAATTCTGCTCGCGCTTACCTTGGATACGAGATTGGTAATCTAGTCCGTATCTATTTAAGCGCTTTTCATATATATCAAAATAACTCATCTGATTTTCCCAATAACGTCATACAGCTAAAAACCGTACTACGAAAATAATCATATCTGAGATAACGTAATGAAGAAATCTTGTAATACAGAATATAATAATTGATAGTTCGAGAAGCTTCTGGAACCCCTAATAATTCTGTTAGAATACTGTCCAGAAACTTCTCCCACTCACCTTTCTTTTCAAACTCACACAAAAGTCCGAAAAGTTTATTTTTTAATTTATTACTATATCCTTCAGTAAAATCAGACATCCTGATACTGCTCCGCAAGTAGTCTATATGAAAATGGTTTGCGCTTTGGCGCGCGATAGTAAACTCCTTCTAAACGATGGACTTTAGCCTCTTCTTTTCTTAGAAGTTCAGTAAATTTACCAATAAGATTAGCCTGAGAAAAGTCCCTTTCCTCATATAAAGGCTTTACATTTTCCCAAGTTAGAATGGTTCGATTCAACCATTCACATTTCATATAGCAGGCAATAATTTGGATTTCTTCATTATCCAATTCTTCAAAAAAGCATTGTTCGTCATGTTCAAGAGACTTGCGCGGGAACTTGAACCAAGGTAGCGCGCCGTCTAAGATAGTTAATAAGTCCTCTTCTACTTCTTCCTGTGTCCAGTTCAGCCACTCATCTTCGAGTAGTTTTGTCAGAAAAGCAGAATAAACTTTTTCTAAAGGCGTACCCATTTACTCCACCTTCCTTTTATATAGATTATATTTTCTGATATAAGAAGCTATTACAGAAAGACTAACTTGAAAGTGCTGAGCGCATTCTTTTTGAGTATGATTTTCAAAAAGATAATAGGTTTCAAAAGTTTCTTTATCAATTCTTTTGTGATTTCTGTGATGATATTGAACGGGAATATCATACCACTTTAACCATTTACTTACCGAATTTCGACTCATTTGTAAGATATTTCCAATTTCTTTCATAGTTTTATTTTTTTCACAATAAAGATAATAAAGCTCTTCCTTAGTAGGGGCGCCATTTACTAAAAGTGTATTACTTATTTGTTTCCTTTTTTCACTAGTAACTCTTCCCTGTCCTCCTCCTTTTTCTATGTTGTATCCATGAGGAGCGAGACAATTATTTAATTCAATTTCTTCTCTTTCTATTCTGTTCAATTGTGATAAAAGCTCTTCTTTACTTTCTGCCTCTATTTTATGCAAAACTATGTGTTGGAAATTATCCCATCCATATTTCTGTATAGCTTTCCAAAAAACAGGACTTGATTTATAATTTTCTCCATTACAAAAACGGTGTTCTAAAGAAGTGGTTGTTTGACCAATATATTTCTTGTTAGAAGGCGAAATATGACAATAAATATAGCCTGTCATTTATTAGCCCTCCTTATCCTCTCTATTCAACTTAATAGCGGTTAGAATATCCTTCCCACAAGCCTTCTTTATAGCATCGCACTTACCGAAATCTCCTAGCTCATTCTTGATAGCGAAATCAGCCAAGGCTAGCATCTGCTCATAGTTTAGAGTTTTTAGCTTGGCATCAAACTCAAACTGTGGCATAGCAGTCATCATCCGCTTCATATCATTATCACTCAAAACAATAATATTGACAGGTTCGGTAGCATCTTCAGGTTCAAGGCCTAGTTCCTTCTTTACCTCTAAGTCTTCAATATAAAGCATCCCAGTATCAATCATATACTTGAAGCCGTTATCATACATCATTTCTTCCAGAGTTTCTCTTTCGATAGGAATGCTAGCACCCTTATTGGGCCACTCGCGCTTAAAACGCAAGTCGGGAATGTTTACGCTAACAGGGCCTTGATGCTTACTAATTACTCTAATCTTCTCCATTTTAAATACTCCTTTTACTCCTAAAAATTTTTATATATAAATCGAGGGAGGGAGTCTGTCCCTCCCTCGAAGAGAATTAGAAACCGTAAGGATTCTCAAAAGTCTGGGTAATTCCAGTATTCTGATAAATACCCCAATTATGATGAGCTAGAATGGCGCAACCCATCTTTTTATAAGCATAAACTTCTAGAGAATTATCACGATTCTTGAAGTCATTGATTTGAGTATTGCCTTCTAGAACAACCTTTACTACCTTCTCTCCACCGGTGGGTAGAACATAAGCTAGCTGAGGATCAATCCAAGTCTTGGTATTGGTTTCATCAATAAAGGACTGAGGAATCTGAACAACAGGAGTCCCACGGAAGATATTGATGAATCCAGTATTGTGAATGGCATCGATATCCTGGGGATGATAAATACCATTAGTAGTGTTAGCAATGCCACTTACGATAGCATCTGCACCCATAGCACCAACGAACTCAGGAGGAGCAAAGATTACAGCGCCGTTACCATAAGCACGAACAACATTAACTAGTTTTACCATCTTCTCGGCCTCAAAGGTATTAGAAACTACCTTGTTAGCATCAGGACGAGCAGAAGCATTTACGGCAGCACGAAGAGCCTTATGGACCTCATAGAATACAGCGTCAGTTAGACCATCGGTTAGAACCTGCATAACCTCAGCCATAGTCTCAGCACCATCTAGCATACGCTCGAAGTCAATGGTGGCGCCTCCGCCGACAGCATGACCAGCTAGCTCAAAGGTGTCACTATCTAGACGGAAGGTCTCATATACACCAGATAGACCAACCTGAGTTAGGAACTTCTTGGCACGCATCTTACCAATACGACGCTTGAAGATAGCCTTTTGACCTTGAGGAACAGTCTGAACCTCAGCGAACATACCGATGGCGTCAATTACCTTCTTGGGCATAACCTCATCAGCGGTCTTAATTACGATATCATAAATATCATAACGATTCTTCATAAACTGGTTTACGGAACCAGCTAGCTCCTTTAGACCATCTAGGAAAGCAGAATCCATATCTACATTCTGGTTAGCATAGGTGGCAGGAACAGTACCCTTAGCGCAATGAAGGGCAATTTCTTGTAGCTCTTTAATAGTCATTATAATTTACCCTCCTTTTATTAGTCAGCTAGCACTTGTAGCTTGATGCCCTTTTGGCCATCAGGCATAGTGTCAAAAGCAACAACCTTTAGCTTGGGGCCATAGGTACCCGCAGTAGCAGATAGCTTAGTAGCACCAGAAGCATCAGCCATACCATATACAGGCGTGGTGGCACAAGCCTTTAGAGCGTTAATTAGAGCTTCCTCAGTAGAAAATTCGCTACTATCATAGCAAACGCAATTGGTACGATACTTGTCACCAACAGATAGATAGCCTAGACGAGGGAGGAAGTCATCAGAACCATTTAGCTTGAAATTCTTTAGACCAGGAGTCCGCTCATCATACATATGCTCAGTAGAATAAACTAGAGCGATGGGTAGAGAGCCATCTTTAGGTAGCTTTACACAATGATTAGCATCATCAACAGCTAAAAGCATACCATTCTCAACAGGGATATTTGCGAAATCGGTAGCATTAGGAGCACACTGAGCCTCAATACGACCATCACGACGGAAGGCAACATTATTTAGCTCAACTTGACCATAGCCACTAATTACTAGTCTTTTTGTAGCCATTTTATTTCCTCCAATTACTTAACATATTTAGCTAAGACGGCATCTAGACCTTGTAGAGGCACGTCCTTAGGAATTAGACCTTGACGGTCGTTTTTAGAAAAAGCAGAAAAACCAGTCTTCTTCAACTCATAAGCTAGCTCCTTATCCAAATCAGATACAGAATAGTTAGCGCTATTTTCGCGATAAGTATTTAGAATCTCTTCACTTAGATGTCCTTCATACTCAGCGAATACAGCATCTTTCTGCTCTTTTTCAATCTGAGCTTTATACTCATTTAGAGAACTGTTTTCTTCTGTTAGTGTTTGGACCTGGGCCTGAGCCTCAGTATACTGAGCCTCAATACCAGCCTTCTCTGCTTGTAAAGTAGAAATCTCACTATTTAGTTCTTCAATTTTGGAACTAAAATTAGAATTTTCTTCTTTTAGAGTTTCAGCATTTGTCAAATCCTCATTTACAAGTTCATAGGTACCGCCATTCAATTGACGCAAAGTATCAACAGTCTGCTTTTCATTTTCGGTTACATCAATAATATAAACTTGGATACGTTCGCCTAGCTCAACACTATCAGTCTCATCATTCTTCGTATAATAAACTCGCTCATAGTTACCGCTCTCATAATTATAGGCTAGAGCATAGTCATCAAAAACTTCACAAATAGCATAGCTAACTGTCCAGTTTCCTTCCTCATTATACTCGGTGTTCAAGAGAGACCAAAGAGCATCATGCTTTTGGCCATCGGAAAGTTTGAAATTTATTTCCATAGTCTCTGTTCCTCCATTTTTAGTATAAATAGCTTCAATTTCTTGAATCTTCTTTATAACTTTATCAATACTAGTTTGAAGTTCGAAGAAGCTCGCGCCTTCAAAGCATGGCTCAACATCATCTCCTAAAACTTGGAGACCTAAAAAGCATCCTTCATCAAACACAATGAACTTTTGTCCATCGTAAATTGCCTGATGATATTTCAAAGATGGCTCATAAAGTTCCATTGATTGAGATTTTCCTACGATGTCTCCAGCTTCAGCATAAAGCGCAGTAAAAATTAGAACATCTGCGCAAGCGTAAGTTCTTTCTACTCCGTCTTCATCAAGATGAGGTTCCCAGCTGACATTGGGATTTTCGGGAACAATTCCATAAATTCTTCCCTCACTTCTTCGACTTCCATGGTCGGTGTAGTCATCATATTCATAGATGCCCTTGACCGGCGCGTAAGGAAGAGTTTTTAGAAGTTTTTCCGCAAACTCATCCGTTATATAAGTACCGTTTCTATTACCATATTTATAGAAAATTCGGCACCGCGCCTTCGATAATACATCATTATATTTTTCTATATTGCCATAAACAGCGACTGGAAACTCAAATTTATTCATCTATATTTAAGCCTCCTTGTTTGTCTTTTGATGCTTCTTGTTCAATAGTAGTTTGTGCCTTTTCTTCCGTTTTCATTTCTGGACGTCCGGGCTCTCCAGAGGTTCCACTTTGAGTGTAAGCTGAATTTAGAGGTACTAACTTTTCTTGAAGTTTTTCAACTTCATTTTCAAGTTCTTTCATGCTTAGGAGTTCTCGTTGATTTAAGTCCATAACGGCGCCCGGTAAGAAGAAACTATATCCACTTTGAGCTAATTTAAAAGCATCGGTTAAATAATCACTTTGGTTATAAATAGAAACCGGTAGAATTTTATAAGTAAATTTTATATTAGAATTTCCAAAAAGTTGGGTTAGAAGCTCACTAATAAATTTTGAAATTTTATTAGTAATTGGCATCATAAAACTTATATCATTTAGTATAGAAGTAGATAAAGCTTGAGAACCAGTCGGCGCGAAGAGCTGACCACTGACGCTAGCTTCGGCATAAACGTTTTGAAGCATCTTCTCTAGATTGTTTGAAACAGCATCAGATGAAGTTTTTGAAACAATACTATCTACATCAGCATAAGTAGTCAAAACGGAAAGGTTCTTATTTCCTTTCATCATACCCACAGCGCCAGTGTGCATTTCGAGAGCTTCATCTGGTTCAAAAAGAAGCGCCCCATCCTGCAAGTGAGGTATCTTCTGAATGAGAATCTTACGAATTTCTTCCAAGTCTCTTTCTCTTTCAGTATCTACTGCTTCATCATATTGAATTGTAGCAGGAATGACATTCAAAAAAGTCGGATTCCCCTCTTCAAGAATACTAAAGTAAAGAGTACTATCAGTAGATAATTTTATCCAAGAAGTCTTAGTTTTACCTTTTTGATATCGACGATAAAAACTTATAACTTCTTTGGGATAAATCTCTAAAACTTGATTTCGAGTATCTTCATCAGTAAAATGGTCAAAATAATTGACATTGAATTCAATAATATCTCTACCATAAATATCTCTAAATCTAGACTGACAGTAAGAGGCCGGTAAATCAATTAAAACGAAAGACCCCTTATCCAAAGATGAAATTAGTCCATAATATGCGCCATCAGTGAGGGCTCGCGTTGTAATTTTATTATATAAAATTGGTGGATTTATTTCATCTAAGTAATCCAAAGCTTTATAGTATCTTTTCTGAGTAGCTTTATCAGAAAGTTTCTTTCCAAAACTTACTTTTGGAATCAAAAGGCTCGCGCACTTTAGAAGATTAGCATAATAGAGGATAATAGCACGATATAGGCCATCTTTTAGGAAATAATTCCTTGAAAGTTCTCTTTGCTCTGATAAAGAGCCTGAATTGATAATATTATCAATTTCTTCAGGTTTGTAATCTTTTAGAGTGCGGGACTTAGAGCGCCAAGAAAGATAATCGTAGTCTCCATAAACTTCATCATTTTTAGAAACCATTCCACTTGATGCTCTTTTGAAGGAGGCAAGGTCAAAATTTCTTTTGAACTCGGTATTTTGTTGTTCCAAATTATGCCCCTCCCGTAAAGAATATTAGATTGCGTTTTCCGGCGCCCCGTTTTCGTTGTTTTTTCATTTGTGCTTCTTCAATTTCCTTAATGCGCCATAGGCCATAGGCAAAAGCATAATAACGGTCATCATGGAAACGTTTATTTATCGCTTCAAGGACTATATCCATACCTACATTTTTGACGCGAAGATTACCCATTTCTTCAAAAAGTTTTGTTGTCTGCTCATGAGGAAGTAGCCGTTGGACTCGCTCGCGCATTGTCATTTTTTGACCAGCTTTCGTTCCAAGAAGAGCATTGCGCGCCTCCTGCTCGCTAATCAAGAATCGAACTAATCCGCCATTCAAACGAGAATAGGCATTACCATTGATTTTTGATTTTAGAGGGCCATTTGCTTTCATAGAATATAAAATAGGAATAGAGTCTTTAGGTTGGATTTTTTTGTAATCATCGTTATTGAAAAAGCCGTATGCAGGAAGCTCACGACCTCGCGCGTCTGTATGGGTCTTGATGAGCTCGTCACATAGTCCTAAACCGAGGCCATTGGCATCGATAAGCACCTCGCGAGGGCTATATCTCTCAATCAAAAGTTTCAAATCAATTGCTTGTTGTGTAAAAGTTTTTGTTTCTGCTTGTCTTCCAAGAACTTCAATATTGACGAGAGTTGAGTAGTATTTGTCATTCTTGATGTTTACTCGAAAGATACAAGCAATTGTTGAGTCTTGTAAGCGTCCTACGTCTACACTGATAAAGTAGAAACAATTTTGCTGGTTTCTAAATTTCTGAGTAAATTCTGGATTTTTCTTTGTTCGATACTTAGAAAGTTTCTCAAAATCAAACCAAGATTCCTCACTTCCTCCAGCCCAAGTTCCCATGAACTCTGATGCGAATGTCATTTCATTATAGGCTGAAGACATCCTCAATTTCTCAACGTGCTTCTTATCAACTAGTCCATGCTGGGCAGGAATACGATAGTCTAGACCCATAACAAATGCTCTTTTTGGGTCAATTATTGCTTGTATCATTGTTTCTATTAGAAGTGAATAGGCATAAGAAGACTTCATACCTGCTGAAGTTCCGGCAATAACTTGCTGATTACAAACTTCATAAGGATTTACTAGACCATTTGCGTCACGCCGAGAAACGTTTAGTTGAGGAAGTATAACTTCGGAAATAATATCTCCATCAGCATCACGTACCTCGTCGAGGAATGTTGAGTGAAGTCTGAGACCACGTGATGAGTCCGTAGCGCCCTCGCAAGTAAATTTGGAACCATTCTTGAAATAAAGCTCGGCCACATCTTTTGAAAAGTTCATATGCGGTTTTCCCATATAAACCTCGAGTTCTTTCTCTAATAAAGGCCAAATCTTGATGATTTCTTCTACTTTTTGTCTCATAATTTTTACGCCCTGTGTCTTTACAGGAGCGACAATCGAGCATCTATGATTGGGGATAAAGACGCATTGGAGATAGAGTCCAAGGACGCTTAGAAATGATTTTGAAGCAGCGCGAGTTGCGGTAATATAGATTTGATTATAACGCATGAGCGCGCGCAGAAATAAGCGTTGATAAGGAAATAAATCAAACTGGGAGTCAATAGGTTTTATTATGTCTAAATAGATGTCAGGATAAACTGTATAAAGCTGAAGCTCCTCTTCCAAAAACTTCTCATTTCGCTCTAAGAAATCCTCAGTTATAACGACTCCTTTTTCTAATTCGACCCCTTCCCTAAAAAGACGATTTTGGGAGTTATAAATTGAAGTGGGGTCGCGCAAAGTAATTACAGCCATTAGAGAGTTCCTCCCGCATCGAACTCCTCACTTTCATCCTCTTTGAAAGCTTCGGACTCATAAACATCCGCATCGAAGTTATCTACTTGGAGGTCATAAAAGTTATCTGTTTGAGCAACATTCTGAAGAGCCTGAAGTCGCGCAGTCACCTCATCTCCAAGACCACCTTCATTTACATATAAACGCTGATTCCAAGCCTCAATATTTTTCAAAGTCTCATCAATAACATCTCTAGTAGTATTATCATAGAATTTGTTTTGGTGCCCGCGCTTTTCGAGCCAGAACATTAGTTCTCCAATACTATCAAAGTCAGTTGCATTTTTGACCGACTTAGGAGTAAAGTCTGCTGTCTTCACAATCTTATCATAAGATGAGAGGAATTTGTCGACGTCTTTGTCGCCAGCACGGATTCGTTTATCTATTTCTAACGAAAGTTTACAAAGCTTTTGAGCTTGGTCAATGGCTAGCGCGCCAGATACGTTTTGAGAAAGAAGCAAGCCTTTATAGAGGTCCTCTAAGTAATAAAGCTCGTCATCATCATAGTTGCCTCCCCAGCGTCGGCGCAATTCCTCAAAGTGCTTCTCCTTTACCAATGGAATCTCATCCTCAATAAGTCCAACCTTTTTGAGTTCGAGATATTGGGAGTTATAACTATCCCATCCTAAATTCTTATATTCTTCTGTTGCAAAGACTTTCGCATAAACGCCCCAAACAGTATCATCAGAATTCAAATCCCTCAATCTCTCAAACTCTTTCACGATGAAGGGGATATCTGCCCATTGACAGACTTTGTCGACCGCGCGCCAACTAAATTCATTCTGTTTGAGGTAATGAGTAATACAATCATTACAAATTGGAAGTACTCCATCTGGATAGAAAATCGAGTGGGTTTTTGTGAAATCTTCTTCTAGTTGTTGTTGCTTACAACGCGGGCATTCTTTTGTAAGAAATGAGCGCTTTTGTTTTGGTATATTTGGTTGTAGTGGCATTACTACTAATCCTCCTTTTATTTATTGACTTTTTTGAGGATTTTTATGAGTTCGCGCTGACGAGGCCGAGATAGCCCCGAAAATTTTTGGAGTAAATCACTAAATAAGTCTGAAAAATCACGGGTTTCGGATTTTTTAGGAGCTTCGTCATTGGGCGTAGTTGGCGCCGGCTCGTTCTTTTCCTCAACAAGCCGGACACCTAAAAACTTGCAGAGGCCCACAAACTCAATAGCCTCTAATCCTACCAGTAGCTCCATAAAAGTTTTTGTACGATTATTTTTATCCATAGTTTTCTCCTTTATACCAAAGGGGCTTCACGCCCTTCTCTTTTATATCGTAGTAGTCGGTCGCATTTCTTACACCGACAAGAATATCCATCACGAGAACTTTGTCTCCTCATAAAATACTTAGTATCCAAAAGTAGAGTTCTCCCACAATCCTTACAGCATTTGAAGTTTTCAGGGAAAAATAAATTTTCGGCGTGCTCACGATGGGTGGTGGCAGCCGCGCAAATTTTTGAGAGGGCTTTTTGGTGGAAAATGGTGGAGATATAGTTTGAGTTATAGGTTTTGTTGTATTTTTTATTGATGTACTCGACGATTGGCTGGTTTTGTTGGTGGGCCATTTTTAGTTGGAAGACATCTTCTTCGAGGGGAGTCAAATCAGCTAGGGATTTATACCATTCGAATGTTTCGAAGAGCGCGCGCAATGTACTTTCAAGAGGTAAGGAGTCGAGTCCTTCTTCTAGGGTGTCCCAAATTTTTACCAAAGCTTGGAGATGGGTTAGATCCTCAAAGTCAAAGTAGCGAGAGGAGCGAGGAGCCCAGATTTGGGCCGAAAGGGCGCGCTGGTCTTTTTCATTTTTTAGGTCTGAGGGAATTGGGAATCTTCCTTCGGGGAAAAGGAGTCGCGCCAAGTTTGAGGTTCCTTTGAGGCCGAGTGGATAGATGGGGATATCAGCATCAAAAGTTGGGGTTTCGAGCGGATTATAGGTATGGGGGATAAAGCGTTGGAGTTTTGTTTGGTAGAAGTCTTGGAGAGTGAATTGTTCGCGCCGTTTTTCGATTAGAAGGCGTTTTTGTTTTAGGTAAGAGTAGGGATTTAGGAGTTTTGATTTTTCTTCAAGGTTTTGGAGTTCGGAAGGCGTAAACTGGGCGCGGAGGTCTTCGCGCACGTGATCTTTTTTACCTGTTCGGACTTCGTAGGTAGAGAGTTGGAAATCGATTTCGTCGATTTCGCGCCAGAGAGGCTCCAATAATGCTAAAATGTGGGGCGGGGCGTTTTTGCGCGCGAGTTGGCGTGAAAATTTTTGTTTTGAAGTTTTGGTTGGGGTGTCACTTATGGGGCGGATTGAGTCTTCGTTGAAGGCGGGGCTTTCACGTAGCTCGTCGAGAGATATAATTGGACGAGATGACCAGGTAGACTTTAGTTCGATATTCGCGCTTTTGTCTGAAGAAATACCCTCGGAGTTTTTGCCCCAGAGCAGATAGTCTGCGATTTTTTCGAGTTCAGAATTTGTAAGGGGTTTTTCTGTGTCGAAGTTTTGGATATATGTTTGGACATATTCAGCGCGGGCTTCATCACTTGAAAGTGAGAAGTCGAGATTTAGACGATTCATTAATACGCTCCTTATATATAAGCCAAGACATAGTTGGCTCTTAGTTTCTATCTTTATTATATCATAGGAGAAAGGTCAGAGTCAAATTTCGAGTAGTAAAATTTATAATTTTTGTTTTGATTTTTTTATCTCGGTGAGAAAATGTTCCAGACCCAAACCGGGCGAGGGTATGGCAAAATGCACAATTTTAGAAAATACCCCCGGCTATTTCTTGTGCATATTTTAGCTTGAAATCGTCTGAAAAAGTGTTGACATTCGGGGCGGGATGTGGTAGTATAATAGACACAAGGGAACAACAAAAGCGGAGCGGGCCGGCAGCTTTAGAGCGGTGTGTATCTTGACAACTGAAACCACAAAATTAAAAGAAAGGAATTTTTGCTATGAAAGACTTCGTTATTCTGACTAAAGAGGACGCAGTGCGCGCGCTGGATTCCGCACGCTACAATCCCGCTATTGATAGCGGTTATTTTGGACGTATCACTGAAAACCAGTGTGCAAGACCAAAGAGCCGTAAAAAGTGCGTCAGCTCCGCCGGACAAGCTGATGTTCATATCAAATACAATGGGCGTTATGTTCCGGCAGAAGTAAAGACTAACGGCGGGCGTGTCGACAGTCTCATTGACGGCTCGAATAAAAGTAGGTTCGTCATCTATGTTATGGAATATGTCCAGCGCCACAAGGCCGGGAAAAAGACTGAAGCGTGGGAAGAGCGGCGCTCTATCGGCCCGCTTATTATTCCGACGGCTTTATTCCTAAATTGCCTCCAGGAAGTAAACGCTATAAAGACCGTGAATAAACATGGCGAATATGACGGGCTGGGAATCCAGGTTAGCTCTAAAAAGCTATACCAGCGGTTGTTGCAATGGCCTGTTGAGTACGACCGCACAAGGGACTACACAAGCGCAGACTTTGACGGGCTGACTCTGTAAGTATAAACCAATAGGGCTGGGCTTAACAAGCCCAGCCCACCAGAGAAAAGGAGAAAGACTATGACTATCGACCTCGTGAAGAAGAATCTTAACCGCTATCTGAACTATGCGAAAGCCCCGGACAACGGTTTCCAAGCCAGAGATTGCTATAATGTAGCTTTCGGCATGGCACACATGGCAGCAAATATCGCCTATGAGCGGGGCAACGGGGAGCTGGGTAAAGAGATTGAAATGCTGTGGGATAACACCTACAGAGACCTGTTCCTGCAAGCCTACTATGAAGAGCTGACCAACCAATAAAAAGAACGCTGACCTACCGGCGAGACGGGGAGAAAGGAAACACTATGAACTATCGTCTTATCGTTCGCTATGAGGATACCGGCGTTACCACCATTCAGCAATTCGCAGACCTGCGTACAATCAGCACTGTCACCCGCTATCTGGTCAACGCCATAGAGAACGGCGCCCGACTTGCTTATGAAATCCAGCAGCGGAGCTACTTTAGAGGGATTGAAACCATTGACTATTGTGGCGATGTAGGCCAGCGGAAAAACGCCAACTGGGACTAATAAATAGTGTATATAATTGAAAAGGGGAGAAATTCCCCTTTTCTTTTTCCGAAAAAGTCTGTGAAAGATTTCACGAAAAATTTAGACGAAGTAGTCTCGAAGATTGTGAAAGATTTCACAAAAAATTTAGACGAACGGTGCTTGTGAATATTTTCACAAAAATTTAGACGAATGTCGTCTGAAAAATATTTTTCTTGACTTTTTCCGAAATTTGGTGTATACTTTAGGTATACTAAAAAAGAAAAGAGGTTTCTAAAATGGTTGTTATCGCTGTGCTATGTATTCTGTGCGCTGGGCTTGCGTGCGCTGGTATGTCTTTTGTAGGCGCGTGTTCTTTTGTAAAAAGCCACGATTGGCATTACGCTGTGGGGGCTGGACTGTATGCGCTGGGAGCTATATTTTTTATCGGCTGGGTTTTTTCTATGAGCTGGTAAAGAAAGGAGAAAACTATGAAATTTTTTAAGAGAATTAAAACTTATTTTTTTCTGAAAAAACTTGGAATTAATCACCCTTGGAAAGCAAGTGGAGATAAAAGTTTCATTACTTTCGGTTGAAAAGATAGCGCTTCGGCGCTATTTTTTCAGAAAAGAAAATTTAGACGACGTTCGTCTAAAAAATATTTCTCTTGACTTTTTAGAAAATATCTGTTATAATAAAACCATCAAAAGAAAGGAAGTAAAACTAAAATGAAAATTGTCATCATCCTCTACATTATCGGAATCATTACTTACTGGCTTGGCGTTTTCAATATGACCTCTACCGCAAAGAGAAACTGGAACGATATTGATGAAAGTCTCAAGGCCAATGCGAAAAAGCGGTCAAAAGCATCTTGCCGTCTTACCTTGATTACATGGTCGCTTATTCCGGTACTAAATTTCGTTATGGGATTTCTGTATATTTCTAATCCGCTCTATTTCTTGGAGAAGAAGTAAAAAAGAAAGGCAGTAGAGAAATCTACTGTCTTTTTTCTAAGAAAAATAATTAGACGAAATTCGTCTAAAAAATATTTTTCCCAAAAAAGTATTGACAATTCAAATTTTATATGATATACTTTAGTTACAGTAAAGGAAGAAAGAACTTCCTAAAAGAAAGGAATAAAAACTATGAAAAATATCAAGACTACCACTATCATCAATAGCGCCGGTGCTATCTATCTTCGGAACACTATCCGTAAGGCTCTGAATTTAGATAGCGGTGATAGGCTAAGCTTGGAAGTCGTTGACGGCGCACTCATTATTAAGCCCTACTTTGATATTGTCGATTGGGCAATTACATATCTTGCCCTATACGATGCAGAATTTTCTATGTCTTATAAAGTAGGTCGAGACCGTTCAACGGGCATTACTACAGTGATTCTTCCAGATGGAAAAGTTGGTGTTGCACAATGTAGTCCGAATGATAAATTTGACTACAACGTAGGAGCGGCTATCGCACTGGCCCGCGCTTTGGGCGAAGATAGGGAAATTCCCAAAGAAGTTTTTGAGTAAAAAGGAAAGGGAGAAGAAATTCTCCCTTTTCTTTTCGGAAAAAATAATTAGACGAATATCGTCTAAAAAAATTTTTTAGAAAAATTTTTGAAAAAAGTATTGACAAATAAGAAAAATCGTGTTATACTTTAGTTACAAAATAAGAAAGGAAGTAATAAAAATGGTAGCTTTGATGAGGTATGAATGTGGTCTAAAATTTACTGGGTGTGTTTTTGAGAATATGGACATCGCGCAGAAGTGGTTAGAAGAAAATGGTTGGTTTAATCCTCGTGCTTATGAGCTTGTCCCTGTTGCTTTTTACACAAAAGACGGTGAAGTCAAATAAAAAAATGTAAAATGTGAAAAATAATTTGCCGAAATTTTTTAAAGAGTAAAAGATGGGAGAAATCCCATCTTTT